TGGTGCAGAACCAAAAAGCGAGAAAAATTATCGAAAATTTCATCAGCCAAATTGAGAGTTGACAATGAACGTAGCCCTGCTTAGGGCCAACAGCCAGCAAGGTCGCGCTTATAAGCCCCGCCAAGCCCACGGTCAAGAGGTTTTTTCTGTTAATTTTGAGGTTCATAGAGGAGATAGCTTTCGGAACAAAGATCACAAAAGATATGCCAAGCAGGAATCAAATGAATCCTGCCATCATCAGGAGCTTTAAACCAAGCATTATTAAAAATACTGCCAATTGCAGGGCTTCTTTCTTTGACGCACCTATCTAATTCATCTTCATCAAGCAAAGTAAACATCAAAACAATATTTTTAATCTGGAGCCAGTAGCGATCTACAGTTGCCCAGTAACTTTCTTTTGAATCAGGATAAATGTAATTACTAAAATCAATTTGAGCTTCAACTACCTTATGTTGAAAGTTCTCTTGATCTTGCGGGGCAACGCCAATGTAGCTCATATTATTTATTCTACAACGCCATCATTAAAGTGACCAATATACAAAACACCAAAAGAACGCCCATTGAGATCATCATAAGCGAACATAAGATCAAACCCAAGCGCATAATCTTTGCAGATCAACTCAATATATTTATAATGAGAAGGACTATATGCACTACCATCAATATTAAGGTTAGTATTCAAAAAACTTTGAAATTCAATAGCAGTTTTGGTTTTTCCTTTTTCAGGTTTTCCAATGACAATAACTTGCGTACTCATATATTATTCCACTACACCATCGTTAAAGTTACCAATATATAACCGCCCATCACTACGATCATTTGGATCGTTATAGGCAAACATCAAATCAGAACCAAGCATATAATCCCGGCAAATCAGTTCGATGAAATTGTATGAGTGTGGATGGAAATATTCTTCACTTACGAGGTGTAATATCTTGTTGCTCTTTGGATCGACATCATTCAAAAAACACTTGAATTTAATAGCAGTTTTTGTTTTTTCGCTCTGCTGTTTGCCGATAATTGTAACTTGTGTATTCATATATTAAATATACTTATAAAACTCTTCTGGTAAGATTACGTTTTCAAACACGCCAGTTTTTATTATTTTAAATAAAGGAGCGATATCTTTCGGTTGATACAACGCCAGTCCGCAACCAATTTTTGTCAGTAAAAATTCATATTCTTGATGAGAGAATGCCAACGCTAGGAAATCATGGACATGAACTTGAATTTTGTCAAGCGGCAAGGTCTGAATTTTTTTGTCTTTTGTGGGAATGCCGTAGGTTTGACCTACTAAGCCAGCCATACCATGCTTCGCGCCCCACTTCAAGGCTAATTTTGCGGCTCCTGCACCATGCCTAAATAATTCGTTGGCTCCATAAGTGAAGATTTGATTAGGTTCTAAATGAGTAATATTTTCTGGAGTGTATTTCATGTTGATATTATTATTCAGTTAATTCACGCTCTGAATAACAGTCGTAGTTTTACCATAGCCGCCGCTCTTCATTTCTTGAAAACCATCCACAGTAATATTCATGCCTTTATCGTTGTAAAACACATTGACTCCAGAACCGCTTATAGAAAAACCTTTCCAGTTCTCCTTTGGCCCATCACCAACAGGAACAAAATCAAATGATCCTCTGTAAGATGCCATCCAATATAGGTCTTTTGTTAGATAGCTATCGCTATCGTAATCGTAGTATGTTACTTTGTACATATTTATTTTTTACTTTCACGAATCTCAGGCAAGCTCTTCAAGATTCGATTAGCAAATTCTTCTAACTCATTACTGTCCTTGAATTTAATAATAGTATCGTCTCCAATAAAAACCAACAATGATTCTTCGTAAGGATCTCCATCGGAATCGTAAAGACCATGATAAAATGCGTATTCCATATTTAAAAACTCTTTGTATAATCAATACCATCGCCGGATTCATTTGAGAGTTGTCTTTTAATATTTTCTAATTCGCAGATGAGAGTTCTGAATGCTCTGTGTTCTTCTGCTAAAGAAATAGCAACAGTAAGCGCGGAATTGTAACCCATTTTATGACCAGCTAGATATGCATTCCGCGAAGATACATCATGCAAGACCCAGTTGTCAATACCTTGTTTTTTAAAATAATTTCCAAGCAGGATGGCAGCGTCCTTGACTTCTTGAGGGATTTCTGCCCACAAATTAGGATCTGGAGTCATAATTAAATAAAATCAACTTCACCTTATTCACTTTAATCCCACATCTTTTTGCAATCTTATGTAGCGGCATATTATGCTCAAGTCTAAGATGCAATACGTTCATTATTATAATTAAGTCTTGCGCTTTTTTACCTTCATTATAAGCACTGCTATCTTGAGAATAAAGATTATACAGTTGGGCTTCGTTCATTCTTCTTTGTTCATTTCTTTCAATTTCTTAGCCAAATCAAACAAATAATCAATCTCAATAAAATTACCACTAGCGACACAATGTTCACTGAATGTTTTTTTGTCAAGTATATAGCACAAGGCTTTAATGTTGTGGCTTAAAGTTACAATTTTTAATTTATTTTCGTCTGTCATTTTCATATTAATCTTTCTTCTCCATCTTCTTCACTTCTGTATCAGTAAAAAAACAACTATCTCCTTTATCATCTACAAAAAACTCAAACTCGCAACCTTTAACTATGCGTCGAGTTCCAGTGTATGTTACTTCATATTTTCTGCCAACGATGTCAGTGTGGATAAATTTATCGCCTTTTTTCATATTATTCTTCTACTTTCTCATAAGTGGCTTCAAAGATATCTGGTTTGCAAGGATAGTGTTCTCCTTTGATTCCTGTGATGATAAAGTCACCGGGAGTAACTACATGACCTCCTTCTAGCGTTGAGATCCATCCAAGTACAATGTCTTCTGATCCAGAAAACTCCACCTCTACTTTGGGATGATCTCCATGTTTGAACCATTGCGTTGCTTCGATAACTATGGGTTTTTTTCTGTATTTCATATTATTAGGACCATCTTTTATGCTCTTCATGAACTTCTTCTATGCCGTCATAATCGTGAATATACCATTTAATATCATCAGGCACTTCAACAACCTTCAATTTAGAATAATGTCCATCCGCTAAATCACCAAGCTGTTCGACAACTTCAACGAGGATTGGATCATTTCTTTCAATCTCCCACTCACCGAATCCATTTTCTTCTTTTACTTCATTTAAATAATAATGAGTAATGGTTTTAACTTTTTCATCTTGTTGGGCTATGATGTTAAGCCCTCTTTTATCACCATATAATAGAACAGCTTCTTCACTAAGGCCAAAGCCGCCGTATTTTTTATTAATTACTATTTTCATTTTTCTTTGAGGGCTGTTTGGTTTGCTTGCGACTTCCGGTGATTTCGTAGACTCCCCAGTCAATCTTATTTATTCCAAAGATGTAATCTTCAGGGATAGTCAGATAATGAACTTCAATGAAGTGCTTGATTGCTCTCTTAGCGTTGTTGTCTGAGTGATAATGCTTGCCGACAATCGGCGGGGCAAAGTTAGTGGGGCTTTCGCTCTTTTTCAAGCCTTTTTTCTTCGCCATTTTCGCCGCTTCCTTGGCGAGTTTTTCTTCTTTGATCTGTCTAGCGAGATGATTCTTAAGGGCAATGCCGCGAAGAGGCTTGACAGGTTGAGGTTTATTTTCGTTCTTCTTTAAAGGATTTCCAATGAAATCAGTTTCATTTGCAAAACCTCTACGTTTTTCCCATGCTTTGAACTTTTCGTTTATCATCGTGAAAGTTCCTTGCGGGATATCTGTTCCGCCAACATCCCACCATGCGAAACTCTGTTTGATACTTCCTTTGTATTGATCGTTCATTTTAGTAAGTATTTTTAGTAATTAAGTGTTTTGTTTTCTTGTGCGTCGTTGTAATTGTAAACTACACCGTCTCTGGTGCTGGTAATTTTTGCAGAAATTAAATCTTTTTGAATAGACTCTATTAGATCCATCGCTTCGGTGAAGCCCTCTCTATTGTGAGGAAACTGAAGGATACGAACGCTGGCATGAGTGTCAAGTTCCAATTCATAGCTCAAAAATATTTCATTCATCACAAAAACAATTTACAATTAATAAAACCGCAAGCATCCCAATCGCCACAACAGGCGGCGCAATGTCTACCCCCAACTTAAAGTGGAGAACGTAGGAGGTCAAGCAGGAAAAAAGAAAAGTTCCTACGATCCAAAATAAAAGCCTTGACTCTTTCATGGGTTAGGGCATGATTCTGTACTTTTTCAGTTTTTTCTCGTACTCTTCGATCTGAGATTTTAGTTTTTTAATGGTCTTCTCAGATTGCTCTGCATGGTCGCAGACGAAATAAAGGTCAGCAGTTAATTGCGCTGGCACGATTTCTGCTTCTTCCATTGTCTGGTCATTCTTGCCGGTGCGCCAATCATTGAAATTACGCAACCTAATTATTACATTTTTAATCATAATAAGTATGGGCAGAAAAGAGCCACATACGAAACACTATCGAACTTAATGCTTTATATGTGACTCATTAAAATCTTACTTGACTTTTGGCTCTCTGTCTGAAACGCTGTGCGTTTTCCGCTTCTTTACCGGCTGCTCATAAGAAGACCTGTAGAGGCCACCTTGTGCGTCTTTCCAAGCTTGAAAGTCCGCGAAGAATTGCAAGGTTTGCGACATCTGTAAAGAAAAATCTGTAGAATGATAAACTACACCGCCAGAAGGCTTGTCAAATGGCTCGCCGCACTTCAAGTTCTCAAACCAGCGCATCCAGCCATCACTGCCGGGAGGATACTTTTTGCTTGTTTCTGAATCAAAAAGAGGACTCAAAGGAGACCCTTGAGGATACTCAGCAGTAGCATGGCAACTATAGCATGAACTCATTGCATTGTCAAGGGGTCCATTTAGTCTGCCGTTCCAGCCTAGGTGAGTAGGCGGAAGCTCTTTGGGATCTGGATTGATAATTGTTTCTTTGAGATTAGTATTAATCATGGTTACAGTTGGGTGGGGATTGGCCTGATTGATGTTGTTAGTAGGATCTTGACCCCACATCACACCAACAGGAATCAAATTATTCCACTTGTCTGCATTATTAAGTTGACCATTGTATTGAAAATTGCCAAGCACCCAACCAGAGGCAGAATTAGTATCTCTTACCATCACATCCATTTGAGTCAAAACGACCTGAATCTTTGACCTTGACAATGGCGCATCATTGAAAACGTAATTGCCGTAAGCATCCCACCAGATGCCATTAGTTAGGAAAGGCACTTGAGACTCAGCGACCTCCTTGGGAAAAGAAGTGAACAACAATTTAAATAAAACCGCACCATGCTTAAATCCGCCATTCATCTTATTAACGTCAGGATTCTCATGGTCTTGCCATACTTGACCAATCGTATAGCCAGCTATATTATTATAAAACCCAACCGCCCAAGCACCAGCGGTAGAATAACTTTGATTGGGGCCAAACTGATTAATTCCAACTGGAGCTTCTCTTGTTAGGCCGTGATAACCTTCTCTACCGTTAGCAGAATAATGTTGAAATGGCATATGATACCAATTACGGGTTTTATTATTCTCTACTCGGAAATCAACTCCAGTATTGCCCTCGTAGCAATAAGATCGGATAGAAAGAAGGTACTTGCGCCAATCTTTCTTATAATCAATACTATAAAACTCTGGCAGTTTATTCTTAGGAAGAGTCTTGGGGTAACTCTGACTTAGCTTAAAGACTTCACTAGCGTTAGTAACTTCGCTAGGAGGAGCCATGTATCCAAAGTCTGGAAATGGCTTTTGCTTTTTTGGCTTGATTGAGAAGGCTAGACAGAATACAGCAATTAGGCTGACGATGATTAGTATTGGTTTCTTCATAATTCGAATGCGGAGATAGTATGCTCGAAAGGGTTGCCTTCGATACACTTAACTAATCTTAACATTTCAGCAGCAATTTCTCTAATTTCTTTTTGTGCATCAGGCTTGTTACGCAAGTTCAAGAAATGATAAAAAGACCGCCAATTAAACATCACATCGGCTTGAATTTGAGAGTTATAAGTCTTAAAGAAACGAGCAGATTCTTTCACTCGCTTTCTGTCAAAACCTCGCTCGCACAAATTCTTAATGCACTGATGGTAAAGCCTATTGCCTTCTTCTGTGTAATTAGCGAGAGCAAGCTGCCAATCTTCAGGCCAATCGCTAGGAATTAAATACTTATCTTCTTTTATTTCCTTGTAACGAGCAGACTCGCCGTTAATAGAAACGGCCACCCTATGTTTTAATTTATGAATGTGACTAGCTATATCAGAATCAACTAAAAAGTGAAGAGAAGATTTCTCAAAAGGAGTGTGATGCCCCGCATCAGCAAGCATCTTAAGGAGTTTAGGAATTCTATTAATTTTATCTTCAGTCAAGTCTCTGCTTGTCGATGTCCAAGCTGAACAAGCAATAAGCTCGTCGTTTCCGTAATGTCCAATTAGTTCTACTGTATTTCTATTGTTGTTCATGTAATTCGTATGTCTTTGTAATGTTATTGAATAAAATTTTTCCTTCTTTTACTAAAAAATAAGCGATATTTTCTAGTGACTGATGTATTTTTGAATGTTCTTTTTCGTCGCTGTATAAAAATAAATTTTCTAGTTTATTATTTAGTTTATCGCCATCAATATGATGAACGCCTTCTCCTTTGCCATTTTTTGTTCTATTTAGTTTCCTGCCAATATTTTTCTCTACTACTAAAATATGTTCTGGTCTATACATTTCCCATCCATTTGAAATTTCTAAATAATCTTTATTTTTAATATATTTATAGCCTCTAGTAGAAATATACTCGCATTTTTCTTTTCTATTATCGAAACGAGGCTTGTACGGATGTTTTTTTCCTTTCTTATGATTATTGCCAAACTGTTTTCTGAATTTTTCTCTATTTAAATTGAATTTACGTTTTCCTCTTAGCTGAATTGCATCCCATGTCCTATTTGGCAAAAGCTCCAGCAAAACCTTTTTTTCCATTGTCTCATAATGGTTTTTTACGATTGAATCTTCACTATCTGTCCATGCTTTATTTATGTTCACTATTTATTATATGGTACAGATCTAGCTTATTCAAAAATAAAACATTATATTACTACCATAATAGCCTAGCAACTGAACTTTGTTATCGTTCTTGTCGTTGATCGTGTTTAAGAGTTTTTCTAATTTCTGCGTGAATTTTTTTGTTAATTTTGCAATTGCAACTATCCATCTTAGAATTACCGGGGCCAATTAATAGCCCGTCCCAATCGTAACAAAAATGCCAACCCTGACTAATTTCTTCAGGGCTTAATTGATTGAAACTAAGTTCTGCTTCCTCAATACTCATATCATATCAATCTTCTTGCTCTTCAGCAAATTTTTGTTCAAGATGGTACACAAATTCTGGGCCATTATATCCATATCCAGTGTCACCAAAATCATTATAATCATCAGGGAATTCGCCATCATAGATTAAATCTTCAAGATATTTGTTTCCTTTTTGATCAACACCGTATTGAATTTTTAATTTGTTTGGGTCAAACTCAGTGAAATCGTTCCAGAAATAGACATAATTAAATTTCATGTCGTGCGACCACCAGATATTTACTTCGCCTAATTTGTCTGGAGCATCCGGTACATAATTAGATCCGCCGCCTTTTTCAAATTCAAAATCTTCCCAATTAGAAGTCACAAAAACAGGCTTCTCATCATTAGAGATGTTGTCATCGCCTCCTAAGTAAACATCAATAGAATCTCTCTTGTCATTGTCAAAATAAGGGCAAGTCTCATAAACGTCGCCGCCCCAATAACAATCATCGCTTTCTTTGAAAGCTTCTTCGAATTGTTCTTGTGTTTGATCGGGAGTAGGGCCGGGAATGGTGTCTTGACTATATTCCATAGTCCCACGCATCCAGATTTGAATCTTTAACATAAATTAAGAAGTTTTCCAGTTAGAATTAGTACCGTCAGAACAATTAATAGTATAAGTGCAATAAGGACTAGGGTTGCCCCAAGGATAAGGTACAGTATACGGTTGATTATTGTAACCTAAAATGCCTTTAAGTTGAGAATAAAGGTCACTTGCTTCTTCCATTGATAAGGCAATTTCTTGATCTTTTATTTTTAAGTTAACAGAGACAGTGGCAGATGGAGAACTCATGCTGTATTTTATCTCTTAATCCTATAAATCAAAGAAAATATTTATCTCTTTAGCTTAAAAGGCTTTAAATGTTTAATTTCTAAATTAAAACAATCAGCTTTAAATCTAAATCCGCAGTTTGAAGATGGGTCCAGTTCCCCTTCTTTGTAAAACTTGGCTTTATCATAAAAGTCTTCTCTCTTTATGCCTCCCAAAATCCAGCATTTACTAAAATCTTTTAGTATCCTAACAAAACCATATACCTCGCAGTCTTGTGAAGTGTTGTAATTCGCCACAGAGCAGTAGTAACTAGGGTCTGGCTTGCTTGTGCATTGCTTTGTTTTGACATCTACAGTCCTGCCATTCCTTACCAAATCGTAATCATAAGTATTAGCCCTATCTGCATTGATATAATCAGCGACGATTATCTCTCCAAGGATACCATGAGCATTACCTTTGCCTTCAAGGATAGAGTTGTTAAGGACTCCAATTTTCTTAGCTTCTTCTTTAGCAAAGACAAGCTGAGAAGGCGTTGGAATGATTTCTATGATATCAGTCATGGATATCTATGTGTCGAGCGTTAAGTTCATCATACAAAATTGTATGAATGGTGTCAAGAGCTTCACTCACATTTTCGAAATCGTTACCGTGCTTGCGGTAGCTTCTTAATCTTTCAGCAAGATGACAAATCACTGCATACATATCAGCAGATTGGTTTGCTATTCTGTATTCTCTTTCCTCTTCAGGAAGATTGAATTCTAATGTTGCTTTCATATTCTAGAAAATTCTCCCATTAATTCTTTAGTTTTTGAATCTCTTTTAATCACAGCTTCTTCAATAGTGTCAAATAACCCAACAAAAATATCTTTACCATCTACTCGTATCGCGCAACGATATCTATTAGATTTTTTAATGAAAGAAATATTTTTATGTCCAGTGGCATTATTTCTTTGTCTTTTACGATTAAACTGATTTTGAGACGCTGACGCAAGCCTTAAATTTCCCGCTGAATTATTTAATGTATTTCCATCTATGTGATCTATTTGTTTATCTAAAAAATCAGTAGTATTATTGTGTATAGCGAATATAATTCTATGGACTGGATATTTTATATTATTAAGAATCAATCGAAAATATTTTTGTAAAGAAAGATACCCACAAGATTTGTCAGCAAATTTTGTATGCCAAGTGCGCCAATTAGCTGAATTTTTAAAATGATTCAATGGCCTTTTAGAAACCCACCTAAGACCGCTGGTAGCTAAAGAATCTATAACAAAACATTCTTTTAAAAAATTTAAATCTGGAAGAGGGTTGATTGTTTTCATTTTTGTAAAGCTAATGTAAAAGATTTAACCATATTGACTCTCAGGTGTCATTATTATTGGTATGAAATATTTATTACTCATTCTACTCGCGCTCACAGTTAACGCCCAAGATAAACCAGAGCATCCTCCCGGTCAAGGAGGAAATCGTCGCAAACCTCCAGAATTTAGCAAGGAAATTCATGAAGAAATGTTGAAAAAGTACGATCTCAATAAAGATGGTAAGCTCGACAGAGAAGAAAGGTCTAAAATTTCTTCAGAGGATAAGAAAAAGATAGGCCCACCTCGCAAAGGTCCAAAGGGGCCACCTCCTCACAAAAAAGACTGACAAAAAACCCACAGAGTTAAATCTGTGGGTTACTTGTTTATACTAATAATTATTCAGCGATTGTGCTTGAATCATTGTCAGAAGCAGCATGCAAACGATCTGCTTGAGCATTGATTACATCTGCGGCTGCTTGAATAGCCTCTTCAGTAGGATGTGGAGTGTTTAGTACCTTTACAGCTTCATCAGTGATTGAAGATAGTCGAGTAATGGCTTCTTGTAGGTTAGTTAGTGATGACATAATTTTGTTTATTTGTTGTTGCAACGATGCTTGATTTTCTAAGACTTCTTTAAATTGCCTATCCTCACAAGAGAAAAGGTTTATTAATTTCTGTAAAAAAAATCTCATCGTTAATATATTATAACACTTATGAACTGAATTTTTGCGACAAATAAGAAACTTTTTTATTTATACTTGGAAATGACATCAAGTAGCGTCGTTACAAAAAGTCTTTTATCTAGCTTGCAAGCGTCTCCACTTGCTAGTCGCCCCTTCTCCACTACAGTGCTTGGATTATTATAGGCGAAGCGCATGGTTTCTATCAAATGTTCTTCATCGTATTTTGACCATTTTGAGGCGGGAGCTTTCCAGTATCCCTCTGCTGGCACTTCTTTATAATTGACACAAAATGAATTCTCTTCTGTCATGAACTCAGATAATCCAGCATACTTAGCAGCAATCACTGGCCTCCCACAAGCCATGCTCTCATGTTGCATCAACCCCCAGCCTTCAGCGCTTACACAAGAAACAAAACAATCATTATCAGAATACCAGTCTTTCAATTGATTTCTCGTAAAAGAATCTTTGCAGATTTCTATCTTACTGCCAGTAAATATTTTATCGTAACTTTCTTTGGGAGATATTTTGATTTTGAGTTTAACGTCTTTTTTATCTGAGAAAGCTTTATTGAAGCAGCTTACTACGTCTCCTAGTCTTTTGCGAGGGTCTTTATTCGCGGTTCCAAATACGAAGTGATCTTTAGCAACAGGTGGCTGATAATTAAATATTTCAGTATCGACGAAGAGATTAACGACATGAATAGGAACTTCGCATCCTTGAGCTTCAAAATTAGCCTTGTTCCACTTGTTTGGGACGATGATTGCTTTCATGTTATTCATCTGCTCAATGAATATCTCGTTGATCCTTGTGCTTTCCCACATTGTCAGCATTACTCTATCTTTTCTAGGATTTAAAAAAAAGATAAAGTTTGAAAAATTTAATTCATTACAAGGCGGTAAAACTAATAAATCAAGATCTTCTTTAAAGACAGGGAGATTCTCAAAATACTTTTCAAACCTACCAGCATCATTAGAAAATGACCTTGGTTTTATTAAACAATTATACTTTGGAAGCTCTTCTAGTATACACTCTACCAAGGTATTATATCCTGATTCAAAATCAAAAAATGTAGAAACGCTTAACTTAGTCATTTAATAAAATACCATGAAGCAAACCACTCATACCGAGTAGTTTGTAAATTATAATTGTTTTGAGCGCAAAACTCATTTACTGCTGGATTAACTCCAAATGCTGCTAATTTAATGCCTTCTGCGTTAAAAACATATTTATCTATTCCGTTTGAAGCAATATCAGGAATATCCTCCCAATTATTAAAATAATCATGCCCAGATACAATTCCTCCTGTCCTTACTTTCGGAAACCAATATTCTATATCCGCCTTGATAAAACTATATTTATGATTAGCGTCAATATAAACAAAATCTAAAGACTCATTTTCAAAATCATTTGCGGCAAGTGAGGATTTTTTCTTTACTATTGTGTAGCGAGCTTGATATTCTGACAGGTTAGTGGCGCAATCACAAAGATTAGACATATGGTCTTCAGAGTTCGTTATGTCCTCATATTCTTGCGGGTCTTGCATTTCCCAAGGGTCCACCAAGTATAAATGGCCCAAATACTTAGAAAGTATTGTCTTGGCGTGTGCCCCTTTTCCAACTCCTACTTCTACACCTTTTCCTAAAGAGTTTTTTTCTTGGAACAGGGAGGATAGTTCTGATCTGTATTTTATCATATTGTTAACTTATTTTACACATTGTAATATAATTAATTGTGAAAGTCTGCCTGACGACATTATATACTGATAATTTTAAAAGTTTTGCACCTTTAGCTATAAAATCTTTTGAAAAATTTTGTGAGTATAACAATTTTGAACTTCAAATCTATGATAAAGTGTTCGATCAATCAGTTCACCCTTCTTGGAATAAGCTACTCGCTGTGAAAGACTGTTTTTTGAAATATGATTATGTGCTTTGGAGCGATATAGATTCTCTGTTTTTAAATAATAAAAAATCTTTCTTAGACATAGCGAATATAAACGAAGAGAGTCCTTTCTTGTGTAGCTCAGACTGGAATGGAATTTGTATGAGTCACTTTTATATCAAAAATAATGAATACAATAATAAATTACTGGATACTCTTTCGTTCCTAAAAGACGTTAAGGACAATGATTTTTTTGATAAAGGTTATGGCATGAAGTGGGAGCAGAACTGTTTGAAAGCTCTGCTGTATCATTTTAACTTAAATGTATCTACATTTCCTGACAATACCATCCTTGATTGTCGTGTCGAAAATATTGAAAAAAATACTTTCTTTTACCACTATTGTGTATTGAATAATCTAGAAAGAAAATCTTTAATGAAGGACCTCTATGAAAGGCTATTCATCCAATAAACCTTTAATGTTTTTGCACATCCTAGAAAACAGCGAATTTTGAGACAGAAGAGACTGTCTTGATATTATTTTTAAGATATGGTAAACCTTAGATTCAGCCATGTGCTTGCTATAAATTCCGCTATCTCCTCCTTCTCTGTCTTCATAATAAAAGTCTAAGTTCCAATCGTACTTGTGAAAAGCCTCTAATGGTTCTATATGTATTAGACTTGGGTTCTCTTTAGCAAGTTCAAAAGGCTTTCGCACTGACATTTTGTTCCAGTCGTAGTCATCATAGTCAGATAGATAAGATTCAAACCATAGGTCGAGGAATTTTGAATCCCTTTTGCTGATTATTAAAGCGTTACAAAGACCGTTTATCTGCCACTGATTAGAATCTATATGGAATAGAGCTTCTGTTCCTAATACAAAATCTTTATCTAAAGTAGGAAAAAATGGTTTATAGAAAAGCGTGTCTACGTCAGCATAGACTCCACCATATTCTTTCAACACTAGTAATCTAAAGATATCGGATTGATGTTCTACTCTCCATACTTTCTTTTTATTGCAATAGTAAACAATATCTGGGAGAGAATCATATTTAATCAATTCAACAAACTGTTTCGCCTTTTCCCACCATTGATTATCTTTAGGCTCATAAAGATAATGCATATATATCTTAGGGTTTCCTTGCGTTAAATAACAACTTTTAATAGACAAATAATGAAAATACTCAAAAGGTTTTTTATTAAAATCTTCTGATAATCCAAATATAAAATGATAGATTTTATTCATTTTTTGTTAGCGACTTAAATAATATATCTGCTGGATTGTTTATCGATATTTGATCTGCAAGAGGAGGCATCATAACATAGTATTTTAATTTTGGGAGACTTCTCTTTTTTATTTGTATGTCAATATGAGACCAAGCTAGGCTATTTGTTTCTATAAGAATTGGTAAAGCAGATTTTTTTATCATGTAAGCGTGTGTACACATTGGAGGTTCTGTTGTTTGTATAATATTTTCGCTCACATGGAACCTTCCTTCTTCTGAGCATAGACAGCAGTGACCTATAAATGCATACTGCCAGTCTTCTGGGAGTTGAGATTTGTAATGAATTAGTTTCTCTTTGAAGTCATCACATAGGACTACATCATCTTCTAATATTAGATACTCATTATAAGGCAAATAAGAAAGAACCTTCCATAGCATATAATGAGATAATATGCATCCAACGTGTCCTTGGCTTATAAAATGAGGAGTTCCATCGTCTGGACTCCAATTAGGCGCATCGTCTGTGTATGGTATTTTCGTAGAAAGGCCAAATTTTTTACCATGAATGCCTTCAAAAAAATCTACTTCTAAATTGTGGTTTTTAAAATGAGATTCTGCATATTCTTTCCTTTTTGGCGTTTCTTTGAGAGTTAAACAAAAGGTTTTGGGAATAGTTACTTTGCCAAGTTTTTTATATAAAGCGCAAAAATTATTTTGATCATCGGAATTTGCTTTGTCAATAAGAATACAATTATATTCTCTTTCCATTATTTTTTTCGCCCTTTGCGTCTGAAACCATGCAGCATCATCAAGCCATATATATCCTCCATTTTTTACTTTTGAAACATAAAGCTCTACGTCAGAACATGAAGACTGTTCTTCATGATTACCATCTATATGAAGAATATCTATTTCAAAGTCTATTTTTTTAGCGAATTGATCTGATCTTTCTCTGCAAAGAGTTACAAATGAATGCAAGTTATTTTCTTCAATAAACTTAACGCATCCATTAAAGATAAAATCGTAGTTTAGTTCAGACCACCATTTTATAGCACTTGCATCTTTTAGATTTTCAATACTGGCTTCTTTGCACCAAGGATCGACTCCATAAATTTTTCCGAATCCATTTTGCTGTAAGGCTAATCCTTGAGAAAACAAAGACTTGCCTCCAAATACTCCAATCTCGACAATAACTTTGGGTTTATTTTCTATGACTAATTGGTACAGCTTGTTGGCTTTGTCAAAACTGCACCATCCCTCCAAAGAGGCGATCTTTGAAAAATTTAATCCTTTCACAACAATATATTATATCTCTTCTATAGCCTGTCCATCAAAATCAATATAATTTATATCTGCTACTGATTTAAAAGAACCGTGCTGAGAGTACAAAAATTTTTCTTTGATTAAATCAAAATTACTGTCAATAGTTTTAAAGTTTTTGTCAATGTAAAGACTCTTGTATTCGATATCGTTCATTAACTTCCCCATGAGAGCGTTAACTTTATTATTCTTTTCAGGATTTGATTTCCATAGTCTCTTAGGATAATATTCGTCTACTTCATTTTCACCAGTGAAATGCATGAATTGATCTTCTATTATTAAACAATTTTTATTGTAATAGATTAAATCTCTATAGCCAGCTAATTCTAATCTAACTCCTAAATTACAATCTTCTGCACCTCTTCTGGCAAAAAATTCATCGTAACCATTTATCTTTTCAAGATATTCAAATGGGAAACTAACATTTTGACCAAAGACCCATCCTCCTCCTACCTTTATGTTTTCTTCAGTTGGCTGATGCAAGCCTCTTGTGTCACAATCTTTTCTAGCGTAGCTTTCGATTCTATTATTGTTTACTACTATGTTGGAGACTTTATCATAAGCTCCACATAGTATTATTTTATTTTCTGCTGCTTTCCTGTGGTGATTTATCCATCCTTCTGTCAATGCGCTTAAGTCATCAACAAAAACGACATGTTCATTTTCGCTTACTATTAAACCAGTATTTCTTGTAGCAGAAGCGTCAAAAAAATTAGTTTTTGTTTTTCTGTGAATGCCTCTCCATATAGAAGGCTTGGGCGCAATATGTAAGTATTGAAATCTATTATTTACTATCTTTCTTAATTTTTCTTCTCTGTCTTCTTGATAATGGATAAAAGAATCAATAAAAATAATCTGATCTGTCACTATATTATTTTCATATTGAGAGATAAGTGTTTCGACGAACCATTGGAACATTGGTTGCCTTCTGCAAGTGACGTATATTATTGAAAGTTTTTTGTTCATATTAATTTATGTTTATGTAAATTATCTTCCGAATCTCTATCGTGAACAGTATGCAATTCTATAAAAACATCTTTCCATTGGTTCTGATGTAAAAGCACATTTAAACATGTATCATAAGGATGAGGAAAGCGTTCCATGCCATATTTTTTCCAACATTTATTAGGTATAAAATAAAAAGCCATATTAGGTGCATTTTTATAAATACTACCATTTAATTGATGTTTGTTAGGATATACAATACAATTTTGGTCTTTTATTTTTTTTATTTCAGAATCCCATCCATTCCCAATTAAATATGCATCATCATTCGCAAAGAAGACCCATTCTGCGTTCGTCTCTTCTGCCATTTGATTAAGGAATGTTTCAATTGAAGTATAGCCATTAAGCCTTGGAGCTATTTTTATATTAACATTTGGATATTTTTCAAAATCTTTAATTCTAGCAATTGATTCACTATCATCATCATCAAATTTTATATAAAATTCAATTTCGCTTGGATTGTCAGATGTCCCATAAACGCTTTGCATTAATTTTAATAGAAGATCAGGTCGTTTCCTAGAGCATAAGATAAAACTAATAAAAATTTTATTATTCATTTTAATGTTATTACACATGACTTTTCATCATTAAGCCCTAAACTAACAATAAACTGGTTTTCGTTTTCAATGGCACCGCATGGGAATACTACTAATGGACTATTGTCTTTTAACATTCGTTCGTCTGCTTCGTTACCGTACAGAATTGGTTTTTCAGAAATCTCGGTTATTTTAAAAGGTGGTTTATCTTCAAATTTGTAATACCCCATGAAGTACCTTCTTTTTGCGCCTTTCCAAGGTAAGCTGCTGTGAAAGAAGCCGTGATAATGTCCGTCCTTTAAAAGAGGATTACTCCCCATGCGACATTCGCCAAATTTCCATAGTTTGCTTATATCTTGAAAGTGCTTGTATTCTGCGACGACTTGTCCTTTTATGTGATCTATTTCCAGAACTACATGAGGGTTCATTCTGTATTCTAGCATTAGTTTATCATCATAGATAAACCATGTCCAGTTTTTTTGATGATTTGTATTGCTCGTTATAAGAGATCCATTGCCATCATAATTAATATGCAGATTATCTATATGATTAAAATACTCATCAAATACTAAAACTTTTTGATGAATGCACCCTCCCCTATCTTTAACATAATTGGCACATCCTATATAGTATTTATTTTTAAAAAATATGACTCTAGGGTCTTCGTATTGCTCGTTCTGGAGTTCATCTTTTATTTTTAAAGGAATTTCTTGTCTAATTTCAAAATTTGAATCTAATTGATATAGTTTAAGAGTATTATTGAATTCAAGAGGCTTATCATTAGTAATTTTTGCATGCCTCGCCATTAAATAATGATTTTCGTTTCTTGAGAATATGCAGGGATTGAAGAAGAAATTTTCTTTATCATAAGGAAGATTTAGTATTTTTACATCTTGCCCTTGGTTAAAGATGCTCCTGTTTAAATATGCTTCTGCTGATACGCCTTCATTTTTTGAATCTACTCCAAAGGTCCATAAATCCACTTCTGGGCATTGGTCTACTATAATAGGTTTATTGATTCCGAATTCAATTAGAGTCTGTTTATTGTATTCGCTAGAAACACTTACTACATTTACTAAACTATTATTAATCTTTGCGACAAGTTCATCTGGGACAGTGTCAAGATTATCATAAGTTCTTCCTACAATTATCCTGTTTTCTGTTTTTACTTTGAATTGATCAATTATGTGATCCCAATTTTGTGGATCTGCATCTATTATTACTTCTGAATAAGATAACAATCTTTGCTTATGCTGAGAAAGAAGTTTGTTAAACTTGTTGTCTGCATCTATAGAGTTATCTATTTTATAAGTCTTCCACAGGATATTGACTTTGTCATTTATTAACTTATAGATGTGTCTCTTGGCGTACATCGCCAAATCAGAATCTCCTGATGGACTGATATACAAAACATTTTTATAATTAATTGACTCCACGAATTATTATACATTAAAAAACAAAAAAGGTAGCAGGATTTTAGCCCCGCTACCCTTTATTTACTTTAACTTATTTTTTTCTCTAAGATATCCTATATATACCAAAATGATAAATAAAGTAATCATCATTGGGCTTTTACTTTACCTTTAAAGCGTCCTAATTCATCTCTTACATTATGGAAAGAGACAAGCACCGAATGGCTTTCAGCTTCCTCTTCCTCTTCTGCGGGGCACTCGTCGCAATGGCAAGGCTCAGTGTAGCTATCGAACTCTTCTTTTTTGCTATACTCTTCAGTATAATGATCAGGAAGCTTCTGAGCGTACTCGGCTACTACTTTGTACTTGCAGGTACGAAGCTTCTGACAATCAGAGTCCTTTGGAACACTAACTACATCAGAAGGGTCAATTTCAACAATTAGAAGACGACTTGCGCCGCCTCCAAAAGATCTAGCATATTCCAGAGATCCAGCATGAAAGCCAGAAGAGCAACCGACATCAGCATCATCACAAACAGAATTGCGGACCATCTCAAGAGTATTACCAACACCGTTATCAAAAGTATCAGTATGGTGATCTCTCCAATTAGAATTGACTGACTTATAAGCCAAGAAGTTACCATTGGGAGTGATAGGCATAGCCTTATGCTCAAGGAATGAATAAAGTTCATTCACTGCCCTCTTAGAAGGGTTCTTCATAAGCTTATCCAAAAAGGCGACTACAGGTTCAAAAGGCAAGCCCTCCTTCATAAAAGAAAAGATCTTATCGCAGACATAGTTATGAACTGGTTGCCCAGCATACTTAATAGAACCATTCTTAATCTCAATGTTACCATGAGAATACTTGTTGATAGCTTTAGGGATATCGACAAGAGCGGGGATCTTGTCGAACTGTCTGTCCATTATAGCTTGTTTGATGGCGGCATAGTTAGGATGCCCATCGTTCAAGGTATGGCTAATCCCGTCGAAAACGACGGTAATAGAATTGTTAGTGATAATGTATGGGATGTTCATTTTATTGTTAGTTGAAGATTGACAGGATGGTTTTGTCTGTTTCAGGTTTATTTGCCCAGTCAAAGAAGCTAGTATCGACGAGCGAAAGTAACGGATATTTATTAAAGAAATTGTTTAAATTGTCAAATAGATTAACTTGCGTACCGGAAGAATAAGCTAACAGAAATAAATTAACGCAATGAAGACTATTGAGAGCTTCATGAAGATTAATGAATGTTGTTTGCTTTCTGATGCTTATTATCTTTTCGTATTGTTTTAGGAAGTCTTGAATGTCTTGACTGTTAATAACTGTTTGAGAGTCCTTCTGGCGGCGAAATAATGCTACCGCTCCTCTTTGACAACAAGATGTCTCACTGCGATTAGTTATTATGTAATTAATGAAATCATCTAACTGCCCTTTAGCCTTTAGGCCGTCAGCTACCGTCTTAATAATCCAATCTTTTAGTTCGATAAGATTAATGTTGTTATTGATCTTCTTAGGAACTTCTTTAAAGCCGATAAAGTTTGCAGAGACATTAGCGAAACTACATATATCATTTAAACTTATAATCAAACGATCAAGCCCAACAGGCGGGTCAGAGACGTATTCAAATCGGTGAATCTTCATCCAAACGCCGGTATCGTTATTAAGGTCAACAACTACAGGATTCCAATGGCTAGAATTAGTATTGCATTTAATATTCTTGGTTAAATCTAAAGTAAAAGTATGCTTAAGATGTTTCTTGTTCCTAATAGAAGGAGTCTTAGCGCTGTGATTAACAAGTCTAACAGGCACAGAAACCTCAATCTCAGAAAGCTTCTTGAAGATATAACCGTCAAGACCTCTCTTAGCTAAAGCTTTTTCCCAAAGCTCTTGATCTTGGACAGTAATGACATTAACAGTTTTATAGGACTTTTTGTTTACTATAACATCGATCATCCTCTTCTTGAGATATTTGCTTTCGCAATCATCAATGACATTCAGGTGATCTTCTCCTGAAGATAGCTTAGTCTCTAAATAGAAGTTCACTCCTTTCCTAGAACGCCGCCCCGTAAAATAGTGCCTGATGACGGCGGGTTCATGCCCGTCAGGCAGGTTCTCGTCTTGAGAAAAATGAAAATCTACATCAGGTTCAGAGACATCAAGCCCTTTCCAGTTACATTTTTTACCAAGGAAGCTAAAAGCATTACCGTGACTGAATAGATTACAAAAAGTCTCTTGAAAAAGTCTTTTGGCCTCAAAGATACTTGCAGCGTTTTCAATCTTGCCATTGATCTTTTCAATTAACTCAGAGAAGAAACCATCAAGCAGTTGAACAAGATTCTTCTTGGTGAAGTCAGTGTATTGAAGGTCTTCTCTAGAAGCAGAGACTTCAACAGTGCCAATATCAACATAAAAGATAAAATTATAAGCCAAAGACGGTGCGTAGCAATCTCTACCAACCTTTTCAGAGAATAAATTCTTAATCTCTTGAGACATTATACTGCTATTGAAGGGATAAGCGACATTGCCCATAACGACCACTGATGGGAATGAGGTAGCGGAATACTGCTTATGAGAGAAATACTTCCAGTTGGTTCCCTCAATAGTAGCATTGCCAAGAGAGATTTCAGAAGCCTCAATCCCTCTGACCTCTACTTTGCTGCTCCAGAACTTGAAGAAATTCTTGATCTTCTCAGTAAAATCATAAATGTCTGCATACTTAACAGGAACGCAAATCTCAACGCCATTAGGCTCACTAGTCTCTTCCTCGTTCATCTTAGCGATCATGCCAATCTGAGAAGGATCAATGTAAGCATTGTAAGTGAACTTCTTACCGTTAACGTAAGAGTCGATGACGAAGTTGTCGCCATAAGCAAAAGCAGACTTGGAGCCAAGGCCAAGTTGCCCGATTAACTTATTAGACTTGCGTTTGGTAGATTCGCCATAGTTTGCATAAATGTCACGAATCTCTTCTTCGTTCAGACCATTGCCAAAGTCCCGTACCCTGAAGGTAGGGTCAAAAGAATTTGGGGCGGTGATGACGATTGCTTGGTCTTCTTTGCCAGCCTCGACGTTGGCATCGACAGCATTGGCGGAATACTCTCTGACGACCGCAAGGATCTTGTCAGAATAGAGTTGGTTGCGTAAAACCCCAAAGATATGGGCTAGACCGTCCTGCTTGATGCCGAAAGATACGGACTTGAAGTTTTCCGACAGCATCACAGAATTCTCGTTTTTCGGAGCAATTTGCATGATTTACAAGTGTTGAGTTCCTACCGACAGGGATACCTTAGTCTAGGCAAAAGCGAAGCGCAAGGGATTTTCGAAAATTTATTTCTCCGACAAGGCAAGTATCTGGTCAAGGCTTTCTTTGACTCTTATGCCTTGAGAGTTGCTCTTGGTATAGATTATGCTATGGACCTTGCTGGGCTCAATGGAGACCACTGCGTCCAAGTTAATGAGAGCAGGAATATAATCTTTTTTGTTGTCGTGAGTAAGGTCGAGCAAGTGGAGCTTGATTAAGTGGGCCATGTCAATTATTAATTGTTAGTAATTTTTGGTAACCGTCTTCGACTGTCGAGAAAAAGTTCTTCTGAAGGTAAAGACCTTCTACTGTCTTGCCCTTGTCTTCTAAAGTCAAGAGATTAAATTGCTCTATCGTGAAATCTCCCTCTGAATTCTCTTCGTAATTGGCGAACATTACATTAAAATACTTTTCACTCAAATAATCTTCAGCGTCTTTAAATTCACCAGAGATGTAAAACGTGGAGGTTTCATCCCATGTGCCATCTTTTCGTAGACAAACGCAGATCTTTGTGTTATTTTCGTCTACTTTGCCACGAAATAAGAAGGCATTTATTTTTTCTATCATAAAAATTAGGGAGCGAGTAGGTTGAATCGAACATCCATGTCGAATTTGGAAAAATCGCGCTTTACCATTAAGCTATACTCGCATTAAAAACGTTTTACCAACAAACTAATATCCCAATAAAGCGGTTTTAAGGTTGACCGCAAACCTTTGTTCCTATTTCAGAAATTCCATCTAATCCCGCCCATTGCCATCACAGCGCCATTTAGCTCCTTGACAGCAAAGTTATAATTCTTTACGCTGAAATTGTTGTCATAATAACCAACTTCGGCAAAAGGCTCAAGATGATTGAAAAATACTCTTGACACGCCAACCTTTGCAGAAACAGTCTCGTAATCAGAGAACTTGCCGTACTCAAGAACAGGAGTAATTGTAAACCAACCGAATGCATCAGTAGGACGCTTCAAGCCGACGATGTAACCGCTCTGCTCAAGGTTGAGATCGTAGCTACCCTTGAGATAAGGAGTGACAACGACATTCTCTAAGGCTACGATTGCGGCAACTTCAGTTGAATTTGGAGCATTTGGAATCGCGGTCTGGTGGCGAAACGCTTGAGCGTCAGCGCGGAGAGTGAGCCCCTCAATCAGCTTAAATCCCCTGCCAAGGCCAGCCATCCAGTGAGATTCATCTAGTCCATTAGAAGTAGGAATAATCGTACCTCCGAGATAGGCATCAATCGTGTGATAAGTTGTGCCTAGGTTCACTCCAGCAAAAGCCTGTGCGTCAGTACGAGCAAGGCCATTTACCATGTAGTGGGTGGTATAACCAGCCTCTGTACTCGCTTTTAGATTTTCGGCAGAAGCCTTAGTTGCGAATAGTGAGACGATCAACGACAATAACGTTAGAATTCTTTTCATAACACCTTATTTTATGCGAGGGATCAAGCTTTATCAAAAGTTTATTCGTACCCTTCCATCTCAAAACAACCAAACCCTGCTTGATGCTCAAAAGTAAGGAGTCCGCACCTCTTGCTGCGAAGATTAGTGCAGACTCCATAGTCTAAATTTAAGTCTTTACTTACTTTGTCATACAGGGGAATAAAATGCTTGCAGCCGACACTGCAATCAAGGTAAAGATAATTGCCATCTGCCCTTGTTATTTTCCCCCCATATTCAGCGTAATCAGTATCTAATACTTTACAAAAGTCAAAAAGGTTGATTTGATTCTGCTTCTTTTTCTTCATAACGCTTCAGGTAATCTTGGCCTTTACCTGTAAGCATTCTACCCTTTTCTGCAATTTGTATCAGATTATTTCTCAATAACCAAGTTTCAAAATCTTTCTGCAAACTGGAACGAGTCATTCCAATAATCGCAGAGAGATTGGTGAGAGTCATTTCTGGTTTGATTTTAAGAGTTTGCAAGATTCTCAATTCAATTTGATTCAGCCCCAGAGGCAAGATAGTAAGCTTATCTTTTAGAAGCTGCCAGTCTTCATTAGTAAAGATTCTTTCTTGCTTGGTTTTGAGATAAGAATCAATCTTGTTAGCCATGACTTGCGCCTGTCGAGCGTTGCCTCTGAGACAAGAAGAGATATCATGTAAAGAGTCTTCATCAAAAACACAATTCACGCTTCTCTTTATTATTTGAGACAGGTCATTGTGAGAATACTCTTGAAGTTCAACTCTTTCAAGACGATCAAGGAGAGCATGGAAAATTAACTGAGGCTCAGTTGTGCAGAATAAGAAGCTTTGGACAGAGAAGTCAAAATCAACAGAATAGTCAGGAAGATTGAGTGTATTCTTATTAACCGGATTAGGATTAAAGAGACTCAAGAAATTAATCTGAAGAGTCTTGGGAAGTTCACTAGCTTCATCAAAAAGGATAGTGACTTCCTTGTTCGCTATCGCAGGAACATAAATATCATTAAAGAAACTTTCGGATGAACCAATAGTTGCACAGTTAATCTCAATAAGAGGCTTGCACTTAGACTTATCTGCCTTAAGTAGGTTTCTTGCATACTGCTTTGCAATTGTAGTCTTGCCAGATCCTCGCGGAGCGACAAAAAGGAAATTAGGGGAAATCTGACTCTTGTCGTAAATATCAAGATAAAAATCTAACTTATTCTTAACTGCTTCCTGACCAATGATTGAATCAAAACGATTGTTCATATTAAAATTCTTCTGAGATTGAGAAAGAAACGACTGGCTTTGCAGGATTCTCCTGCTTGGGAGGAGTTGTGGTTTGATGTGGGTTTTCTCCCTCGTCGATCAGGTTCACCTGTTTGGCGAACTTGACGCTGATTGGGATCTTCGCAGCATCGGTCATCTTCTCGCGAAGCTGCAAAATGCTAACGAATACAAGGTTTTTGCCGCCAGTAGGACGGCCTCTGGTCTTCAAGAGTTCACTCATCGGCGGACAGACTAGATCAAGAGTTCCGAAAGGTCAAGGGATAGATTTAGAAAATCTTTCCAAATCTTATCTGCTCGTTTTTCCCGCAGATCAAGACCTCCAAACCAAAGACCGTGGTCCTGCTATCATTAGTATTGTTTACTAAATGAGCCTCCAAGTCTTTCTCAAATTCTTCAAGAAGATGAGAAGGAATAATTACAGCATTAAAATACTCGCCGAGTTTGTATCCTCTGCTTTGAGCTTCTTGAATCGATTGTTGAATTTTTTGTAACATATTAGTAAAGGAACCACTGCCAATCTCTGTGCTTGCTCTCTATATTAATGATAAATGGATGAGAATTGGGTTTCTTGGGTTTTTTAATTAACGCCATTTCAAATTCTTCAAGAGTTTTATTAGATTTTAAACTATTGATTTTGATATCGCAAGCTACCATGTTTTCCCAAGTGTTCTTGCCGTTCCTTGAGACAGGTATCAGGTGATCTATATTTGCCTCGTCCTTCGACAATCTTCGGCCTGTATACTGGCAGGTCCAGTTGTCTCTTTCAAGGATTGCTCTTTTGGTTAATTTAGTATGGTAGATTGGAACTTTCGAGAAGTTCTTGCTGATAACGACTGTGGGAATTCGAAACGTCTGATAAGGAGAGGAGATTGAATAATCGAAAGACCGAACTGGCAAAGTCTCCCAAACTTCCCACGAAACTGGCCTGTAATCTGGGCTTTCAAAATCATATTCTCCATCCACTAAAGGATAATTAACATCCATAGCAGAGTATGTGCCTTTGAATACTTTGCTGATAGCGGTTTCAATGCCTTCAGTTCCAATGCCCATCCAGTTTTTATTTAATTTTAGACAGGTTAGATTTTCAATGGCGAACATAACTTATTTATACTCTTCGAATGTATTCTCTCCGTTTGAATCAATGGAGTAAAATATTTTCTTGGGATTTAAAAATTTAATCAGATTTTGACAAGAAGTACAAGGCTTAGAATTTCTAATCTCTCCGTTTCGGTCTATCCTTGTGGTTACTAAATTTGTCTTAGAGAAGTCAATGTTAGTGAGATTCTTGAACTTTATGAAAGCATTCAACTCGGAGCAAGTATATTTGTCTGATATTTGCTCTCCGTTAGTGCCTGTTTTGGGGTTTCTGCGATTGGTAGGATTGCTTTTTTTAGAGTTCTTGCCAATAGTAATTATACGATTCTTATGAAAGATGAATGAAAAGTGTTGGCATTTCAAGTCAGAATCAAGTTCGTGCAAAGCCTTGGTGAGGCTAATGCACTTTTCCAAATTCGCCATTTTCACAAACTTTTATTCTCTGCTTTTTTTATGACTTCTTTTATGAAGGAAACGTAAAAAGCGTCTTCTTTCTTAGAGATTTTCATCTCGTCGATCATGTCTTTCTTCCATTTGGGAAGCTCTTTGTAAAGTTCGTCCCAAGCTTTAGAGTATTCGTTATCAATCTTTTTTGATTTTGACATAGTCTTCTTCGATGCACTGCTTAAGTAATTTCAAATAATGAGTAAAAAATGATTCTCCAATCTTAGAAGGGTCGTTAATCTTATCTTGACGATCTTTCTCATAACTGGCTTCGATCAACTGCTGGACTAGTTTTAGAGAGTTTTCCATATATTTGAAATATTATCGGGCAAAATTAGGAGTTGTCAACTTTTTTTTACTTGGTCCACTTTAATTCTTTCAAAAGCTCGTCTATTAGATCTTTTTCTTGTTTGTCTAAGTCTTTTTCAAATTTATCTAAAATTTGATTTAAAGAATAAACTTTGTTTGGCGTTTCTTTTTGCTTGACTTTGAATTCTTGGATGACATCAACAATTTTAACTAAGGGAGATTTGTATTCGTCAACATTATCTTTATGAGTGAACTTTGCAATATCAAAAGCTTTGGGAGTCAACACTTTTATTAAAGCGACAAATGCAGATCCAATCATATCAAAGATAGAAAATGCAGCGGCAGCAACTGGGTTTACCATAGCGAGGACTCTCAACACAAGAAAAATAACTCCAAAAACAATAATAATTGTGATTGCACTCATGAAAAACTTTTTTAATCCCCAAAATACAGCATTAAGGCCGAACATCCCGCTCATTGAATCTAACACTGCTTTATTTTGATCTGCTTCTTTGGCGACCTCTTTAGATTTGTCGGTCAATTCCCAAAGTTGATCATCGTATTGTTCGTTTAACTCTACTTTTTCTTTTTGTAATTTATTAATTAGCTCGTCTCTTTTAAGGAGTAATTCTTGCCCTTTCTTACGTTCTTCTTCTACTGCGGAATTTAATAAATCGACTGTTGCTTTGATTCTATTTATCTCGTCTATATGAGGCGAGCCAACAATAGAAACTACTCTTTCGTTTAAAGACTTCGCCGTATCAACTTGAATTGGCGGATTGGTTACTTGATTAAGAGAGTATTGGATACCTTGCGCCAACGCAGAGGTTTGAATTTTTTTGCCTTTGTCGTTCTTTTCTATATCTACAAGAGTGTTATCTACTTTCTTCTCTTCTTTGGCAATGATCTTTTGATTGTCATCTATCTGCTTAGAAGGCTTAATTGTAGAGAAGCATCCAGTTAGTATTAACAGGATGAAAGGCAGGAACAGAAGCTTCTTCATGCCTATGATTACACAAAAAAGCCGCCTTTCGGCGGCGTGAGTGTTTTTTAATCTGGTCTAGTAGGGTATAAGCCTTCGGTACAAATTATATATTTTAAATTTGTTCCCTCTACTATCGGGGTTTTATTTAAATTAGGAAGGCAGAATGTAATTCTTCCATCTCCTCCATATTGAGTGCCTACAATAGAAAACAATGCAGTGTATTGCTGAATTGATAAAGTTTGACCATCGCAGTACATATAGTCTTTTGGACAAAAAGTTCCTGCGAATAGTTTAATATTTCCCATGTATTCTTCCATAGATTATTTATTACACTAATTTAAAAATATTGCTAGGTTTTCCTCTACTATTTTTCTTTTCACCCACTTTTTTAATAGTATTGCCGATGACCATTTCTTTAACTTTAAGATAAAGTTTATGATAAGGAATTTTATTTGTAACAAGTAGATCCTTCATGGAGAATTCTCCATTTGGAATCTTTAACTCCACTTGAGTAGTCTCGACTTGTTCTTGCTTGTCGGCTAACATTTCTTTATGCCTGTTAATGGCGACATCCAGAGAAATGCAGTCAAAACCAATCCTGCCAAAAGAATTACTGTGAGGATAGACCCACTTAGCCTCAATAATATTGCCATGAAGCACAAACTGATCTTGCCTCTTAGGCTTAACTAATTCATACTTTTTGGTTTTAGTAGCTTCTTTCATTTTCTCATAAATCATCCAGCCTCCTTCAAGCTCATTTATGAACTTAAATAGGTAGTGTTTATAAGTGAATTCTTTTGGGACCAAGAGATAACCGTCTTTATCTTTTTCCATTTTTTCTGTATACTTTGTTATATTTAGTAATTATCTGCTTTAAGAGATTGCTTTCTTTGGAGATTACTACATATTCGTTTTCGACTAGATGTAGGAGGTCTCCTGCTTGAAAGTTGTCACCCATTTTTGGTTGGTGATACTTTGGAAGTTCTTTTTCTTTGAGTTCTATGATGTTTATTGGTCTGTTCATGATGCGCTGGCTTATTCCAGCTAATTTCATCATAATTGGTTTTGAATCGTTTGCTAAAACAATTTCTAGGTTTACTTCCTTTTCCGTTCATGTTTTTCGTTTATCAACAGAGAGGCCATTATTTCTAGTCTAGTTTTCTCAGAATACTGGGTCCAGTCAGCGATTTGCTGCCAAGACCTTCCGCATCCTGTACAAAAACCATCTTTTAATTTACAAAGTCTGATGCAAGGGGTTGAGACCTTAGCAGCAGTGTCCATTCTTTTGTTGAGTTATCTGTTTCCTGCCGTCAACGGTGTCGTAAAATTTAGTATAATAGCTCTGAATAATCTTATCAATATTTTTAACTATACGATTTGGTTGTTCGCTGGCATCAACATTTTTGATACTTTGCGCCAGTTCATTTAAGAGTTTTTTGTTTTGCAAGAATTTAGTCTCCTTTTTCGATTCTGTAACTGTCTTCGTCGAAGTGCTGGGTGCTGATTTCAATAATTTCACTATCTTTTAGGGCAGAGAATTGATGGATCATCCCTACTGGGATATGGAAGGTATCACCTCGACCCAAAGTAGTCCAGTAGTTCCTTGCAGTTTTTTCGTCCATGCCGTAATGTAAGACAATTTTTCCGCTTTGGATGTAGAAAGTTTCATCTTTAATCTTGTGGTAATGAAGACTACACTTGCGATCTTTAACGACGAAAAGAATTTTACCGCAATACTTTTCATTATTAACAATCCACTTCTCATATCCCCAACCTTTGGGCACAAAATGCAGTTTTGACATATTACTTAAGAAAAGATTCTATTTTCTTTATGGTCCCGTAATTGTTGTAAACATAATCAAAAATCCAATCTTCTGCCCTTTCAGACATATCTAATTGAGAAAGCAAATTGCTATATAAATCATTTTGCTCAATTTTTAGTTTATTTATTTTATTGCGAGTGTCTTTAATTAGTTCTCGTTGTTGAGTTGTAAATTTCATATCCAAAGCGCTTGAATTGCTACTACTATACCGCAGAGTAATAATAAGGTTAAAGTTTTTGCATTTATCTTTTCGTTAAAATGAAAAGAAGTTAAAATCGTAAATAGTATAATCCCTATCCCAAAAGTAAGGATTCGATTAGGCCAAATTAAACCATTGAAATATTCATTAATTAATTTAATAGCTTTAATAGTTATTAATGTAGTGGGGACGCTTATCCATATCAAATAGTATTGGTATTTATTAAACCATTCTGATATAAATTGCCCATGAATTTGATACCACCCAATTACATAAACTATACTAAGCAATAAAATTCCTAAAAATAATTTCATTATATCCAAAGAATGTCATAATACTTCGCGAAAAGCATTAAGCCGTTTTCTTTTCTTTCATTAAGCTTATTGGCCTTTTCCATGTACTCTCCCCAAGCTTGTTTTTCTTCAATAGTCTTTTCGGAGTTGAGATTAAGACCTTTTGCTTTAAAAGAAAGACTCTCTGGCAATTCGCAAAACTTATCTCCATCAATAATATACTCAAAAGCAAAAATCATTTCATCAATCGCGAAATTCATTTCTTTTACGCCTTTTTCTTCAGCGGCTGTCTGCTGTTCGCCTTCAAGCAGATGGAAGTTGTCTGGCAGGAAACAACAAGAGATTCCAGTTTTACCCTTCTTCTTAAAATATTTAAGTCGAGGCAAGATGAAAAGAGCAATATTATATCCTAAACAATACACATCATCGTCAGAGACTCCATAACGAATCTTCTGATACTTGCATTTCGCCCACCAGCGAATTCCACTAGGCCAATACCTAGCTTTCCACCCCAGCCTAAAAGGGATAAGGTCAAGCAAAAAATCTACATACTTATTATAAACTGGTTCATCAGAATTAAACATAAGATCAAAAGCTTTTTCGTTTTCTTCGGCTATCTTTTTATGTTCAGCGACTTCTTCTGGTGTCCTGAAATCAAATTCCTTTTGCATTGTAGTTGTCTATATATTTTTTAATGTTTTCAGCGCCTACTGGATTCATAGAATGGACTTCGTATGCTGGGTGAGAGACTTTTTGATCTTGACAAACCTCAACCAAATACTTAGCGCAATCGTAGCCAGTTTTTTCTTTATACTTAGCATAGTCAATTTTATTGGTTTCTAGGATTATTTTAAGATCACGATAATGTTGCGCCCCAAGGTCATGATCATAACAGACAAAAGATGGAATCCCCTTTATCTTTATTATATCCCTAAATTGAAAAAAGTCACGGGCAATTATCCATTCATAATTAGGAATATTTACCCAAGTAACGTCGCTTGGGAAACGGATATCATCGAGAAACAAATAATAATTATTCATAGATCTTTATAAGATTTAACCTCAATCTTGTCATTAGTGAAAGTCAACCATTGATTTAAATGAGTGTCAATACAATAGTTTTCAGTCTTTGCGTACTTTGCAACTCCTCCCTGTCTACGAGGTGTATGCCCAACAATCTGATTAAGTCCTTCAACAGGAGCGAACTCCTTATCAAAGTCTAGCCAAACGATTCCTCCTTTATGATAATGGCCTCCTCTAGCTCTGCCAGCAGCATAAAACCAATGGTTATCGCCACTAATTAATTTAACATTTGCTCGTTCTCTTTCTTTAATTAGAAAAAGATTAATGTCAGAAATGTCTTTTGCTGTTGGATCGATAAAATCAGGACAAAGACCCGCATGAGTACATAGGTAACCGTCTACCCATGCAAACCAATTAAATTTTTTACAAATACTAAAACGATTTTCTCCAAATGCTTCAGATATAGCATTGTATTTTCTATGTTCGTACCCACCGCACATTGTATAAGTGTTGTAAACAAGATAATGTAGATCATGATTCCCAAACAATGTATGATTATTTGAAGAAGATAAATAGCGTATTAAATACTCAGCAGTTTTTGCATAATGATGAGTTTCGTCATATTCAAAACTATCAAACCAATCGCCAAGAACGAGATTAATATCTGCGCCCTCTGCTTTGATAATTTTATCCAGTTTATCCACGTTGTTGTGGATATCTGAAATGATTAATATTTTCTTATCTGTGCTTGAAATTGTCATTTGAAATTGGAGCCACGCTACGGAATCGAACCGTACTCTGAGGTTTACAAAACCCCTGCATCGCCGACTATGCTTGCGCGGCAATTTGCTGTAATTTAAAGATCGCTAAATCTTTACTCTTCAATTCTATGTCAAAGTCAACAACTTGTCCAAAGTTTTTTGGATGATTTATTGGCATGTCTGCGTGTTTGCGAGTGCCATCTACTCCTTCAGAATAATGGAACAGAGGCTTGGTGGGCCAAGTGCGGTAAGCGTCATTGAAAGCTTCTTCGTCAGATTGATCACCATGCAAGAGAGATTGGTGCAAGGAGTCAAAGGTTACAGGAATACCGTGACGCTCATAAAAATACTTAATTAAGTTCTTGACTGACCAAGTGCCATTCTTGTTGTCGTTAACTTCAAGCACCAGTCTATCTTTTACGTTTGGCTTGAGGCGATTGTAAACCGACATAAATCTTTGAGACAATTCTTCTGGGTCGCCATCTTGTCTAATGTGAATGTTTAAAGGCGAACGATAATCTTTAGGACAGTCATAGAGATCGAAGAGCATAGCGTGTTCATCTAGGTCTCTAATTGAGTTGTTGATGACTTGTTCTTTCTGGGAAGTAAAGCTAACGAACTCAGGAGGATGGGAAGATATCCTTAAGCCTGATCTTTTTATCTCTTTCTTAGTCTCATCAATGATGTCAAAAATTTCTTTCGCATGGTCAAGTTCAGTGAGATCAATATCAAGGTCAGGATGACTGAGAAGAGGAGTAATCTCGCTAGAAAGTCTGTAAGATCCAATTCCGCTTTGAGCGCAATGAGAAATCGTTTTAAGAGTAACATTGAAATTATTTAGTATTCTGTTAGAGAGGACTTTCATCCCTTCCTCTCTGCCAAGGGCCTTGAATCTTGTGTAGGTCAGCGTTTGGAATTTCTCCCCTTTTTCGGACAAAACAAGGGAAATGCAGCAAAGTCCATAATTTATCACGCCCTCACTTTAGCTGGCTCCAAGGGAAAAACAAGGTCAAAATTCAGAATCTTCTTCTCCCATCCTCTCCATTAGCTTGTCGATTCGGCTGACCTCTGCTCCAGCCTTGTTCTTCAAACAAATGAGATGATTTAAATGAAGAAGAGTTTCTTCCCCGCTTTTAGACTCTCTGACGAGTTTCATCGTCGCTGCGATTTCCTTCTTTAGCCAAATAGAAGTTTTCTTAATCATTAAGCATTGCTGCTTGGCTTCTTTTTCAGTCATTTGGTTAATTTTATTTCTTCTAAGATGGCTAGTAAATCATCATCATATTGACTAGTCCATCCAGTATTAAAACCGGCTTGATCTTTAGCAAGAGTTTTAATCCACCCCTTGGAATTGCTCCCTACAGTTTCGTTAAAAACTCCGGTCTCTTCGCAAACAAAACCACTCAAAGACTCTGCGTTGTTGACAATGGTGCGAATTTCTTCGCTGCGTGTCCCTGCGTAGTAGAGGCGAAGAGTCCCAAACTTTTCTTTGGTTTGCAAAACGATGAAAGAGTCCTTGTCTTCTGGAGCCTTCTCTTCATTTATGTATTTTAAAGAACGTTCAACTCTCAAAAACGCCCAATTTAATATAAAAAACCAGCCGTCAGAACAGTCAAACGAGTGGCCTTTGCCTTCGAAAAACGGAGAGAAACGTTTACAAAGATAATTTTCTAGCTTTACATTCATGTTCTTTCAGATAGGTCTTCAATTATTGCTTCTGAGGTGTCCCATTTAAGATACTTTTCTAAAGCCATTATATCAAATAATTCATCTTTCGCCCAAAGAACTTCTTTGTAGTCCCCTAGAGTAGATTCTCTGTCACTTATGGAGCCCATGACAGCGCAAGAAGTATAATTATAAGCAAAATCAAGAGTAAAATACTGATCTTCTGTTTCGCCTTTCCAAATTTCGACCAACAGTTCCAGTTTTGTGTTAAAGAATTTCTCTACTAAGCAAAGTCGATCAACCTTTAGGCCTCTCATGTACTCAGAAGGATCTTCTTTTCGTGCTTTACTATTACTTGTGGATTTATCCATACTTTATGACCTTTTTCTTTTGCTTTTAAACAGAAGCCAACGTCTTCCATGCAGAAGTCGTGAGCGTTACCAATATTAAAGAAGATCGGCTGGAACCAAGGATAATCCAAACTCTCAAATACGCCTTTCTTAATTAGTATAAAACCAAAACCAGTGTAGTCAGCTACGAAGGGTTTTGTTTCGCCTACTATATCTTCTCTCTCAACGAACTTAAAGTAACCATTTTTTTCAAAAAACTTTTCGTCCCAATCCACAACAGTCGCAAACTTTTTGGGTTCTCTTGAGCCGTCTGCCATTAAGTATAATCCAGACGCAATATCAACCTCCATCTGAAGAAGTTTAATAAAGTCTTCAGGTTTGAAGATGATATCAGAGTCTATCCATAACATGTAATCATAATCGAGCTTTCCGCCCCAAGGCTTTTGCTGCTTGCCAGCTTGGACGTTGCCGCCGACGCACATGTTCCTAACATAGTAAATATTACATGATTCTTTCCTTGACAGGAAGACGGTAATTCCATTGTGGAGGCACCAATGGTAAAATTCAATGAATGAGTCAAAAAAAGACCCGGAAAAACTGTTTCCGGGCATACAAATAACTAACTTCATAAAATAATCACTTCTTCGGCTTCTTCTTTTCTTGATTTAGGCAGACGGCGACACGCTGCTTTGGGTTTGGAAATTCGTTCTTTGGAACTTCGCTCATGCAACGCTCCATGAATTTCTTTGCGTCTTCGTTCTTGCGTTTGTTTGGTACGGGCATATTATTTGATTTTAATTTTTAACTGTAAATTTTTGTTTGATTTTTCTTGAATGTAATCTTTAGCTGCTATCTTCCCTTCTTTAGTATATGGAAAAGCTCCATATGTGTAATTGTTTTTGTTTGAGATTATCATGTAGAATTTTTCTCTTTTTAGTTTTGGCATTTTTTATCCTTTATTTTATCAATCCTAGACAAAATTTCGGTAATCTTGTCTTCCTCTATCCTTTTTCTAGCCAAAAAGACTTCAAGATTTTTATAAAGAGATTCCAACTTTTTTTCTCTTGCTAAAGAAAATCCTTTTCGTTCAATTCTATCTATTTCATCGAGAACTTCAGCGGTCTTATTAATCCACCAAGCAGTAGTTTCCTGAAGTAAAAGAGCATCTTCAAAAATCTTATTTTCTTCAGCAGTCATCTCAGCTATATATTATATTACACATTCTATTTTATCATGTTTATTTGGCTAGTTCTGGCTCAACCTTGAACTCATAATGCATAAGCTCTTCATCGCCAGCAGTCCACTTGTGAGCTAGCCCTTCGCAAGAGAATTCTTGGCTGAAAGGTCTCCATGTTTTTGACTCTGGAGGTAACGATGATCCAATGAAAGCTCCTGAATCGCGCCAGACTATTCTATTGTTTGGTTGAGCGAACATCTGCCCGCCTTCACCCCAAAAAATATGAGCGCACTTGTGCCCGCTTGAGATTTCAGAGTATCCTAAATTATAATCCTCTCCATTGCACCAATCAATCGTAAAAGCGTACTTAGCTACATGTTTGCTTTTATCTTTAAGCAGCATATAAGCTGAAGCGTTTTTAAGATAATCAAATCGGTGTACTGAAAAATAATAACTAAAACAATCCCAAAGTTGAATCCAATGCAACTCAAAATTTGTTTGAGGCTCAAAAGTCTTTGATAAGTAATGAATTGGAACTCTAGCAAACTGCGCCCCGAATTCACTCATTACATTAAATAGCAAGCATCTTCTAGAAATTGAAACCACTGAGAATATTTCTACAGGAATCCATTCTCCAGTTGTTCTTGGCAGTGAGTCGTTAAGGAACGAGGTATCTAAATATGCTGTTTGAGTTGGTATTGATGTAGTTAAATAAGCCATAAAAACAAAACCCCGCCCGTAGGCGGGGAGTAACTTAAGTTACTTTTACTTTCTTCGGTTGGTAAGCTCCTTTTACAGGAACAGATAGCGTAAGCAGTCCATTCTCAGCGGAGGCTTTCAAAAGAGAAGCGTCCGCTGCGGTAGGAATCCACAGCGAGGCTTCAGCTTTTCTTTTTCCATTGGACGCTTTAATAGCAACCAAATCACCAATTTCATTTTCTCTCTTAACGGTAATATCTAGATCTTCTTTCGCAAAACCGGGTACTTCGATTTCGGAAACATATTCTCCACTCATCTTATCTAAGATGAAAGAGTCTTTATTATAAAGATCTAGTTTTTGAGTTTTCCCATCATTTGTTTGAATATAGTATATCATAAACAGTTTCCTTTAGCAAGAATCATGCCAACCTTAAAACCCGCCTTTTTACTGCTTATTTGAGACATTCTGAGACAAAATTGGCTGTCACAGTGACAGAGTTACACGCCCGTGCTTCCAAATCCGCCCGTTCTTTCGGTTGTAGACAAGGATTCAACTTGCTGCCAATCAATAGCGTGATACTTTTCAATAATTAACTGAGCAATTCGATCTCCAGCTTTAATATTAAAATCAAAATTTGAACCAGCAATATTTGGAGTAAGTCCCATCATGCTTGCGAGATCAATACTCAAATTCATTAAGACGACTTTAACTTCTCCACGATAACTAGAATCTACAACTCCAGCAAGGACATCAATGCCATTCTTAACTGCTAGACCACTACGAGGAGCAATTCTCGCGTAGTATCCTTCGGGCACTTCGATTGAAAGACCAGTGCTAACGAGAGCGCGACTCATCGGTTTAACCCTAACGTTTTCAGTCGCGTAGAGGTCATAACCTGCGTCTCCAGTCTTTTGGCGAGTTGGAGTAATCGCTAGATTATTCAGCTTTACGAATTTAACAGGAACTATTGATTCTATAGCCATGATTGTAAATGAGATTTGATCTTGGAGATGTTTTCTTCTTTTAGCTCTTGGTAATGAATTTTATAAAAATCAAATACTTCTTTGAATTTATTGCATTGCTCGTATTCTTTGATATAGAATACTCTTTGGATCTCATGAGCAACTATGTCCTTGGCGCAAGCAAAGCAAGGAGAAATTGTCAAGCATATGCTCTCTGCCTCTCCTTTCCTTATCAATGACAAGGCGTTAGTCTCCGCATGAATCATTATTTCTCGCTTCTTCGGACGATTCTCTTCCTTCTTCATCCACTCTTTGACAGCGAACCCTTTTTTCAATCCGTTGTAGCCGGTTGAAATGACCCTTCCCTCTTTATTTAGAATGCAAGCTCCGACTTTGGTGTGAGGGTCTTCGCTTCTAGACGAAGCAGCAAGGGCCATCATGCAACCATATTCGTGCCAAGAAAGTCTCATGGATAATATTGTCGCAAATCGGCAAAGAAAAGTCAAGTTTATTTGGAGCTTTTTCTGGCATTCTTCTATTATTAAATATGACAATTTCAGATGCGTCTACAAAATTATATCAATGGTACTTTCAGAATGATAGTTTCTGTGAGAACGATTTCACTAAACTGCTTACCATTTCAGAAAACCCAGAATCTGAAAGGGCTTGCGTGTTGTGTGCGCTTGAGGAATTTGAGAAGAACGGGATCGTAAAAAAGGCTAGTTTTAAAAATAATAATTATTGGATTCTCTCTAAGAAGTTTGACGCATACGAACAAAGCGTGACCATCTCTCCCAAAACTTCTTTTGTCATCTCGGAAGTAATCAATTCTTACTGCTCTCTGATTGAAAATGAATCTGAAAGATGCAACCCAATTTCGATCAGCGAGAAGGACATCAAGAACCTTCTGGTAATTTTCAACGACTTGCGCGAAAAAACTTTTGACAAAACCAAGACCTCATGACTAGGATGAGGTAGTTCTTTATCTGGGTGAACAGCCTACTGGGGACATCCCAGTTCAAACGCATCAGAGACATCAGGCCCGTAAAAAGACCCTAGTCAACTGGATCTAAGAAATCCAACGCCATTTCGGGAAAAGGCGACGTTCCGCAAGGAGAAGACTTTGAAAAAGCTGAAACCTCATTTTTCTCAAAAGAAAAAGCTGGCAGTTCCGTCCTAAGAGAAATCCCACCCGCAAAGGTAAAGAACTTAAACAAAGAGTTAGTCATTAGCTAGGCTCTCTTGAGAGGGCCGAAAATCTGATAAACAGACTGCGAAGGATTGAAATGGGTAACTCTTGATTATTTTGAAATCTCTATTTTAATTTAGAGATGACAAGCCTTTCCTATTTTAACTCAAAGAAAAATCATAAAGCTGGCAGTTCCTTTTACAAACCAGCCTTTCTTAAATACTATATTTTACTATGTCTAACCAGTTTCTAGGTATTGCAGGTGTTGCTACTGTCGGTAAGGATACTTACTATAAATTACTAAAAGAAATTTGCTTAGAAGACTTTGGAGTAAACGTAGTTAGATTTTCTTTGGCAGATTCTTTAAAAAAAGACTTGTTCTCTTTTATCTTAGAAAAATACAATGTTGATATTTTTAATTGCTCTACTGAAGACAAAAACAAAGTAAGACATGAGTTAGTAAATCACGCAAGGACAATGCGGCAAAATACTAAAGGTAGGTATTGGATAGAAAAGCTTCAGTCTGAAATCGAAGCTTATAAAAAATCTGAAAATTTTAAACAGTCAGATATTTTTTGTGTAACTGATATTAGACACTTCGAATATCCTAGCGATGAAGTCGTCTGGTTAAAGGAAGAAAATAAAGGGTTTTTAATTTATGTTGAAAAATTTTTTGAAGACGGTTCAGTTTGCGCTCCTGCAAACGATGATGAGAGAAGAAATGATCCTTTTCTTAGAAAAAATGCTGATCATTCTCTTTGTTGGAGGCATGGATGGCCTGAAAAATATTTAAAAGATTTAGTCAAAAAGACCCTTGACATTTCTATAAAAAAAGGTAAGCTTTATACACATGATAGAATCAACTGACAACGAACTTGTAACAAAGGTAAAACTTCATCAATGCAACCAATCATTAAAAACTCTTATAGAAAGGCATTCTCCTCTTTGTTTTGACATCTTTAAGAAGTATAATAAAATTCTTCAAGAAAGGGGGATAAGCCCAGAAGATCTTGTCAATGAAAAAGATTACATTATTTATAAATGTACTCTTAATTTTGATGAAAATCAGAACAGTAAGTTTTCGACTTGGCTGGCTAATCATGTTAAATACAAATGTTTAACAAACATTACAAAACACAAATGGACAATTTCTCTTGATGATGAAAATCAAAAGACATTAGCAGCAAATCTCTGTCAGCAGTCGAATGATTTTGAAGAAAAAAAAGATTATATCTTTAATCTACTTTGTCAAATGAAAGACAAAAGACTTGAAAAGATAATCCTGTTAAGATATTACGGAGACAAGTCCTCTCGCAAATGGAAGAATATATCAAAAGAACTTGGAGTCACATATCAGACAGCAATCACTTTGCACAAAAAAGCTCTTGAATTTTTAAAGACTAAAATTGAGAGCAAAGAGATGCAAGATTTTGTATAAATTGTCTTTACTTTTCCTTCGCGAGGAGCTAGTATTTATTTGCATAAATTATGCCTACTCCTACTCCTAATACTAGCAATACTGAAAGCAATACAATTCGACGAGAACTTGGCGCACTTTGGAGCCGTAAAGGCTCTAGTGGTTCTGAGTATCTAACCGGGAAATTCCGCCTTAAGGACATCAAGGATAACTTTGATGAAGTTAAGATTATTGTTTTCCCAAATAACAAGAAGAAGAACGATGGCTCTCCTGATTTTCAGATCTTTATGGAGAAGGCCCAATATGAAACCCTCACTGGAACTCAAGGCGCTCCTGCTTCTGAACCCGCTCCAGCAGCAAAGACTCTCCCTCGCGTAGCAACGGTTAAGCCATTTCCAAAGGCCGCAGTTAGTCAAGTTAGCGCAGATGATGATTTGATCTAATATGAAATTTGCCTTACATCTTCCAGTAAATTCGACCAGCTTTGGTCAGGTTTCTATTCAGCTTCTTAAAGAGATCTATTCTTTGAAGTTGGAGCCGTCATTATTTATGATTGGCGCTCCTGACTTCGGGCAGGAAGAGATTACGGAAGATTTTAAGAACTGGTTTAATTCTTGTTTGAAGAAAGGTCTTCGATATCATTCAAGAAAAGATCCAATTTTTAAATTATGGCATATTAATGGTTCGCTTGAGTCTTATAGTGACAGGCAATTTCTCCTTACGTTCCACGAACTTGATGCCCTCACTCAGGCTGAAATTAATATCTTAAAAAATAATGACAAGGTATTAGTTTCCTCTCCTTATTCTGTGAAGGTATTCAACGAGCATGGGGTAGGTAATACTTCTTATCTGCCCCTGTTCTTTGATGCAAAGAATTTTAAAGCCACAAACAAAACGTATTTTAATGACGGAAGGGTTACGTTTAATCTCTGTGGTAAGTTTGAAAAGCGCAAACATCATGTAAAAGCTATTCGTGCATGGGTCAATAAGTATGCAAACAATAGTAATTATTCTTTGCAATGCGCTCTTTATAACAACTTCATTTCTCAAGAAGATAACACCAAGCTGATCAACATGGCGGTGGAAGGAAAGAAATTCTTTAATGTTAGTTTCTTCGGCCACATGGCTCAGACTAATCTTTACAATGAATTTCTAAATTCAGCAGATGTTATCCTTGGAGCTTCTGGCGGTGAAGGATGGGCTTTACCAGAGTTCCAATCTGTTGCAATCGGCAAGCATTCCGTAATTGTTAATGCTCACGCATATACTGCTTGGGCAAACGACAAGAACTCTGTTATGTTGCAAGCATCTGGGAAGACTCCCGCTTATGACAATATGTTTTTCCATGAAGGACAAGAATTCAATCAAGGAAATATTTTTGAATGGTCTGAGGACGCTTTCATTGAAGGCTGCGAAAAAGCTATCGCCAGAGTCAAGCGAAGCAAAATAAACCAAGAAGGATTGAAGCTTCAGGAGCAGTTCACCGTCAAAAAAACCACGGACCAAATTTTGTCTCTCTTTTAATATGCCTGTTTACATTTTTCAAAATCCCAAGACAAAAGAATACAAAGAAGTTTTTCTTTCGATTGACGCAGAGAAGGTCTACAGCGAAGGCGAGGTAAAATGGCAAAGGATTTTCCTATCTCCTAATGTAAGTGTAGATACTCAGATAGATGCAAACTCTGAGCAAGATTTTGTTGAAAAAACTAAGAGAAAGAATTATAATCTTGGTGAAATGTGGGATGCTTCGAAAGATCTTTCTGAAAAGAGAGAAAAAGAACGTGGAGTAGACCCTGTTAAAGAGAAGTCTCTAAAAGAATATTCCAAGAAACGTCGTGGCGCAAAGCACACGAACAGAGTCGTACTCTAATTTTTTTTGATTTCCCAAAGCAGTTTATTGTCAGTGTAATTTATTATCCCTATATGAGCAAGGCTATTAACTTCCTAGATGAAATGGCGAACTTTACGTTCGTTACAAAATACGCAAAATACGATGAAAAGAAGAAGCGTAGAGAAACATGGGACGAGACTGTTACAAGAGTCGAGACCATGCACTTGAAGAAATTCAAATACCTACCAAAAGAAGACAAATATGAAATCTCAAAAGCTTTCGACTTGGTTAGAGAAAAGAAAGTCACTCCTTCAATGCGGAGTATGCAATTCGGCGGCAAGGCTGTTGAAGCGCATAATGGAAGAATTTTTAATTGTCTTTCAAAAGATACATCATTCATTACCTCTAATGGCGTAAAGAAATTTTCTGACTTTTCTGATGGAGACAAAACGATTGTTTTAACTCATAAAGGTAATTGGAAAAATGCAACTGTAAAATATTTTGGAGATGATTTTCTTTATCCAGTTACAGTTTCTAGGTGCAAGAATAAACAAACCATTTTCGCTACTAAAAACCATCGATGGATTCTTAAAGACGGCTCCTTTGTCTCTTCTCTTGAAGAAGGACTCGCTCTAAGAGGCGCAGAAGACATCTTCTCTTCTTTTAATTATGACAGTGCTTCTCCATTGGAAAAGCTATATTGGTGCTATGGATATGTTTTTGGAGATGGCTCGATAGTAAATAGCAAAAATAATTCCTATTCAATGGTCCGACTTTGCAAGAAAGATCAGAAATATCATACTCGTTTCGAAGAGATTGGATTTAATACGTCTTTACCTTTGTCATGTAATGGAGACTTTTTTGCTTACACCGGATCTTATTTAAAGACTGCTCCAAATCCAGAGATTGATTCTCCAGAAATGATTAGAGCATTTGTTGCTGGCTATTGTGATGCAGATGCTGCTAAAAACTCAAATTCTAATAGAAACTATAATACTGACAATAGATATTCAAGCATTCAAGCCAGCGGTGAAAAACATATTGATTTTATAAGATCATGTTTCCCAATTGCAGGAATTTATATTGTATCTGAAGAAGATCTAAGCGGAGAAAAGACTAACTTTGGAATTAGGACTTCTCCAACAATTAGATTTAGAATTTTTAATGCTCCAAATAATAAAGAAAATAGCAATACTCCTTTTGTTGTTTCTTCTATTGGAGAACCTGTTTTTGGAGAAACTTGGTGTTTAATTGTCGAAGATGATGAATCGTTTGTTTTCCCAAGCGGCTTGGTTACTGGCAACTGCGCTGTACGCCATATTGATTCTATTCGTTCTTTTGCTGAGTCCTTTTATACTCTTCTTTGTGGTACTGGTGTTGGATTTGGCATCACTGATAAGCTGCTCAATCGGCTCCCTGATCTCGTTAACGCTAAAGACAAGACAGGAGCGGTAATCACTTATACTGTAACTGATAATATTGAAGGTTGGGGCGACTCTATTGAAGCTCTATTAAATTGTTATTTCAAGAATACTGCTTATTCTGGGCGCAAGATTGTTTTCGATTATAGCAAAATTCGTCCAAAGGGCGCGAAGCTCAAGACTGGCGGCGGAAAAGCTCCCGGTTACAAGGGGCTCAAGAACTGCCATTTCAAGGTTAAGCTCTTGCTTGACACTATTATTGAAGACAGCAATCAAACTCGCCTTAAGACCGTCAATGCCTATGATATTTTAATGCATTGCGCTGACGCAGTCTTGTCAGGAGGCATTCGCCGCTCTGCTTGCAGTGTCATTTTTGATGCTCAAGACAAGGACATGATGAACGCAAAGACTGGCGACTGGTTCCTTGACAACCCCCAGAGAGCTAGGTCAAATAATTCAGCAATTATTATTCGCGGCAAGACTTCTTATGCAGAGTTTGAAACTCTCATTAATAAGACTAAAGAGTTTGGTGAGCCGGGATTCCTATATGTTGTTGACGAGGATCAGCTTTTAAATCCTTGTTTTGAAATCTCGTTTATTCCTATCACTAAAGATGGACGTTGTGGGTTCCAGTTCTGCAACCTTACTTCTATTAATGGCGCTAAAGTTAAGTCTCTAGAAGATTTTAAAAACGCTTCTTGGGCAGCTTCATTGATAGGTACATTGCAAGCAGCATATACATCTTTCCCTTATCTTGGCCATACATCAGAAGAATTAACTGAACAAGAAGCCTTGCTTGGGGTTTCTATCACTGGAATGATGGATAATCCAGACATTCTTTTCAATCCAGAATATCAAAGAGAAGCTGCCAAGGTATGTGTCAATACTAATATTGAATGGGCTAAGAAGATTGGAGTCAATCAAGCCTCTAGAGTAACTTGTATTAAGCCAGAAGGAACCAACTCAATTGTATTGTCTGCTGCTTCTGGAATTCACCCTCATCACGCTCGCAAATACTTCCGCCGAATTCAAGTCAACAAGGAAGATAACGTCTATAAGTTCTTTAAGATGTTTAACGAACACGCTTGCGAAGAGAGCGTTTGGAGCGCAAACAAGGTAGATGATGTTATTACATTTCCTATTGAAGTAGATGAGAATGTCAAGATTAAGTCTGGACTTAATGCCATTGAACATCTAGACCTTATTAAGTTGACCCAAACTAATTGGGTAAATTGCGGGACAACCGAAGCCAACAAGAAACCATTAAATCATTCAGTTAGCTGCACAGTTATCGTTAAAGATGACGAATGGAAGACTGTTACAGAATACCTTTACAAGAATCAAGAATACTTTACTGCTGTTTCATTACTGCCTTACTCTGGAGATAAAATTTATCAACAAGCTCCAATGGAAGCCGTCATAACCCCTGAAGACGAAGAAAAGTTCAATAAGCTTCAGGCAGAATGGTCACAGGTTGATTTCACCAAACTTATTGAGGATGAAGACGAGACAAGTCATACTCAAGAAGCTTCTTGCGCTGGAGGGAAATGCGAGCCAGTTAGTTTGTAAACTTTTGTGTCTTTTTTATTCATATGGTGCTTCTAGCGTGTAGAGTATTATATGAACTTTACTGTTGGTTTTTCCAACGAAATTAAAGCATTAAAAAAGCAAGATGACTGCAAAAAATACAGTCAATTAAAAGACAGCGACTTTCTATTTCAGAGAGTCGCTCTTTTCTTGTCTTAACGCCTTAAAAATGTAAAAACCGCTATTGAAACTTATATTTAATAACTAATATGACACCAGCAACAGGAGCGACTATGGATTGGCAAACTTTATTTAATATAGCATTATCTATTCTCAGCTTCTTAGCTGCTTGGATTTTCAAAAGGAACTTCCAAATGATAGACAAACAAGAAAACAAAGTATCAGATCTTGAAAAGAAGATCTACGGCATCGAAATAGCACTTCCTAAAGAATACGTCAATAAAGAAGACCTTAATAAATTCTCAGAGAACATTAATGCTAGATTTGATAAACTAGAAGTTAAGCTTGATAATATCATTGAAAGAAGTAAATAATGCTTTCCTTTTTAGTATTAAATTACAATCGACCTAAAGAAACTGAACTTTGTTTAAAATCAATTAAGCAATTTACTAAGTTCAATCACGAAATAGTTTTACTAAATAATGGCGGCGAAGACCACGCTGCCATTTTTTCTTTTTTCAATCAAGGATTAATTGATAAACTCATCTTAAGGAAAAAAAATTCTGGCTGCGGGTTAGGGACAAGAGAGCTTTTTAATGACTTTAATCTTGATAATGATTATGTAGTTTATGTACAATGCGATCAGTTCATGGTTAGAGACTTTACTATTGAAGAGTTCAATAGCTACAAACAAGCATTAGATCAAAATAAATCTGCTGCTCATGTTGACCTTTCTGGAAATCAAGGCAATGGCAGATATTCTGAAAGAGCGCACTTAACTAGCAAAAAGTTCTATAACTCTATTCCCAATTCAAAAGGTGGCCCCGGACCTTATGCAAACGAGTTATGGACAGAAGAATCAATTCAAAATTTCTATAAAGATAATCAGTTAAAATTCTTTGTGGCTACATTGTTGTTTGCTGATAACGGCAAGGTTTCAATACGGGAATACCCTTGCGGCGGAAGGCTCATCCAACACACAGACACAAAAGAAGTAATTATCGATTCTCCAATCAAGCAAAGGATAGATTTCCCCAATGTAAAGCTCACAGACGGAGAGTGGGAATCTATTTTAAATGACACTTGGATTAACGGTACAATCCCAGAAGGCCATAAAAATAATTCTTTTTTATGTTGGAAAGATTCTTTGGGGATTGATATAATGAATGGATGAAAGTCTACCTTTGTGGAATCACACAAAATCAAAAGAAAAATATAGATGATTTAACTAGGGACTGTTACAAGGCTTTTGATGGTTTAATTTACGTTGATGGCGGCTCCACAGATGGAACTAAAGAACTTCTAGAAGAAAGAAAAGGTTGTGGTCAAGTTATCTATCGTAAATGGACTAATGATCATGACTTTCAGATGAATGAGTTCTTGCGCCAAGGCCCACTTAAGATTGGCGACTGGTTCGTCCTCAGAGATTCTAGAGAAAGATTTAATCCTGAATGGGTCGCAGGGATCAAAGAGCTAATTCAAAAAGCTAAACAATCAAATATCAAGTCTATCTATAACTATGGCAAAGGTTTCGCCTTTGAATACTATGATGACATGTTCTTTCATGGCTCTCCTCATTGGGGTTTAGTTGGAGCCAGACCACAAGCCGTAGACCTATCTCAATTCTTCGACGAGAATAAAAAAGAACATACTTGGAGACTAAGAGATGGAGAAGACGATCCCGAAAGAGACGAATCTTATTACATTGACCATTTCTTTAAATACTATTATGTATATGGCAGAAGCAACCACCTCCTCCTAGGTAGAGAGAATAATCAAGAGGGCTTCCAAAGAGCGGAGGAAAACAGAAAACAATTTAGAATGTACTGTCATTCTATAGGTTTAGAATTTAATACTGAATCTTTTATTAAATACGCAACTTCTGGAGGGAAATATGATTCTAGATTTATAGAGTTTATTAATTCAGAAGATATTCTTAAAGATTTTTATAGGAATAAAATCTTAAACGAGCCAATTAAAAGCATTCAAAGCAATAGATATTTTAGAATTTAATGAAATTTTCTTCTTATACTTCTGCGTTTAATCTCATTAAGATGGGCTTTGATTGGCAAAATTCTATCCTGAATTATTCACAGTTCATGGATGAGGTAGTTATTGCTATAAACACTTCAGAAGATAACACATTTGAAAGCGTCAGTAAGTTTCTAGAAGAGAAAGGCATTTCTAACGTCATTCTCTGTCAATGCGCTTTCGACTACTCTGATCTGGCGTTTGATGGTAAAATTAAAAACTTTGCGCTGCAACACACTTCTGGAGATATAAAGATTTCTTGCGATATAGACGAAAGATTTCCTTTGAACCAAAAGGATTTATGGCGCACTGTAGGAGAGTATTTATTATCTCAGAATGAAGTTTCTGCATTTTTAATTCCAAGTATTAATCTATGTGGAGACATTTACCACTATAAAGACATTGGGTATAAATGGTATATGCATAAAGATGGGCTTTATCGTGGAATTGTTAATTTCGCTAAGAGACAAGATGGTAAAATAGATACCGATAGAAGCGATACCTGTGAGCTTATAGACGCTAATGGGAACCTTGTTCAAACTTTAAAATTTAATAATTCAATAGAAAGTCTTAGAGAAGGACAAATTCCTTATGTCTTTCATCACTGGGCTGTAGATAAAGACCAAAGGATAAAGCAAAATGAATTCTGGCAACCTGTCTGGTCTAATCGCGCAGGTAAAGAAATAAACACAAAGACAGACTTTTTAAAAATGCAAACAAAAGAACACCAATTAAAAATATGAGAGACAAGTTGTTTAATAAATGCATTTCTTCAGTTCATAATGCAAATTTAAATTTATCAAAATTAAATGAGCATGTTTTAAAACAAGAAGGAATGAGCAGTCAATTTCAAAGACACTTACTAAATAATGTTTGTGATTTTGATGGTTGTAAATATTTGGAAGTTGGTTCTTATCTTGGGTCAACAATATGCTCCGCAAGCTTTAAAAATAATGGAGATTTTTATGGAGTAGAAAATTTTAGTGAATTTGTCACAGAAAATGATTTTACAGCAACCCATAGAAAAGAACACGTTAGAGAAAATTTATATAAAAACATATCTGCATTAAATCAACCAACTGTAAAAATACTAGAGAAAAACTTTTTTACTGATAAAATAGAATTAGATAAAAAAATAAACATCTTTTCTTACGATGGAATCCATCGCGAACAAGCGCATTTTTTAAATTTAAAAATAGCAAAAGATTTTTTAGATGAATATTTTATTTATATTGTAGACGATTGGTTTTGTAACGTGAGTTTCCCCAAAAAGAACACCTTTAACGCAATAAATAGTTTTAATTTTGAAGTTTTATTTTATTCAGAATTGCTAGACAGAACTGGAACAGGCCTTTTCTTGCTCAAAAATTATAGATAAAACTAATTTAGTTGTTCAAAATGGAAGCAAATAGCACTAAGCATAAATTAAAACGTGGCATATTTGACAAATGACAAAATAAAAACGATTATAGAGTATGGCTAAAAAATTATATGAAATTGGAGTCGGTCATTTAGGAGTTGCTTATGGGGCTTTATTATGGGATAATCCAGAATGGGAGGTCGTGATGTTCGAACCTCATCCTGTATATTACAAAGATATTTTAAATGCTATCATAGATAAAAAAAATGCTACTGTTCATAACGTGGCAATTGGTGATTTTAACGGAGAAGTAGAATTTTTTGAAAAAGACACAAGCTCTTTCATTAAAGACATAAATTCTCCAATTTTACAAACAGGACATTCTACGGAACAATCTTTGAATTCCTTTGCAGTTCAAGTAAAAAAAATATCTGAGTTTGATAATGGCGATATTGATTATTTAAGAGTAGACACGGAAGGGGCAGAGTATTTTGTTTTAAAATATTTAAAAAGTCGGCCAGAAATAATTAATATAGAAACGCACGGAGACAACGCTCAATATATAAATCCATATCTTTATGAAATTGAAGAGTGGATGGAAAAAAATAATTACTCTAAAACATCTATAGATAACTGCGATTCAATATATAAAAGAAATTATTAATCATGAATAAAAAAATTAATATTAACTATGAAGATATAGTTAAAAAACACATCTTGTACACCTTTATTAATCAATACAGTAATCAACTTTCGCATTCAGATTTACTAGAACTTCTTTTTAAAATCTTTTCAAGAAAAGAAAAAGCCATTCAAAGATTAATTAAATATGTAGAAAGCGAAGTGGAATCAAAAGAACGGCCAATAAAAAAAGTTTTAAACAACATATCAATGTTTGCTATCCTTTTCGCAAGATACATAAATAAAAATGATGAGGGCGTATGGCTAGAAGGATATTCAGAAAACAAACCATTTTAAATATATAAGACAATACAGCGTATAAAATTTTTAATTAAAAATATGAAAATAGAATGTGTCTGCGTCTCCACCGATCATGAGGATTTTTTAGAAAATGTCATTCCTTTAAATAAAAATCATTTTGATGAATACCATATAGTAACGAAAAAAGAAGATTATAAAACTATCGATGTCGCTAATAGACATGGAGTAAATCTTATTTTCTCAGAACTTTTCACAAAAAACAATAAAAAATTTAATAGAGGCGCTGTCTATAACGAAGTCTTTAAAAAATTAAAACATAACGATTGGGTCGTGCTTTTAGATTCGGATATAGTTTTACCTTCTAATTTTAGAGCTTGGTTTCAATATTTTAATGAAGAATGCTTTTTTGGAGCCAGAAGGATAGACGTACCAACAAAAAAATTATTTTTAGAAATAATTGAATCTAAAAAGGTTCCAAATGATAGCATCGTTTTCAGAGGCTATGGGTATGGATATTTACAAATTTTTAATACACAGTCAGAAGTATTTAAATCTCTTGGAGAATCCCCCTATTCAGAATGCTACGATACCGGAGAAGGAGATTGGATTTTCAGGAATCAATGGGGAGATCTAATATATAATCCACCTCTTAACGATAATCCTCATGCAGAAAAAAATAGTAATGATTTTGGAAGCAATCTCTTAAGAGAATGCCCTTTTCAAGTTTTGCATTTGGGTATCCCCGGTGTTAATGGCAACCAAAGACGAGTAGAAAGATTTGAATAATATGGGGAATATAAATAAATTTAAAATACAAGATTATATACAAAAATATAATACGTTAACGTTTTTTGAAACTGGATCTGGCGAAGGAAAAGCAATAGGAGAAGCTAGGAAACACAAATTTCAACAAATTTTTTCTACCGAAATCATTGAAATGCAAGTCTTTAGGCTTAATGCTTATTTTTCAAAAGATCCAAGAGTTTGCATTTTGTGTGGAAATAGTCCTTCTATTTTAGAAAAGATACTACCTAAAATAAAGACAAATATTTTGTTTTGGTTAGATGCCCATTATCCGGGAGCAGATATAGGATTGGCAAAGCATGATGACGAAAAGAATTTAAATATAAGACTTCCATTAGAAAAAGAAATAGAAGTTATTTTTAATACAAGAAAAGATTTTAATGATGTTATTCTTTGCGATGATTTAAGGATTTACGAAAGCGGCCCCTTTCAAAGTAAAAACATGGATGAAGCCGGTTATGGACATATTAAAAAATACGGGCTTGAATTCATGGAAAAATTAAATGATAAATATAAAATCATAAAGCATTATCAAGATGAAGGATATTTAGAAATTATTCCTAAATGAAAAAAGCAATAGGCTTTAACTTGGGGCAGAGAGGCGATTTATGTATGAATAGTGTCGTCGCTAGGCAGCTTAAAGAGCAATTACAAGACGTACACCTAATTCTTGGAATTGCAAAAAAATACGCAGACACCGCTCCGTTGTTTTTCAACCACCCACATATAGACAGCATTCATATATATGAAGGATACGACGATTGGCCCACGCAAGAAGATAAAAAATATTTAATAAATCAAAAATTTGATTTAATTTTTCACGGCCTTCCTAATCATACAAGAGACGATTGGTGGAAATTTTTTCATCAAACAGAAGAGGTTTGCTTAATGAACGGACTTAATAAACCTAAATCAACAAAATGTTTTTTAACAAAATGGTTTGATACAGAAAAAGGATTTAAAAACTTCATCGCTTTCGCTCCTTTCGCTGGATTTTATAATAAAAAAAACAATGAGAAAACTCTTTCTTTTGAAAAAGCTCAAACAATAGTAAATGACATAATTTCACTTGGATATAACGTCCTTCAACTTGGCGGTCCCGACGAACCACAACTTAAGGGCGCAGTTAAGATAAACGTTGATTATTTTTCTAATATCAAAAATATGCTTAGTTGTAAGGCGTTAATACATACAGACACTGGGTGTGGATGGATTGCGTCAGCTTATGGATTCCCATGTGTTGGTTTGTATTCTAATCAATATTATGGAAAAGAATTCGTCAAAAATATACAGCCCACAAACGAAAACTCAATTTATTTAGACGATATTTGCTGCAATTCTATAGATAATATAAAAGTAATACAGGCTTTAAAAAATATTTTTTTATGAAAAATAGAGAATACGGAATTCGAATGGGCGGGAACGAGTATGATTTTGAAAACCTCATTTCATCATATGTTTCTAATTTAGAAAAAAAACAACAGTTCTCCTATCTTGAAGTAGGGATCGCAGACGCTAAAACCTTTAAATGCGTTTTTGATATCGCCAAAGAAAATAATAAAAATGAAGCTGACTTATATTTTATAGGCGTTGACATAAAACCTGCGTACATAAGCGAAGCCAAAGTTTGGAATGCGACATATGGCGACGAATTAAACGTCATAACCATAGAAGATCCAAAAATAAATTATGATGAGTTAATTAAACAAAATCATGCGAACTTCATAATTTGCGAGGCAAATGAATTCCTTAAGAATTTTTTAATTAGAGAAATAGATATTTGCTTTATTGATGGATGTCATGGATATGAATGCGTAAAAAACAATTTCTTAAATGTAGAAAAGAAAATAAAAAAAGGCGGATATGTTATTTTCCATGATTCTGGATTTCTAGAACAAGGAAGCGATTATCAACCACATTGCAATGACTGTATAAATGTTAGAAAAGCTATTAAAGAAGTAGGCCTTTTGGATAATAAATATGACGGTTGGTGCTATATCAAAGAGACTCAAGGCTCAAGGAAAATAGGACTAGACGGGAATAGTTCTTCTATATTTAGAAAATTATAAAATACAAAACTTAAGTTAGATGAATGTTAAGTATACAGAAATTATAGAACAATACGGAAAATTTAAAATTACTCCGGGATATGGTAATCTCTCGGATAATTTATTTTTGACTCCGTTAATGAAAAAATTTCAAGATATCGAAGTCGAAGTAGCAGATGAAGAGGTTAACATTTCAAGAGCGCAAGTATTTAATAATTTAGCTAATGTGCAGATTAAAAAAGTAACAGAAATAATTAAAACAACCCCAATTACGAGAGGCAAGACTCATATATCTCAAGCTATTTTGGATTATTACGGTATTGAAGACGTTAATTATTTGCCATTTGTTAAGGTCACTCAAGAAGAAATTGAATGGGCAAAAAAGTTTTTAGAAAAATACTCTAACCCTTTAGCCATCGTACCTACAAATAGCTGCTCTTGGGACAGAACAAATTATTTCGCTCAAGTACGAACTTTTAATTTTGAAATGTGCAAGTTCTTTATCTCTCATTTTGGTAAAAAATACACGCTTTTACAGTTTGGAGTCGATTCTAATTATTATAAAACGATGACGACAAGTTTTTTTAATTTGCCTAATGTCGTTCATATTAAAAATTTAAATATAAGACAGCTTGCCGCTTGCTATTATGTAATTGGGAAAATAATAAGTTGCGATACTGGCGATCCTTATTTAATGGTTGCTGTCGGCGGTAAAGTTCTAGAAATGGTCCCAATGGATATACCTCATATCTATAAGCACTGGGAATATAATTATGTTGACGAAAGTTTATGGAAAGGCGAAAAAATCAGAGCTAAATATTTTGATATGAAAGACTATAAAAAAACACTAGAATATATAAATTTTGATTTTTAAAATGAAGGAACTTAAAGATAAGCGCTATATAACTAAGCATTATTAAAACAAAGAATATTTAGAAATTGTTCTTAAATAAAATGAAAGATAAACAAATAATTATTGGTTCTCAAGGAGGAGGACTAGGAGACAACTTGCAGATAACTCCTCTTTTTAAATATTTTGAGAATGGAACTTTAGAAATAATTAATAATGATTACGGTAAAGACCTTTCTTCGGTTTATGAAACAATTGCTAAAATTGAATTTAAAGACAGCCCAATAAAACAAGAAATTTTTTTCTCTAAATACGGCAATCCTGAACGGTCAAAGGCGTTGAGGAACGGAGCCTTAAATTATTTAACTATATTTGGAATAGAAAACGAAGTTTCTCCAATCCCTAAAGTCAATTTAAATCTAGAAGAAATTCAAAAAGCTAAACAAAAACTATCTAATTATAAAAATCCAATAGCATTAGTCACATATGGTGGAGGATATAAGAAAGACGACACCCTTCAGATGTATCCAGAATATCGACTCCTAGCAAAAGAAAAATGGCAATTTATAGTAGACCAACTTAGCCAAAAATACACAGTATTACATTTTTTCAAAGGAGAAAATTTAATGAAATTAGAGAACTGCATAGAAATAAATAACCTTTCTATTTATGATCTAAAGCATTATTTTGCAGTTATAGGCAAATATCTAGGGATAGACACTGGTTCTTATCATCTTATGTTGGCAGTAGGAGGATTTGCTCATGCGATTGTACCGGATTTATCTTGGCAGCATCAATATTATCCCCCCAATTGGCAATACGACGAAGAGCTATGGGAAAAAGAAGGCAGTATGAGAGTTAAATATTACAATAAAGACAGAGAATGGCAAAACGTTTTAAATTATCTATAAAAATATGAATATAAATTATCCAGACCAAACAAAAAATATAACAATTTATAAAACTCAAGATGATAAAAAATGTTTAATTTTTTCTGTATATGGCGACGGCGGAAGATCACAAGAAGAACTGAAAAGACATCAAGTCGTGATGGATAGCCAAGAAAAAGTATTTGCAAAATTAAATATCCCATTAAATAGATTCTATCATAATTTTAATTACTACGGAATGGGCCCTAAAATAACTGAAATAGTTAATTCTTTAATTGATAAAATAGACTATTTTATTATTCTAGATATTGATATATGCCCTTTAAGAAGCACTTTTGTTAGTGATATTATTGATAAAATCAAAGACGGAAACACTGTCTTTGGAGGAGCGCAACAATCAAATCATATCGCCGTAAATGGTACAAAAAATCATTTGTATGCAAGCCTATCATTTTTTGGCATTTCTTCGGCTATATATACCAAATTAGGATTTCCAAGTTTTGAAAGTAATCACAGAGGAGACGTAGCAGAAGAAATTGGGTGGATGATCGAAGAAAAAGGACACAACCTGTGTTTATCTTTCCCGTCTTCTTTTATTGAAACGACTACTGAAGAACAGCAAAAGTATGGAGTCCCAGCATTTTGGGATTTAGGCAATGGACATAAGTTCGGACTAGGAACCACTTATGGAGATTATGTTTTTCATGCAACGATGCAAAGTGTACCGAGAAGCACTGATTTATTTGTAGAAAAATGTATTGAAGTTTTAAAAAGCAACATTTAAAAATGACAAATATAATATTTGGCAAAAATGGCTTCGTAGGCAAAAGTGTTGAGACGACAGGAGAGACCCCAACAAAAAACGAATGCGATTTAAAAAATTACGAATCGACTTTATCTTATTTAAATAAATTTAAAGATCAAAAAATTAATATTATAAATCTTGCCGCAAAAGTCGCAGGAGTACTTTATAATAAAAATCACAATGTAGAAATGCTATATGAAAATACTTTAATATCATTAAATTTAATCAAAGCAATAAAAGAGTTGAATCTTGATTGTTATCTCCTTTCAATATCTAGTGTTTGCGCTTATGATGAAACACTTACAATGGAAGAAGGTAAATATTTCAATGGGCTTCCATCAGAAAATAATTTTGGATATGGAATTTCAAAGAAAATTTCTTATCTATCGGCGAAAGCTTTACAGATAGATAATCCTAATTTTAAATTCGCTTGTCTGATTCCTACAAATATGTATGGAGAACATGATAACATAAGCCCACAGTTTTCGCATGTTGTTCCCGCTCTATTTATGAAAATGCTTAAAAAAGACGAGGAAGAGGCGAATATTTTTGGAAACGCAAATAACGTTAGAAATTTTTTATATGTAAAAGATCTAGGCAGAGTTATTGATTTTTTCGTTAATAAACAAGCTGAAGGATATTATAATATGGCTTCAGACGAAGGAGTAAGTATTTTTGATTTAACAGAAAAAATAAAAAATATTACAAACTGCACAAAAAAAATAAATTTTAATTTTTCAGGACAATCGAATAGTAGGATTGTTAAAAATGATAAAATAAAAATCTTTTATCAACAACATGGAAAAAATTTACAGATTACCCCTCTTGACGAAGGTTTAAAAAATACTTACGAATGGATTAAAGATAAAAAATATGAAATACCCTCTACAAACTGATAACTTTACTTTTTGGGACAGAGTTAAAGCAGCTTTGTTCGTGCTTAATAAAAAGAATAGACTGACCACTGGGCCAAAAGTTCTTGAACTAGAAAGAAAATGGGAAAAAATTGCTGGTATCCAAACAAAATGCGTTGCTGCTTCTTCTGGGTCAACAGCTAACCATCTCTTGGTTGAAACGTTTATTCAAAGCCTTAATCTTAATCCCAAAGATATTATAGTTTTCGTTCCATCGACTACTTGGGCATCGTCAGTAAGCCCTTGGATAATGAGAGGATGCAAAGTCGTTTTTGTAGACATTAATCTTGGGGACTTTAGTTTTAATTATGATGAATTAGAAAAGAAGCTTGAATCTTACAAAAATCCAAAAAAGATTAAAGTAATCTGGCCTACCGCATTGATTGGTTTCGTTCCTAACATAAATAAGTTAAAAGAGCTAAAAGAAAAATACAATACATATCTATTTGCTGATCTTTGTGAAACTACAATGGGAAACTATTATGGCAAAAATATTCTTAGTTGTTTTGATATGGCGACTACTTCTTTCTTTTGGGCACATCAAATCTGCGGAATTGAGATGGGAATGCTCTTTATGCAAGAGAGCTTTATTAAGAACTCTGAGCTTTATATAAACGCCCAAATGATTCGCAGTCACGGCTTAACTAGAGTGCTTCCAAAAGGCAATGTAACTCGAAAGACAATAGAAGACAGCGCACCAGAAGTTGATCCTGAGTTCTTGTTTTATAAAATAGGCACTAACTACAGGACTACTGATTTAAATGCTTTTTTTGCATTGATGGATACAGAAAAGTATTATGCATACATAAACGAAAGACGAGAGATCTGGGAATATTTTATCGCTAATCTTCCTCTAGAATATAGAAAACTTAATTTAAATATCGTTCCTTTTTGTCTTCCTTTAATAAGCGAAACTAAATCAATCAAGGAAATAAAGAAAAAATTAAACGAAAACGGATGGGAAACTCGTCCAGTGATTTGTTATCTGCCAATTAATCCTGCGTTTGAACAGTTCGCCAAAGGAGAAAGGTTTCCAAATAGTAAATTCTTAAATGATAATGGATTTTATGTTGGATTAAATAAAGATATTACTTTCAAAGATATCGACAAACTGATTTCTCTACTATGAAAATAGCTTCATTTGGAGCTAGATTTTTTGGCGGTCAAATTTCTAGAATAGAAGAGGGCTTTTGTAAATTAGGACATGAAATTAATTTTGAATGCCCTGACGTTATTTTCAGTAATGATCCGGGTTTTTATGAAAAAGCATACAAGTTAAAAGAAAAGAACCCAAAAGCAAAACTAATATTTAACGTATTAGACCTGCCTCCTCATTATATAGACGAATCTAAATACGACATCTCTAGGTATCCTTACATAAATAACCCAAATAGAGACTTCAATCCAGAAAAATTAATAAACTGGCTTAAAAAAGCAGATATTATTACCTGTATTTGCGAAGAAGTAAAATGGCAGATAAAAAAGTGGTGCGGATTTGACAGTGTAGTTATTTTCAATCCAATCAAAGATGTTTCTTTTTTAAATCTTCCTCTACAGAATAAAGCGAAGAATCAAAGAGGCATTCCTTATAAATACCTATACGTTGGAAGAGCTTGCGATATGAACAAAAGATTCAATCTCGTTTATCAAGCAATAGCTAAACTTGGAGACCCTGCTGACTCTTTAGCTATCATTGGCTCAGAAAATCCCGGTTGGGGAGACTATTATGGCGTATTTGAAGATGAAGTTTTAAATTACTTTTATAATTCTGTAGAGTATTTAATGTTTCCTTCTGCTTTTAAATCTATTGGTCTGCCAGCTTTAGAGGCTGTAGTTTGCCAAACAATTCCAATAGTAACTAATGACGATCCAGTAACCAAAGAGTTTTGGGCCGAGATAGGAGTAGATGCCAATAAAATTGCAGAATCAATTTCAAACCCTGACTGGAATCAAAAAGCTAAAAAATTTGTAAAAGACAACAGCGACCTATATAAACAAAAATTCGATAAAGTGACTATCGCTGCTAACATATTAAATCTACTATGAAAATTGGAATTTTAGGATGTGGTTATGATTGCGTAAACGATTTAGACAATAGGCTGGCTCCTTGGTTTGAAGCAGCAAAAGAATCTGACATAATCTTTTCTTTCGTCTCTTGCATGTTTAAAGAGTATAAAGATATAAACATAAATACTGATAACTCTAAAACCATTCAGTATTTTCAAAAATTAAAAGATAATGGATTTATTCAGTTTTTTAACACTAGCGAGACGGCATTGATAGAGTCTGACGCTAGAAATTTGGCACTGTTTCCTCTGTTACAAGAAAAAGTTGATTGCGTCTGGCTATTAGATTTGAGCGATGAATACTATTCTTTAAAAGAAATAAAAGCAATAATCTCTTATATATCTAACGAGAAGTTCAACCAATGGTATGGTATCAACTTTAAGAATTATATATTAGACGGCAAGCAATGGATTGACGACTTTTGCCCTCCAAGAATATTCTTTAATTCTAGAGGTTTAAATTTGGTTAAATTTTATTGGGATAATGACATGATATATACAAATGGAATAGATGAGCTTAACTATAAATATTTAGTAAATCAAAAAATCCCAAAACATTATGCTCATGTCAAACATATGACTTGGTTGCACTCAAATGGAAAACTAAAAGTAGAATATCAAAACAAACATTTCGGCCATTGCTCCTATAAATGGAATCATGAAACTAATGAATTAGAAATAGATAGAAGCTTTTTTGTAAAAAACAATATCCCTCAACCTATAATACATACATAACAATGAAAAATATAATTATAACAGGAATTTCCGGTCAAGATGGATCTTACATGCTTGATTATTTGCTTGAGAATACCGATTATAACATTTTTGGTGCAGTTAGAAGGCTTTCTGTACCTAACTATTCTAATTTCTCACAACATTTAAACAATAAAAGACTTAGTCTTGTAACCGTTGATCTTTCTGATTCTCAATCAATTGACAACATAGTAAGAGAGATAAAGCCTGATTACTTTATTAATTTTGCAGCGCAATCTTTCGTAGGTTCAAGCTGGCAAATTCCTGAACAAACATTTGACGCTGGCGCTATGGGCGTGTTAAGGTGCCTTGAGGCTGTGCGTAAGCACTCTCCAAAGTGCAGATTTTATAATGCTGGAAGTTCTGAAGAGTTTGGAGATGTAAAGTATACCCCTCAAGATGAAAAGCATTCATTGTCTCCAAGATCTCCATATGGAGCCGCAAAGTGCGCGGCGAGACATATAGTAAAAGTGTATCGTGAGTCTTATAATCTTTTTGCAATTCAAGGCTATCTTTTTAATCATGAATCTCCAAGAAGGGGAGAAGAGTTTGTAACTCGAAAAATCACCAAAGGAGTAGCCAGAATTTTTAAAGCTATTAAAAATGGACAGCCTTTTGGGCCTATCCATTTAGGAAATGTTGACGCAAAAAGAGACTGGAGCCATGCTATAGATTTTGTTGATGGAGTATGGAAGATGCTTAACCAAGCACACCCCAATGAGTATATACTTTCTAGTAATGAAGCTCATACAATTAGAGAATTCATTGAACTAGCATTTAAAGAAGTTGGGATAGAGGGATTTTGGCACGGCCAAGGGACCAACGAAGAATTCTCCATCTCGACTGAATACGCCATTAAAAACGAAGTCAACTCCTCTGTTCTGGTTAAAATTGATCCAAAATTCTTTCGCCCAGCAGAGGTAGAGCTTTTACTTGGAGACTCTTCCAAAGCTCGCCTAGAATTAGGATGGAGCCCAAAATGGTCTTTCCATCAATTAGTAAAAGACATGGTAATTTCTGATCTGAATCAAACTTAATGTCCATTCAACAAACAATTGTAGAAAAATTTGTCAGAAAAAACGAAGTAGACTGGGCTAGGGATATGAAGGCTGCTACGGCGCTTTTAAAAATTTTCCCTGAGCATGGGTTTTGGGAATGGCTTGAGCCGCACCCAACAGTTTCTAATCTTGGATTTTTTCGGTCTAAAAAGAACTTAACAATACTAAAAGACAGATATTCCCTTTTCCTTCAACGGAAAGACCTCAAGGAGTCGAAAGAAAAGCTGAAAGAAAGCTTTGACTCAAAGGTCGCGACCAGCTATAATCAAGAGGACAGCAAAGTGGGCGAAGACATTCCTATCGTCAAAAAGCCCAGAACTTTAAAAGAATTTCTTAATCATGGCAAAGCCCCCGAAACAACAGCAACCTGAAGAAAAAAACTCAAGCATTGGAGCTTCAAGCAGACTCCAATCTATTCTTAATCACAAAGATCACAAAGATGATCACTTTAATTTTGAAGAAGCAGTGACTTGGAAGATCTCTACTGGGAGCTTGCTTTTAGATGCTGCGGTAGGTGGAGGCATCACCCCTTCTCTTATCCGTCTTTGTGGACCAAATAATGAAGGCAAAACACCCCAAGCGATAGAAATTTGCAGAAATTTTCTTTTAGAAATCCCGAAAAGTAGAGTAGTCTGGGTCTTAGCAGAGGGTCGTCTCTCTAAGGAAAACAGAGAACGCTGCGGGATCAAGTTCGTCACCGATGCATCAGAATGGACTGACGGCTCAGTGTTTATCCTTGAATCTAATGTTTATGATTTAGTAATTGACGTTATTAAAGATCTTGTCCTTAATAATGAAGAAGATAATCGTTATTGTTTTGTTATTGATTCTATGGACGGTCTTATCTTAAAGAGAGATAAGGATACAAGCCCAGCAGACGCGAGCAAGGTTGCCGGAACTCAAGTCATCAGCAAGAAGCTTCTACAATCACTAAGTATTGGAATGTTTAAGCATGGTCATCTAATGATCGCGGTTAGCCAGATTACTTCTGAAATTAAAATCGATCCCTATGCTAAAAACGCTCCGAGAGGAGGAATGTTCAGCGGTGGAAATGCATTATTGCATTGGGCTGACTTTATCCTAGAGTATAGCACGACAGCAATGGGCGACTATATCCTTGACAACCCAGCAGGGAAGATGAATGATGGCAAGACTAAATCGATTGGTAAGTATTCCAAAGTAATGATCCAAAAATCTACCAGCGAAGCTACTCGCAAAAACATCGTTCAATATCCTATTAAATTTGGAAAAAAGCCTTCTGGCATCTGGGTTGAGTATGAGATTCTTGATTGCCTACTCATGTGGGATCTTGTCGTTGCAAAGGGGGCTTGGATTACGGTAGATGATTCTTTAGTTGAAGAACTTAAGAACGTTGGAATTGAAATGCCCAAGCAGCACCAAGGGAGAGAAAACTTCAGAAAATGGCTTGAAGAAAATGAACAGGCCACCAAATATCTTTTTGGCAAGCTAAAAGCTGTCCAATCAAAATGAAGTTATATTCTGTAACCGGCAGGATAATTAACAAAAATGTTTCTCAATTTTTAATAGATTGGGACAAACGATCTCGCTCTAAGATTCAGTTCCAAGTTAAACAGTTTCTTAAACCATTTTGGAAAACTCATGTTTGTTATGAAGAGTTCCCGGTATTCGGAAGTAGAATGAAAGTAGACTTTATTAATATTTCCCGCAAAATAGCGATAGAAGTTAATGGAGATCAGCATTCTTCTTTTAATAAATTCTTCCATAACAATTCTAGATTGAATTATCTTAACTCTATAAAAAGAGACTATAAGAAATCTGTATGGTTAGAGAAGAACGGTTTTCAACTATTAGAGTTAGAGACATCTGATTTAAATAAGTTAAGCTACGATTATATAAATCATACATTCAAGATATCACTGGTGTAATATAAGCTGTGGCAAAAAATAAAGAATTCCAGTTTCCAGATAGTATTCTATCTCAAATAGATGAATGCTCTCAAGGAGGGTTTTTATTATTCACCTTTGATAAAAAAGGAATGCCAGAAGTGAGATCTAAATTCGATAATGCACAGAACGCAATGGCTATGCATTATTATATTAATAATTGGCTTAGTGCTGTTGAACAAATCAATTTAGAAAACACGATCCATAACATTATCGCTGCTGATAAAGAAGATGATGAAGACGATGATAATGAAGACGGTCCTGCTAGTAAGTAACTCTTTTTTTAGTTAAATGAAACTTTCCTCTATTAAGGTAGAGCAATCCTTGCTTGGTTCGCTCATTAAAAATTCAGAATCATTCTACGATATAGATCATTTTATATCAGAGATTGATTTTACAAACGATGTAAACGGAACAATATATTCGATAATTCGCCAGATATGCAACGCTAAAGAAAAAATAGATAAAGTCATTCTGGCTCAGAAAATTCAGAATCTTGGCATTTCTTTCCAAGAAGATCTTGACATATATGATTATATCGATTGTCTTTCTTTAACAGTTTCAAATAAAGATTCTGCTATTAAATACGCTCAAGAGTTAAAGCAGTTTTCTATTCGTCGTGATATAAAAGGCATGGCGCAAAGAATAATAGAAACTGTTTCTACCAATCCTGAGAAAAATGCCAGTCAAATCATAGCTGAAGTAGACTCTATATATGGCGAAAAGATTAATTCTTTTGATGCTACTGAAGAGATTAGAAATATCTTTGATGACATAGAGGTATTTATAGAAGAAAAAGGTAATAATCCTCAAGAAGAATCAGGCATAGATTTGCATTATCCAGAGTTCGCAAGGCTTTATGGAGGCTTGAGAAACGGAAATGTTTATGCAATCGTCAGTCGCCCCGGTCAAGGCAAAAGCTCGTTCTTGGTTGAGATGTCTCTTGGAGCTTATTTAAAGAATAAAAAGGTTAGCGTCCTTTACCTTGATACAGAAATGTTTTCACAAGATGTGAAACTCCGTATTGCAGCAGCGAAAACTGGAGTGCCTTTCTGGTATATTGACACGGGAAACTGGCGTAAAGATCCTGAGATGGTTTTCAAAATCAGAGCTTTCTTAAAAGAGTTTAGCAAATATAACTATACTCATCATTGTGTTGGTAATAAAGGAATTGACGAGATTATATCTTTTATCCGTAGATGGTATTACAGTAAAGTTGGAAGAGGGAATCCTGCTCTTATTTGTTATGACTACGTCAAACTTACCGGAGAAAAGGTCGGCCAAAACTGGGCAGAGCATCAAGCCATTGGCGAAAAGATAGATAAACTTAAAAAGATTTCAGAAGAAATTAATGCCCCTCTATTCACTGCAATGCAAATGAATAGATCTGGTGAAAATTTTAATAGAAATGCTGGAGACGTAACCGATGATAGTTCCGCAATCGCCTTGTCTGATCGGCTTCAATGGTTTGCCAGCTATGTTGCGATTTTCCGAAGAAAAACTCTTGACGAAATAGAGCGCGATACGCCAGACTTCGGCACACATAAATTGATAACTTTAAAGAGCCGCTTCCAAGGCAAAGATGCTGCTGGACATCAGGATCTTATGAGAAGGAGAAATGATCATGGCGATGAAAAATATGTTCAAAACTTTGTCAACTTTCAGATTAGTAATTTCAGCGTAGAAGAAAGGGGTTCCTTGGCTAACATTATTGAGAGAGAGCGTCAGACATTTTCATTGAATGATACCAATCCCAATGATGGTTCTTTGTTATGAGCGATATAAAAGAAATACTTAACAACATCGGTTATCAAAACCTTAAAGATTTTGGCAGTTGGTATAGAACTCGTCCAATTTATAGAAGCTCTGATAATGATACTGTCTTAGCCATAAATAAAAACACTGGTTACTGGTATGACTACAAATTATGCAAAGGGGGTAGGTTAAGTGAATTAGTTCAAATCACGCTTAATCTAAACGATCTATCTCATGCAGATAAGATGCTTGCTGAGAAGTTCAATTTCACAGGAATTGTATCTAATCCAGACAAAACAATTATCAGTCAAGTAAAGATTTATAATGAGTCAATGCTCGATGGTCTTGTAAAAGATCACTCTTATTGGTTCAAAAGAGGAATCAAAGAAGAAACCGTAGCTGAGTTCAAAGGAGGGACAGCTAAGAAAGGGAACATGATTAATCGTTATGTTTTTCCTATTTACAATCCTTCTGGCAAAATTGTAGGATTTAGCGGCAGATCGCTTGTCGATTCAAATAGATCTGATTTCATAAAATGGAAACATCTTGGAGCCAAAAAAGAGTGGGTTTACCCAGCGCTCTTTGGCAAGAATTCTATCTCCGAAAGCAAGACAATATTTCTAATTGAAAGCATTGGAGACATGCTGGCTTTATGGCAAGCTGGTTACAAGAATGTTATTGTCACTTTTGGATTGGCGATCTCTCCCAAAATAACAAAATTTCTTTTAGAGAACTCTATTCAGCAAGTGGTAGTCGCATTTAATAATGATTCTTTTAATAATTCTGCTGGTAACGAAGCTGCGAAAAAAGCTCGGTCTAAATTATTAATGTTCTTTGATGAAAACCAAGTGAAGATAAAGCTCCCTACTAAAAAAGACTTTGGATTAATGGGCAAAAATGAGATAGACTTATATATGAAGGAATTCAATGGATAAGAAAGAAGTCTACCTATCTGCGTCCAGAATTAAAGCTCTTGAAACTTGTTCATGGTCTTATTATTGTAAGTATCATTTAAACATTCCCGAGAAGTCTAATTCAGGAGCGAAGCGCGGTACAATTTGTCACTTAGTATTTGAGTTGCTTCTTAACCCTCGCCATAAAGAACTTTATGAGGAAATCATTGCCTCTGGCGATCCTCTCTCTTGCGCTCCAGTAGGCAGGTTAGTAATAAAACACGCTACAAGAGAAGGGATTAACAATCTTGAAGACATAGCATTAATCAATAAAATGATTCTTGTCGGTCTTAAGAGCGACTTCTTTCCAAAGGGCGGCGACATTCAAAACCCAGAGTTCGAATTCAAAATCGAAAGAGACGGCTATAAGGCCAGAGGATTCATTGATCTCCCAATTCTTTATAAGGAAGAAAAGAAGAGTAAGATTAGAGATTACAAGTCTAGCAAAGCAAAATTCAAGGGAGAAGAGTTGACAGCCAATGTACAGGCGATGCTATACTCTATCGCTTCTAAAATTTATTGGCCTGAGTACGAGCCAGAAGTAGAATTTATATTTCTCAGATTTCCTAAAGCACCAGTGCAGCCGGTAAAATTTACAGATGATGAATTGTCAGGATTTGAGGTTTACCTTAAGCATGTTTACGGTAAAGTCAGTAACTTCTCTGAGCAAGATGCAAAACAAAACTTTGCCGCAGATGACGTAAAGAGTAGATGGCTATGTCAGGCAGGAGCTACTTGGGTTTGTCCCTTTAAGAACGAGATGTGGTTTTATTCTATTTACGACAAGAACGACAAATTTGTAAAAAGCTTTTTCACGGCAGAAGAAGCAAAAGCAGCAAAGAAAGACGATTCTCAAGTTATTAAAAAATTTAAGTATGAAGGTTGCCCCAGATGGAAATAACTCTTATTTATGAAAATATTACCTCTTTTTAAAAGCCATTATAGCATCGGCAAATCAATATTAACGCTAGATAAGGCCGGATCTTCTTCTAAAGAAGGCTCCTCTTCTATCGTAGACATCGTTAAAGAAAACAAACTGGACCAAGTTTTCCTTGTAGAGGAGAATATGAGTTCTTTTCTTGACGCTTTTAAAAACTTTAATTCTATTAAGGTTCCATTCTATTACGGACTTAGACTAGAGCTATGCCCTGATACAAACGAAAAGACTGACGAGTCTTTGAAAAAGTCCAGTAAAATTATCATCTTCGCTAAAAATGGCAATGGATACAAGAAACTCATTAAGATATTCAGTATCGCCGCGACAGATGGTTTTTATTATACACCAAGAATAGACGAAAAGACCTTGACACAAGAGTGGGATGAAGCTAGCCTAAAATTATGCGTCCCATTCTATGACTCTTTTCTATTCAAAAATACAATGTCTTACTCCTTGTGCTGCCCAGAGTTGAAGTTCACAAAGCCTACTTTTTTTACTGAAGATAATGATCTTCCATTTGATCAGATAGTAAGGCAAAAAGTAATCAAATTCTGCGCTGATCAATACGAGACAGTTGCCAGCAAAAGTATTTATTACGAGACAAGAGAAGACTTTAAAGCCTACATGACTTTTAGATGCATTAATAACAGAACTACCCTTAACAAGCCGAATTTAGAACACATGTGCAGCGCTGAATTTAGTTTCGAAAGCTGGAAGGAGGCTGATTCTATATGATGGAAAATCTTCTTCGTTATGATAAAGATAAAGTCTATACTTTTATAGACTTAGAGACCGAGAATTTATGCCTTAGCTTTATAAATAATCGCCCTTGGCAATGCGGCATGATCAAAGTTAAAGGAAATGAGGTCTTAGAAACTTCTGATATTTATATTAAATGGGATAAGCCTATTAATGTTAGCAAAGAAGCTGCCCAAATTACTCGTTTCGATCAGTACAAATATAATAAAATTGCTATCCATTCTAGCGAAGCTATTAAAACTATAGCACATTGGTTAGAAAATTGTGATTATATAATCGGGCACAATATCTTAAACTTCGATATGTATCTCATTAAAGATTATTACGAAATGTATGGGAGAGAATGGAAGCACTTAGTAAGTAAAGTTATAGATACTAATTGTCTAGCGAAGGGAGTTAAATATGAAATCCCTTACTCTCAAGATATGAGCTTAATTGAGTACCAGTATAGAGTGCTGAATGAAAGAAGAAAAGGAGTGAAAACTAACCTTACAAGCCTTGGAAAAGAATATAGCATAGAACACGATTACGAGACTCTTCACAACGCACTTAACGATTTACATTTAAACATTAAAGTATGGAACAGACTGAAATTCCAAATCGCAGTATGAACTTTTCAAAAGACTTTCAAAAATACGAACTTGGCCTTCACGGGCTTAGAATGCCTGTCTTTGAAATTGACCAAAGACACAAGACTAGACTTAAATTAGTTGCTCAGACTTCTAATTACGACTTTTTAAGAAGCCTAGCTAGAGAGGGGTTTCATAAGCTTAATCTTGAAAAAGGAAGCGCACTTTACAAGAGGTATATTGATCGCGTTAATTACGAATTACAAATTCTTCAAGAGTTAGAATTTATTGATTACATCATCCTCATTTGGGATGTTATTAATTATTGCAGAGAGACGAGTATCCCAACTGGACCGGGAAGAGGATCTTGCGCTGGCTCTCTACTGTTATTTCTCATTGATGTAACCAAAATTGACCCCATTAAATATGAACTATTTTTTGAGCGATTCATTTCTAAAGCCAGAGCAAAGAAAACTATTGTTGATGGAGTAACTTATTTTGATGGCTCGTTATTTCCTGATGTTGATCTTGATATTTGTTATTATAATCGGCATAGAGTAATAGCTTATCTTGAAGAGAAGTTTAAGGGCAAGACATCTAAGATCCTTACTCTAAACACTTTAAGTTCTAAACTCTGCATCAAAGAGTCAGGTAAAGTAGTTGCAGAGAAACAAGAGAGTGAAATGAATAATGTCTCTTCTTATATTCCTAAACTTTTCGGTCAAGTCAAGAGCTTGGAAGAAGCAGTCACTGAAAGCGAAAAATTTGCAGAATGGGTCGGTACAAACCAAGAAGTTTACAAGATCGCTTTAAAGCTTCAGAATCTTAATAAAAATAAAGGCGTACACCCGTCTGGGCTTTTATTGGCGCACTCACTCCTTGAAGAATCCTGTCCAGTAGAATTGTCATCAGACAAGCAGGTCGTTTCAAGCTACGACATGAATAATGTTACAGCTTACAATATTAAACTTGATTTGCTTGGTTTGCGAGGAGTATCAGTTGTAGACGATGTTTGTAAATCTCTTGGAATCAGATATGAGGATATTGATGTAAATGATGTTTTCATATATCAGCAATTACAAGACTTTAAGTTGCCTCATGGATTATTCCAAATTGAAGCAGAAACTAACTTTAAAGTATGCCAAAAAGTAAAGCCCAAGAACCTTGAGCAGTTAAGCGGCGTATTAGCTCTTGCTCGTCCCGGTGCATTGCAGTTTATTGATAAGTACGCTAACTATACAAACAATAATCATTACGAAAGTATCCATCCTTTCTTCGACGATATCTTAGGAGTAACTGGAGGAGTTTGTTTGTATCAAGAACAGTTGATGAAGATGGTGAGCAAGGTTGGATTCTCACTTGACGAAGCAGAAATTGTTCGACGCTGCGTAGGCAAAAAGAAGGTCGAAGAGATGAAGGAGTGGGAGCAGAAGATTAAAGACAAGATCTCCCAGCAGAAACTTGACCCCAAGATTGGCGAAGTATTATGGAGAATTGCAAACGATTCAGCCAATTATCAATTTAATAAATCGCATTCAGTCTCATACGCTGCTCTCGCGGCAATATCTATCTATCTTAAATTTAAATATCCGCAACAGTTCTTCTTGTCTCTATTGAAAATGAGTAAACATGAGCCTGATTCTATTGGAGAGATATCCAAAACAGAAAAAGAATTAACTTATTTTAATATTAAACTCTTGCCTCCTCATTTATTAAAGTCAAAAGAAGAGTTTTGTATTGAAGGAGATAACATCCGTTTTGGACTTCTTTCTGTTAAAGGCATCAGCGAGAAGACTATTAAAGCCGTAAATGAATTCAGAGGAGAGTTTAAGAATAAATTCGACATCTTTGAAACAGCCTCTCAAGCCAATCTAAACATTGGAGTCCTTTGCGCCCTTATCCAAGCAGGAGCCTTAGACGGAGACTTCAAGCAATCAAGAAGCAAAATAGTATACGAGGCTCAACTTTGGAACATCTTAACTAATAAAGAAAAAATAAACGCCAAACTGTTTGGCGAGACGTTTGAGTATGATTTGGTTAAAATTCTCATGCACATGAAAGACAACAAAGATGTGCAGGGCAAACCTTACATAAAAGAATCAAGACTCCAAACGCTGCGAACCAAAGCAGATGCCTATAAAAAGATATATGAGATCAATAGCAAATCAGAGAGTTTTGCTAATTGGTATTATGAGAATTCTATTATCGGTTATAGCGTAAGAAGCAAACTGAGAGAAGTGTTCATTGCAAAGAAAGATGATCTAGTTTATATAAAAGACATTGCTAATTTCGGCGAGAAAGATGAAGTTTGCTTCATCGGCGTAATTAAAGAATGCATGTCAGGGGTCTCAAGAGAGAAGAAGACTAGGTATTTTAAAATGCAAATCTCTGACGAAACTTCTGCCATCAACACGATGATCTTCTCTGATAAAATAGATGAAATGCAAAATCTTAATAATAGAATGCCAAAGGAAGAAGATATAGTAATTATTACCGGACAAAAGTTTGGAGACTCTGTTTTTGCCAGAATGGTCGCCATCCAAACCCATACGGTTTACACGAAACTTTCTCAATTAAAAGCCGAAAAAAATAATTGATAAATCGGCTTTTTTCAGGCAAAATAATGTCTGAATGAACCTACAATTTTATAAGGGAAATGCAAAAGTAACTGGAACCGCTTGCTCTTTTCAGACAAAGGGAACCTCTTTGTTTGTTAACTTCATCAAGCAGCACTCTTGGAATGAAGCCAAGAAGCTTGGGTCTTTTCGTGAGAACGCTAAGAATCCAGAGAAGACTACTGTCTTAAAGTTCAATGCGGTAGAAGCCGCAGGTATGGTAGACGCAATTGATAGAAACGCAGAATACAAGTTCTATCACACTGCTCCTAATTCAAACGCGATGGGCAAGTTTTGTCCTTATCTAAGGGACAACGCTCAGATTGGGTTTTCTTTTAATGCCACCAAGGAGCAAAAGGGAGATACCGTTAACAAGGTAAGTTTCTTGATTGGATTTACTTTTGCAGAATCTGTACTGGTTAAGACTTTCCTTTTGGAGTTCATTAGGAATTCTTTCTATCCTCAAGATGATGTCGCTGCACCTGCTCCAAAAGAAGCTCAACAGGAAGAATATCCAGCGAAGGCGGCTTATAGCAAAATCCAACTAAATCAACCTGCTGTCAAACCTGCTGCTCAGACTGAAGCAGAAGCTCAAGCAGAAGAACTCGTATTCTAATGCGAAAGAAAAAGATAGTAATTCAAACGGATTGGTGCCTCGCTAAAACTGGATTCGGTAGGGCGGCGAAGGAGCTAGTCTCTTACCTATACAACACGGGTAAGTATGATATTATCCATTATTGCGGGGGAACCCAAGTGGGTTCTCCCGTTTTATCCAAGACTCCTTGGAAGAGCCTTGGGAGTATCCCTACCGATCAAAACGAGGTCAATAGAATTAATGCCGATCAAACTCTTGCAAGAGATGTTTCTTATGGGTCTTATTATATTGATCAAGTAATCAAAGAAGAGAAGCCTGATGTTTGGATTGGCGCACAAGACCCTTGGGCGTTTACTCAATACTATAACAAACATTGGTATAAGAACATCACTTCTCTGCTTTGGGTGACTCTTGATTCTTTGCCCATTTATGAAGAGGCGATTAATCAAGCTAAAAAGTCTTCTCAGTATTGGATTTGGAGTGAATTTGCTACAAATGAAATGCACAAAATTGGCATCAATAATGCCAAAACTGTACATGGCCCAGTAAATCATTCTAAATTTAATTACTTAGGTGCAGAGAAGAAGAAGCAGTTAAAGGCTAATTTTGGGCTTTCTGATTCTTTTATTGTTGGTTTCGTATTTAGAAATCAACTTCGCAAGTCTGTTCCAAATCTATTAGAAGGATTTAGAGACTTTGTTAAAAATAATCCTGATGTTAAAAATGCAAAGTTACTATTGCATACTCATTGGGGAGAAGGCTGGGATATCCATAAGCTTGCTGACGAATACAAGATAGACAGAAAAGATATCCAGACGACTTACGTTTGCAATAAATGTAAAAATTACTTTATTTCGCATTTTCAAGGGCAAGAATTAGGCTGTCCAGTATGCAAGTCTGAGAAGAGTTGCTCGACTACCAACACTGGATTCGGTGTATCCGAAGAGCAGCTATGTGAGGTTTATAATTTGATGGATGTGTATTGCCACCCATTTACTAGCGGTGGTCAAGAAATTCCAATTCAGGAAGCTAAGTATTGCGAATTACTAACTCTTGTCACTAATTATAGCTGCGGCGAAGACATGTGTCATCCTGATGCTGCGTCTATTCCTTTGGAATGGTCAGAGTACAGAGAACATGGAACGCAATTCAGAAAGGCTTCGACATACCCTTCTTCTATTGCCAAGCAGTTATATCGCGCCTACAAGATGTCTGATCTAGAGAGGAGACAGTTTGGACAAAAGGCAAGGAAGTGGGCTATAGAGAATTATTCTGTTCCTGTTATTGGAAAGATGTTTGAGCAATATATTGATTCTATTCCATTCACTACTTACGATTTCTCTTTAAAGGAAGAAGAAAAAGATCCCAATGCAGCTATTCCAAATATTACTGAAAACGGAGAATGGCTGATCTTCATGTATCACAATATTCTGAAGATGAAACAGGTGGATCAGAATGAGGATGGATACAAGCATTGGATGGAAAAGCTTTCCAAAGGAGAAACTCGACAGAATGTTGAAAATTATTTTCGTCAAGTAGCAACACAAGAAAATCAAAAAAATCGAAAAGTAGATTTTGAAGATATTTTAGATCCTGCTGACAAAGGAAAGCGCATCTTGTTTGTAATGCCTGAAAGTATTGGAGATATTTATCTCTGCACTTCTCTTCTTGAATCAATTAAAGAGACTTATCCTGATCATAATTTGTATTTTGCTACCAAGAAAGAGTACTTCTCAGTTCTTGAGGGTAATCCATGCATCCATAGAATACTAGAATATATCCCTCAAATGGATAGTCTACTGTGGCTTGAAGGACACGGTAATCATCAAGGCTACTTTGAAATAGCATTTCTTCCCCATATAGGAACACAAAAGATGCTTAATTATCTTCACAACGGCAAAGATAAGATCGCATTCGATATTAAATAATATGCACCTTTTAGAACAATATTCTCTAGCTTCTGGAGTCAAGATTAAGAAGCCATATATTTACGAAAAGTTTTTCCCAGTAACTGCCGAAAAGTATATCACTTTCCATCCAAGCTCAAAGCCTTCAAAGACTTACGATTACTGGCAAGAAGTAATAAATATTATTTGTCCCATCTTAGATAGTAAAGGCATTAAAATTATTCAACTTGGGCAGGATAAAGAAAAGGTCTATAGCGGCGTTGTAAGCTTAGTGGGATTTACTAATATAAATCAAACCGCTTTTATTTTAAGAGACTGTTTGCTGCACTTTGGTGCAGATAGTTTTCCTACTCATATCGCTTCTGGATACAATAAAAAAATTGTGGCTTTGTATTCTAATAATTACGTTAACTGCGTAAAGCCTTTCTTTGGAAACCCCAAGGATCACATTCTGCTTGAGCCTAAAAGAAATAGTAAACCAACTTTTTCTTTTGAAGAAAATCCCAAGACGATTAACTCTATTAAACCAGAAACAATCGCAGGGAACATATTAAATCTTTTAGAGATCCCCCATTCGAATTCAATTCAAACTCTTTATTTCGGCACTGAATATAATAACATGAGATTAGAGATGGTGCCTAATCAAATAGTAAATCCAACCCAATTTAATTCTAACAATATCGTAGTTAGAATGGATTTGCAACATGATGAAAAATTCTTAAACGAGCAATTACAAGTCTGTCAATGTTTCATTATGACAGATAAGCCGATTGATGCTAATCTAATTTTAAACAATCAAAAGAATATCGGACGAATCTTTTATGAAATTAAAGAAAATAGCAGCCTAGAGTTTGTTAATTTTCTTGCTCATAAAAATATTTCTTATCAACTATTTACTTATTTACAAGGAGAGAAGCTTGAACAAGCGAAGCTTAAGTATCTTGATCAAGAAATAATTGTAGAAATGCCAACTAATTTAAAACAAAAGACTGGAATTGAGTACACTTTAAATGCCTTCTACAAGTCGAACAAGAGAATAATTAGTAATGGCAAAATTTATTTAAGCGAATCTTCTCTCAAGAATGGCATGGAAGCGAAGCAGGTTGCCGAACCAGTCATTGACTGCCCAGAGTTTTGGAAAGAAGCAGAGAGTTTTTGGATTTTTAGAGTTGACAAGTCGCCGGTTGCCGCATAGTATACCTATGTGAATACCGTAAAGAAACTTGTTCGTTCCTCTGATGGTCTCATTGAAGGTGTAGAATACCACTTTAATGATGACGGCTCTATTAACTGGCGCAAAATGATCAAGCCAGAGTTCCTTGTCCCAAATAGGGATAAGACCAATGAAACTGATGTCACCAAACTAGAAGATAAAGATCTACTTATTCTTCTCGCTGGGATTAAATATGTAGCTCAACTTAGAGGATTCTTCTATGTTGATTACACCGTAACCTCTCCAAGTTCAGACTATGTAGTGGCGGTTTGTAAAATAGAGTGGATTGCAAACTATGAAACACAAGGGAATTCGATAGCCTTCTCTTCTATTGGCGATGCTTCTCCCGGTAATACGAAAGACTTTGCTCGTCACTTCTTGGGTCCGATTGCTGAAAATAGAGCATTTATCCGCTGCGTTCGAAACTTCTTAAAGATCAATATTGTCGGTCAAGACGAAATTGGCAAGTCGAAGAATAACGTTGTCGATGACTCTGCTGAATCTTCGGCTGTATTTGAGCCTCATGCCATTCTTGAAAAAGTAATGAAAGATAAAAGCGTTACTTTCGCAAAATTGAAAGAACGCCTTATAAAAGAAGGCTACGTTAACGCAGACTCGTTTATGTCAATAGCCGACATTCCAAAGATTAAAATCTTTGAAATGATTGAGAGAATTCAAAAAGCTAAGTGATTAAGAAACTCCAATTCCGGGCGAGCTAGACCCTGCGCCAACAGATCCAGCAAACACCTTATTCGCTGAACCAACGCTTCCCAATCCTTTAAACAAGGAAGCTTCTGAATTTATACTTTCAATTCTTAATTTTAGATATTTAGAATCAACTGGGTCTATTGGGTTTACATAATCTCCTGTGGGAGGAACTTTTGTAGAGAAATCGACTCTTAAGTTCCTTCCATTCTTGGAAGGCTTTACTGTAGTAATCAAGAACCTCTTTCCATTATATCCAGTAGGGTAAAGGACAGAAGTCTTAAATTGCAAATCCATAGAACTAAAATCGGCATCATCCGTTGAATATATTTGATCGTATCTGACAGTGAAGCTACTTTCTCCAACGTAAGCGTTTCCAGTTAAAACGATGTCTGCTATTCTGGCGAAGTTATTTGGATTTTGTATATTTAAGAAGGGTTGATCAGTCGTCTCGTAAACTGCACCATAGTTAGCTAATCTCAAGTCTAATTTTTCACCAACCACAAAACCATTATCTAATGGAAAAGTCGTTGAAACAGTATAATAGGCATAATACTTAGACCCATCTCCACTTTGAGTTGCAAAATTATCTCCAGAGAAAACAAGATTAGCTGGAGGATTCCTTAATATGAAACCTGATGAAGGATTTGGAACGATAGCATTATTACCTTGCCAGAAGTCTTGAGTAGGAGAAGTTGGATTAAATGTTATATTTACTCCCGTAACTTGACCTACATAAGGAGGCATAAACGAAACAATAGCATCTATAGTAGGAACTCCTGCTCCACCATTATTTAAACCGATGCTAATAGGAGAGAATGTATAACCAGCGCCTCCACTTACGATATTATAACCAGTAATGATGCCTCCCGGTTGATTGTAGAAATTTATTTTTGCTTGTTTTTTATTGAATTGAAATGTTGTTGCGAAGTCTTCTATTATTTGTCCATTGACTTTAGTAAAGAAGTTGACTCCTGTTAGGTATCTTATTCCTTGTCCATTAAAAGAAATTACAGAGCCATCCCAGCCACTTACTTGAGTGCTTCCATCTAATCTATAAGTTAGATTATTATTTAGATAAGCATCATTAACAGATATAAAAGGAATGTAATTAAAGTTCCCAGTTACAAGGTACTCTTCTCCCAAGTAAGTTTGCAGATAGAACATTCCAGAAATTGGTCTTACATCTTCAGCGTCTTTACCGTGCATACCCCTTCCTACCATTGATGGAGGATAGAATTTTAATTGACCATAGTCTTTATATATCACGCTACTGCTCAACTCCCTAGCGTCAGTCACTACTGAGATCCCAGATTTAAAATTTGCAGCTAAATAAGGGAAGTTTGGAGTTATTGTCCCAGAAGCGCCTCTTGCAAGAGTTGTTACACCTTCAAATCTAATTCCTGTCACATAATTAAGATTAGCTCCAGTTAACGTAATTAGTGATCTAAATGTCCCAGTTGTAATATTTAAAGTAGATGTCGAAATAGAAGGAGGTCTGATCGTTATTGTCTTATAAAGATTATCAGCATCAAAGCTATTTCTTTGGAAGAAAATTTGTCCACTTCCAATATAACCATCTAAAGTAATATAGCTATTAGAACTTACAGTAGTCCCTATTCCGATTATATCTGCACCACTTATTAATAGATCTAAATCTGGTATTTGAGAAGAAACGTCAGACACGATATTTAGATTTCCAGACAATATAGAGTACCCAGTATAAGGTTGAGCTAGACCAGAAAGAGTTGATATGTCAATAACTTGCATAGCTTGAGAAGCTAAATACTGACCCGTTTTGTTAGTAAGTAAATTAAATCCACTAATATATAAATCTCTAGTTTGAAATCTATGAGCATTTATTCCAGTAAGCACAATTGGATCTGTAGTCCTATAAACGTTAGTATTTGATCCAGATATCGTAGTGCTTGGATTAAATGATGGAGAGAAGCCTTTAATTTCTACAGTAGTTCCAGAATTAAAAAACCTAAAAGAACCTTTCTTTACATCTCTTGGAACAGTGACAAATGCGCCAGTTGCAGTAGGAGCGACGACATGGGGATACTTTATTATTTCATTATTAAATCCAACACCATAAAAATCAAGAGCATTTAAATTACTTCCAGACAAGCTAATAGAATCTCCAAAATACGCAGAGTTTGGAGTTATTTTTAAAATTATTGGATTAACAAAAGTTAAAGAATCGGTAGTGGTGACTCTTGAACTACCGTTTACAACTATTGGGCCATCCGAGACGTCATATACTTGAGGAATAAAAAAGCTTAATCCGCTTATATTTTGCCTTCTGAAAGCTGTTATTACTTTATATGCACCATCTTGTCTCCCTAGTTCAATAGAAGTAACGGTATTTAAAAATTTTCCAGAAAGAGTAATCAGAGTATTAGCAGCACCCGTTAATGGAGAAAACCCGTCTACAACTAAAGTCCCGCTCTTGATCGGCAAGCCACTTGCATATGTATAATTATAGTAATTTGAATTAATTGTTAAACTATTTCCGTTTTCTGCAAAATTAGGAACTGTGAAAACTATCTTTTGATCAAACTCGGAACCATTTTGAGAAATTGTATAATTATTAACGTTATAACCTCCAATATTAATTGAACTAACATAATAAATATCACTTCCATATCCAGTAGCTGGCTGACCTTGTTCTAATAAAGATGGATATATTCCTGTTATCGTTGGGGTCTTTAAGAATGTAAATATCTTATCAAAGCCTCCAGTAATTCTTGAATTAGAGTTGTCTAATACTAAATTAGATTTTCTAAGAGATGTTAAGTTTGGAGTATTAAGACTTAGGTATCCAAAACTTCTTACATTATCATCAATCAGCCCAGCATTAGCATGAACTAATACTTCTGTAGTTGAATTATTTCTAGCTCTTCTAATTGGCGCAAAATTAGAATACTGATAAGGATTTTCTCTAACTACCCTCACTTCATCTATGTAACCACTCCAATAGTTAGCAGGAGTATTCGCATAATCTCTTCCTATGTAAACATCAAAAGTTGGACTAGTTAAACTCTTATCACTATTTAAACTAAAATCTAAATTAGAAGTTGCAAAATCTAAAGAATAATCGCTTCCGCTTAAACTTATAAGCGCACCATTTAATAAAATTTTTCCGCTGATCGTACTTTGATTTATATAGCTCTTTGAAATAGACAAGTGATTCCAATCTGAAACATTTATTTGTCCAGAAAAATTAGAGTTAAAGCCATTCCAATCTATTCCCGAAATTACTACCTTATTAGAAGTAACGAAAACATTTAAACCGCTTTGACTTCCTATTAAAAATTTTCTATCGGACGCAGAGAAAGAAGTTAATGGCTTAAAGTCTAATTCAACAGTAAAACTATTTCCATAACTTAAAGGAACGTTTGGAGACTGCCCTGTAATTGAAAATTTAATATAAGGACCGGGGCTTCCAGAAAACAAGAAACTCCTGTCATCAAATTTAGAAGTATTGTTGCTTATGGCTACAGAATTAGAAATCGTTAAATCTTTCTGAGGCCTAAATGTCGATTGATAAGAATAACTATTTGCATTTTCAGTAGCTTCGACGATTGAATTAGCATCGCCAGTATCCTGAAATAAGAACTGAGATTCTGGGTAGATGTTATGTCCAAGAACTTCAATAAATCCTCCTATGTAATTTTCAAAGGTTGATATGTTTTTGATTACTGGAGAGCTTTTAATGACTTCAAAATTCTTAAACAAGAAATCTCTTCCGCCCGTGTTTCTTATTGTGATATCATAGCATCCTGCGTCTGCATTTGTACCAGTAAAAGTTAAGCTAGTATTGCTAGAATTTTTAACGAAAGCAGTTATTGGAAAAGTCTTATTATATAATCCATAATTATAATCTTCTACATATCCAGAGATATCTTTTATATTAGATATTTGAGTCCTGTCTGCTCTGTAATCGTAGTCAGAATAGTTTCCTTGAAGGAGTAGTTTTGTATTTGGAACATCAAATAATCCAGAACCAGTAACTAATTGATTAATACTGCTATATAAACCTGCATCTTTAACAATTCTAAAATCTTCTATATATCCAGAAAATGAATTAATTCCAGAAGCTGCATAAAACGCTGGATTATTAGCTCCTATAAACAATCCGCTACCTGCTGTAACTGTATAAGGAACTCCTGCTGATGCTGCTCCAAAAACCTGTCTAGATGCCCCGCTAATAGCATAAAAGGTATATCCATTGGGAGTAGTTTTAGAAATTAATACTTTTGTCCATTGATTGGCAGGTATTAAAGAAGTCGCTATATTAAATTTTGCACTATTGCCTGCATAGAAAGTCCAATCAGTACTGGCAGCAGGCTTAGAAAAATAAAACCCATTTCCATCCCAACCTCGGTCTTGGAACAGATCAATTCTTTGAGCGGTTGTATACGGTAATGGATTAATTGAAAATTCAATAGTAAACATGCCTGATCCAAAATTAAAATCTCCACCAGAAGGAGAAGGTATCTGCAAGTAAGAGTTTCCGCTAAACAATAAAGACCTTCCAAATATACCAACGTTAGAACTCCTTACTCCGCTATTTAATATATTTTTTGGTTCTCTGTAATTTAATCCACTAAGAATAATTCCTGTTGCATAATCGAAGTTCTTACCAATGGCTATGTTTGATTGTCCAGAATTTAAATAAAAGTTTAAACCATTAAATACTTGAGGAGTTTTTAAAACAGTGATTTGACTTCTAGAAGTAAAAGTCGTGTTGTCTTTTGAGTTAATTGTTAAAAATCCTTGGTTTGCGTTTTGGGGGATAATTCCAGAAATCATATCTCCGACACCAGTAAACCTTGCGGTAACAAAACCAGTAGCTTGACTATCTGCATAAGTAGTAAAATTTACAGGAAAGTATCCTTGGCTTACATAAGACAGATTAAAATTCTTACCAGAAATTCTTAATAAGTCCCCTTCATAAGGAAGATTGTCGCTAAATCCACTTATGAAAATTCTACCATAAAAGTTAAAATCACTAACCGCAGGTACAATTCCTGTGTTGTTATATCCACTAACTCTAATTGGACCAGTTGTATAACCGCTAGGCACCTTAACCAATAAGACACCGCTGTCTGGTTGATAAGATATGTTCGTACCAGTTATATTATTAAATGACACATATTGAATACCGCTCAATGATTTGCCACTAATTGAAACAAATTCTCCAACCTCTTGGGTTTGAGGAATTACTGCGTCCAATCTTGGGATTGGGAAAAATGGCACTCCGCTGACATACATTGGAGATGAAATCGTATCTCCTGTAATAAAATGAAACCTAGCCTCTCCAAAGACTACATTCTCTGGAATATTAAACTCTATGTATTCTGGATCAGCTTCGTAATATGAGAAGTCTACGAATCCAGCACCGGGAAGTTGCAAGCCACTAACGGCATAAAGACCTGCGCCCGTAACGCGCATTCTTTGATTTATCGAACCTGTATTGTAACTTGGCATATTATAGTCCTTCGAAATTTATAGATAGTCTTATGTCGTTTTTATTTACGCTTGTTTTAAAATTAAATATTGAAGAAGAGTTAGTTTCTTCTGTTTCAATATATATAGGGGCAGCGCCTTTTAATTGAGCAGGAGCGACAGCGGTTAGAGAAGAAGTAGAAGCGACACTAAAAGAAGAAGCTTCTGTATTACCAAAAAGAATCTTTTTAACATTTATGAAGTTACTTCCATTTATAGTAACAGTTCCTCCCGGCAAAATTACTCTTGGAGTAAAGTCTGAAATAAGTGGTTTAAAATGAGAGAAATCTTGTCTTAAAGAAAACTCAGATCTGATGTATCCTTGTGCCTCAACTGAAGATTTTTTTGAAGATACTATTCCCGCAAAAGACAATGTGTCTAATGGTTGAGACCCAGTTTGCAAAGATACATAAAAAGAGCAAGGAACGCCTGAATAAGGCAAAGAATAATTAAAATTATCTATTTCAAAACTAAGGCTCTGAGATCTTTTTCCTAAATAAGCTCTTCCGCTTTGATCAAAAGCCGAAGATTCTTCTTTGTTGTATTTTTGAACCTCTCTCTGGTATTGATAACTAAAATTAGTAAAATTATAACCATTTGAATCAAAAGGCGTTCCATCTAAGTTACCTGATAAATAAAAACTTGAGAAATTTAATGGAGTGAATTCTGGTCTGTTAGCAGGAGTAGTAGCAGAGAAAGCCCCTTTCAAAGGCTCGAAAACTTTGATTTCTACATCAACTTTAGCCAGAGCATCAGGAGAACCTTTTATAGAATAGTTTGTAATATAACCATTTTGGAAAGATAAACCGCAAAAGTTTCCAGAAATACCCTGCTCTGAATTAGCTCCTAATAGATATTCTTTTACAAAGTCTTTACCTGTTAAGTAATAAGAAACTGAGAAGGTCGTATCTACTGTGTCTTCAGCGGCATAAGAATAAGAATTCTTTTTAAACTCTTCATTATAAACAGGAGTGTTTGATGAATCAAGGGACATGTTTACATTAGAGGCGAGAACATCAACGCCACTTAAGCTAAACGTACAATTTTTATAATTAAAAAACATTTAAAAACTCCTTTTTAATGATATCTTACTTTCTGCATATTCATCAACATTAATTGTTATGCTAGATGAATCTATTTTACTTCCAGACGTATCTATAATAAAAATAGAATTACCTCCGAAAGTACGAATATTAACTTTTGCATTTTCTGCTGTAGCGACAACAGAATTAGAAAAATTAGAATTAAAGTCCTCAATTGTGAAATTAAAATCTTCTTGCCCTGCCGAAAGGTCTATCTGTCTAGGCCTTCTTTGACCCACGGAATAGATTGGATTCCAATTTATGGAAAGAGAATAATCAAGACCAAGCACATTATAAGCTGTATTTGACACAGTGCCAGACACTCTAACATTCCAAGAATGCGCCAATCCAGATCCACTGCTAAATACATTAGAAGTTGCCTTGCCAAGCAAAGATCCCGAAATATCAGAGTAATTAGAGAAAGAAGCCGTAGCTTGAATTTTTGAATTTGGTACGATATTTAAAGAAAATCTAGAAGGATAGAACATCCCGCTAACACCAGCAATTTTCAAAACTATAGGAATTCTAGACTCTGGAAAGCTATTAATAAAAACTCCTGTTTTTAGGTAATCGAAACACTTAAAAATAGGATCAGCAGAAAACAAAAAATAAGAGAAATCAACAGTTGTTTCATCTGCCTTAGTTTTGATCATTTGAGAAGCGTTCTTCCTTCCAAATGTATAAGTAGAATCTATACTTCTATTTACATTAACAGAAGCATTCTGAGCTTGGATTAGCCCTGATCCAAAAATCGAATTGACGAATACGTCACACTCATTAAAATATTTCATCCCTTTTTCCTTATTTAAAAAACCCCTTGTACTTTACCACAACCTCTACAGCAGAATTTACACTAGCAGAGAAGTCTTCGGAAACATCAATAAAATAAGATAACGCATTAGCAAAGTTAAAATTAACAGCATTTCCATTAAAATCTTTAGTATTTATATAAAAATTATTTGCACTTTTCAAATCAAAACTCAAAGTAGATAATTTCTGAAGAGTATAGCTGTCTTGCGAAATAGTGAAATCACACTCTACTCCTATTGGGTAGTCAGTTGTAACAGAAAAGGGTGTTTGACTGCCTATATAGTATACTGGATATCTTGGAGTATTTATTGTTAGATTAAAAGAGGATACTCTGTTTGTGGCAAAATCTGATATGCCTATATCAATAGTATTAGAATTCACTAAAGAAACAGCACTTGAAGAATTAAAAGAGCCCGAAGAAGGGATAGTGCCAGCATCATTAAATATATCAAATGAAGCCCTGACCATAGGCACTTCATCTATTTGAGCAGAGCATGAATAAGAATTTAAATAACACCCTTGGAACCCAAATAATATATTGGAACTAGGATTTGCTTTTTTAGTTATGAACCCATAGTTAGCGACATCACCAGTTAGTGCAAGAAAGTCATTACTTGTTGTTAATAAACTGTTTACAGATAGACTTCCTATTCTGGCTCCTTGAGGCGTATGGGTACTGCTGCTCATACCAATGAACTTGTTATGGTCAACTGGTATTTTGTAAGAGCATTGAATATCCTGAACCCCATGAATCTGTTTCTGATTCAAGTAGAAATCTAAATTTTTCTTATTTATTCTTGAGAATGCCATCTTATTTTATTATTTACACAAAAAAGTGTAATAATAAGTTGGTAAAAGGTAAAAGGTATGTCTAGTTCAATTTTTAATATTAGTTCATGGAGCAATTCTGTCGCATACAATAAGCATGATATTATCGTATACACAGATAATCGGTATTATTACGCTAAAGCCGCTGTACCTGCGAATAATGCACCAGTTTACTCTAGTGTTATTTCTAATTCAGATGCTTATTGGGGAGGCTTCTTTCAACATCCTGTTGTCAAAAAAGACTATCCATTGTTTATTTGGAAGCCTTCTTATCAAACTCAAGCTAGTTTTGAACCAAAAGTAAGCGTAGTTAAATACGGAGATGGCTACGAAAAGAGAGTAAGCGATCAAATTAATTTTAATCTTCTTAATTTTGATTTAAACTTTGACGGTCTAACTCTAGACGAATGTACAGCAATTTTGCACTTTTTAAGCGCAAGATCTGCTAAGTCTGCTTTTATCTATTACCCATCCGCCCCTTATTCTGTAGCTTCTACAGACGCTAAACTATTTGTATGCAGAAGATGGGGATCATCTAATCCATTCTTTAATAATTTTTCTATAAAAGCAACCTTCGAAGAAGTACCAGCATAAGATTATGGCTACTCAACAAGAAATTAAAAACGCATCTTTAAAAGTAAATAAGGAATTTTTCTCTCTTGAGCCTTCTTCTATTATTTCTTTATTTGAAGTTGATTTAACTGAAATTGGTTTTGACACAGATCCCCAATTCGTCGTTAATCTTAAGAATTTTCAAATAGTATTACCGGGAGGGGATGATGGAGTTTTTAATTATAAAGTAATACGTCTTCATAACAATCTAAAACTTGGAAGGAATATCATCTATTGGAAGGGAAATGCTTATTTACCGGCTCCGCTTGCCACAGAAGGGTTTGAATTAGCTTCAAGAGGCGTATTTCCAAAACCCAAAGTTCAAATAAGTTTTTCTGATGACATGCTTGATGTGTTTTCTTTATTTAGAGGAACTATTAATTTTGGCGACTTGATTGGCGCGAAATTTACAAGAATTAGAACATTTGCCAAGTTCCTTGACAGGAATAATTTTTATCAAGCTGATGGAGTATCTACTCTGTCTCCTGATAAATTGATTATACCAGAAGGGTTTGATCCTGATCCTAATTGTGAATTTCCCAGAGATATTTATTATTTTGATAGGAAATCTTCTGAAAATAAAAACAGTATTCAGTTTGAATTGTCAAGCGCTATAGATTTAGACAGAGCGAAACTGCCTAAGAGAAGAGTTTTAAGTTATATTTGCCCTTGGCAGTATAGAGGAGAAGGCTGTCTTTATGAATACGAAGGAAAACTAAGCGAAGACACTCATGGCACTATAACTCCAATACCAAATAAAAGCGATTCTACTGGAGCGAAAGCCCCTCTTTGCGCCACAGAAGACGATCAGATAATTTCAAAAATGCCAATTTTTTCTGGCACAACCGTAGGGACTAACAAGATAGAATCTTGGAAATTGTCAACGACTTACAACAAAGGAGATGTAGTTTTTATTAATAAGAAAAATATTAATTTTTACTTCGTAGCCAAAACAAACGTCCCTATGGATACGCCTCCTCCAAATGGACAGTATTGGATAGCTGACCAATGCTCTAAAAGCGTAAAAGGTTGCAAAATAAGATTTGGAGAAAACCCTTTGCCTTTCGGCGGTTTCTATGGAGTGTCTAATTATAATAGAGGAGCGTTGTAATGATTGCGGATGAGATAAAAGCAAAAATAAAAGGACACGCATTAAAGGAAAATCCTGAAGAATGTTGCGGTCTTTTGCTCCTAAATAAAAAAAATATACTAGAATCTTTTCCTTGTAAAAATATAGCTCAGGATAAGGAAAATGAATTTGTTGTATGCCAGCTAGACTACTTAAAGGCAGCAATGAATGGCAAAATTGTTGGGATTTATCATTCTCATTGTATACAAGACAACTCTTTCTCAGAGCTAGACAAACAGATAAGCCACAAGCTTAACCTAAAAAACATAGTTTATATACTGAAAAGGGATTCTTTTGAAGAGTATTCTCCAGAAAATTACTATAATAAATACGTTGATAAAGACTTTGTGATTGGGGTATCTGACTGTTTATCAATAGTAGAAAACTATTACAATGAAGAATTCGGCATTAAAATTTTCCATTATGAAAGAACAGCAGATTGGGATAAGGACTATCCAGAGTTTGTAAAAAATAAATTAGCAGAGTTTTGCGACTCGCAAAATTTTGATAAATTCTTTGAAAAAGAAAATTTCATTAAGATCGAAGGAATAGAAAATGCCAAAAAACACGACATCATTGCATTCAAATACCTAGAAAATTACCCTTCCCACTTTGGTATTTATCTCGGGCAAAACTATATTTTACACCAACCAAGAAATAAAAAATCAATCATTGAAAAGCTCACAGACGCAGAGAAAAGAAGAATCTACTGCTTCGTAAGGAGTAATCAAATATGTTAACAGAAGAAATCAAAAACAAAATTATTGAACACGCCAATACTTCTAATAATGAAGTATGTGGACTTGTTGTACATTCAGAGTCTGGATTAGAAATACAAAAGACAGAAAATCTTATCAATTCAGCTACGGAATTTATGATGAATTTTGATAACCAGTCTAATGTCGCTGCCTATTATCATTCTCATATTGATTTTGACAGCATTTCAGATGCAGATATAATTGTGTCCGAAAGATTAGGATTGCCATGCGTTGTTTATAATAAACAAAGCGGATCTTTCTATATCTATAATCCAAACAGTTATAAAATTCAGTATACAGGAAGGCCTTTCCTTTTGGGATTTGCAGATTGTTTGTGGCTAGTCAAAGACTATTATGCACATGATTTGAATCTTCATCTCTGCCCAGAATTAGAAGTCCTTAAAAATAATGTTTCTGAAGAAGAGTATAATGAGACAGCAAGCAAAAGACTTCTAGACGAAGAAGCCGCTTTGAAAGATAAAGATAACTATTTAAAGAGATACTTTGAATACAACGGATTTAGAGAAGTTTCTAATTTTAAAAAGAATGATGTCTTGATAATGAGAACCAAAAGATTCGATTTCCCAATCCATTGCGCCGTTCACCTTGGAGGAGATATGATTTTGCATCATCCCGGAAATAAGACTTCTCTTACCGAAAAGCTTTCTAACCAACACAAAAAATGGGTAATTTATATAATGAGACATAACCTTTATGACTAATATCACCTTACACGGAGAAATAGCGGAGCAAATAGGAAGAGAGAACTGGAAAATAAAAGTAAATTCCATAAAAGAAGCACTGCGAGCAATTCAGGTTTTGTCGAAGGGAAAGTTGTTGAAATATTTAATTGGAGCGGCAGAAAAAAGCGTAGAGTACAAGGTGATCGTCAATAAAAGAGAAATAATGAATCCAGAAAAGATTTCTCTAGAAAGACCAGAATCTATTCTTAATTCTGAATTAGTAATGATAAATGAGAAATTAGAGACTTTAGATATTGTGCCTATCATTAAAGGCGCTGGCGGCGGAGGCGGCAACGGCACCACAAAAGGAGTATTAGCTTTAGTTCTTGGAATTATATTGATTGCCACGGGTATAGGAGCAGCAGGTGGAGTCACCTTTCTTGGCATGGCAGGGGCCGCAGGAGGAACAGGTGCAACTGTTTTATCTGGCGCACTAATCGGCGCAGGTATCGGATTAGCGGTAACTGGTATTACTTTATTAATGATGTCGCCTCCAAAATTTGATGACTTTAGAAAAATTCAAGAAGACGGCAGTAAGCCGAACTATTTATTTGACGGACCTTCTAACATTCTTGGAGAAGGTGGCCCTGTGCCAATTGGTTATGGTAAGATGAAAATTGGATCTCAAACAGTTGAAGTGTCTATTAATAATGTTGAACTTGGTACTAAATCGACAGCAACAGACATAAAAGATCAAATCAATAAGATATAAAATGAATAATTTTGAAGATTTTAAATACATAAAAGGTTTTGGTGGTGGCGGTGGCGCATCAAGCCAATCCCCATCACCAACTTCTGCATACGAAGATGTTGAGGGGTTCGTCTACGATGGGCTTGCTTATAATGTATATCAATTCGCCAAAGTAAAAGACCTTTTATCAGAAGGGCCAATTGGGGGCTTGCTTGAAGGGCAGTATCTTTTTTCAGGTCAAGTTGGAGATCTAGGTTTTAAAAAAGTTACTTATAATGAATATCCATCAGTAATAGGAAGCGACGGCGAATCAAAATATTTAAGATCGGTACAATGGAATCAAACACCTCTTTTAGATAGTCAAGACAAATACAACTTCCAACAAATAGATATCCAAGTAACAAATGGAACTCCAGTAGGTACTTCATCAGGAGGAGAGTTTGATAATGTCTCTTACATCCGCTCAATAGGAGAAAGGCTAAGAGGACCAAATCAATTAGCTACCACTGAAGATGATGTCCTTGATTATCAAAGGAGTTATCGCATTCTTAATAGAGAATGCAAAAAGATGTCTCTTGTTTTTAGAGTTTCTTCTCTTTATATTGCTTTAAAATATCAAGATCTAGAAGCTGTACAAGAAAAAGGATTTAAAATAGAAGGCGTTACAGCGGCAAATAAAACCAATGGTAATTTTACATTAGACCCCTCAACTAGAGAAGTCGAATTAACCGATGGAAAGACGTTAGATGCAGGAGTAGGCTCTGTAATACGCCATAATTTTAAAATCAGAGTTAGAATTTCTCCAATTTATAAAGAAGGCTACAATGGAAACTCTGCGACTATTCCTTTGACTTCAGATAAAGTTAAAGTAGTCAATGATGCAAAAGATCTAGTAGTTAGCGTAGACTCATTTCCTCAAGTATTCGAAATACAATCAAAAGGAAAAGTTACCCAAGGTTACTCTAAACAAGTTATTTTTGATGCTTCTTCTAAATTCCTTTCGTTAAATGACAACGAAAATTGGTTGGGCTGGGATATTTCAGTATTAAAAATTACTCCAGAAGATACTTATTCTTCAAGAGTTTCTTTCGTAAACTTAGAGAGCATTACTGAAATTTATTCTTCTTCATTCAGATATACTAATTCTGCAATCGTAACTTCTAAATTTAATGCTGCATACTTTTCAAAAATACCAGAAAGGTCATATGATGTTAAACTGTTGAAGGTTAAAGTCCCTGCTAATTATGATCCGATAACCAAGACTTACGGCAATACTACTCCTCTTTCAATTACAGAAACCAATTCATTTAAGAAAACGGACAAAGTAATAACAACAGATTTCTTTATTGGAGAGAATAATTCTTATGCAAATTCTGACAATGTTAATCCTCCAATTACAGATGGGTTAATTGCTCAATTTGATGCGAGCAATCCTTCCTTAACTACTTCGGCAGGAGGAGAGGTAACTAGTTGGCCCAATACCGTAGCTGGAACCATAAAATGTGTCTTAGGAAATGGAACTTACGCAGCCCCTGCTGGAACTACCGCTAGACCAAAATATGGATCAAGCCACTCAGAGCAAAGCCCCAATGGAAATTATGGAGTTTCGTTTACGACAAGTCAAAAAGCAAGATTTGTTTATCAAACTGAAGAAGCCTCGTTTTCTGACGCTAGTAATAATTATACTATTTTTACAGTATGCAAATGGCATGATAGCGCAACAAGCGCAGAAAGAAACAAGATAATTTCATCATCTACCACACCTTCTTCTTTTGTTTTAGGTTTCGATGCTAAATTCAATAGCACATTTGTTATAGGAGCCCAAGTTTATGGCGTAATGCCAATTAATTATTATCAATTCAATCGATCTAATTACTGGGACACTTCTAACGACACAAATACTTATATAGTAGGAGCGAGCGTAAACAATCTAAAAGATATAAATATTTTTTGGCAAAACACTAATCATTACGCAAAACCAGTTTTTGCAGTAGCCGCCCCAAAAGGATTAGCCATCAATTCAGCAGGAGCCACTAGCAGATGCACCGTATTTGAAATATTAGTTTACAGTAAAGCTCTGTCGAAATCAGACGGTATAAAGATAAGGAACTGGTTAAACAATAAATGGAACGTAACTAGAAATAGCGTAAGCACGACAACTACAACTGGGTCTTATAATACTAATGTCCTTAATGTGGGCGCAAGCACTTATTTAAAAATGCCATTAAAAACTCTTTGCGCTAATGGTCAAGCAACAAAAGCCTACAGTTATGCAGGAGGCAACTTAGCTCCATCTAATTATTATCAATTCGATTTAATACCTCAAAGATATTGGAAAAACTCCACTGCTCCATCCAGCTTTTCTTTAAAAGATCAAGGATTTTGCAGTTTCTATTGCGACTTTTTTATCAAACTAAGCGCAAGCACCTCAAACGGCAACTATACTTTAATTCATAGAGATAATCAATTTAATCTTTCTATGACCATAGCTGGACAAAATGTGAGTTTAATACTCACAATTATTTCTTCAAATGATGGTAAAAAATATACCATAACAAAAGCATTAGATTCGACAAGGTATTCAACAACCAGACTCAAAGACGCTTTTACAAGAATTAGTTTTTATGTATTACCAAAAGTAGTCAAACCAAGTATATCGTATAACGCAAACGCTGCTAAAGTAACTAACATAAATATATCCGATAAAAATTGGACTAATGGCGATATAGCAGTTACAAGGGTAACAACTAATGAAAACGAAAAAGCATTAGCGCAAGAACTAAAAGATTTTTATTTAGTAAAAGCAGTAAGCTTTAAAGAAGACACTTCCTATAGTAGTGAAATAAGTAATTTGCCAGAAACTTGCTATAAGTATATATACTGCGGTTTCTTCTCTTCAATGGCTCAACTTGGAGGTAGATCTTCTCCTTATTCTCCTGTTGTTGAAAGAAGATTGACTAAAGAATATTTTCCTGACATACTAAATGCAGAAATAGATGTTCTAGTAAATCTTGAGAAGCAAATTCAATGTAATATAAATATTGCTAATTACTCTAGTTATCAAACTCTTTGCGTGGGAGCTTTATTGAGGCCAAATTCAGACACTACTTTTCAAAACGAAATAAATCAAAGAGTACAAATAAGCGCCATTTCTCAAGCAGCTTTAGATGCTTATAACAAATTAGACGCACATAAAACATTCGATGGGTCTTCTACTTCAATAACTCTTGATTCTTCTCAAGAACAGGTCAAAGTCCTTATCCCTCTCGCTGCTGGGCAAATATATGATGCAGCGAATACAAAAACTGGCCCATTTATACCATCTTACTTTATAGCAAACAATAATCAAATAGAAATATTTACAGATAAATCTGTTGAATTTGGCGGCAAGATACAAGGATTCGCTGATTCGATCAGAGTAAATCAAATTGATTTCGACAGACTTTCTTTAGCTCAAGCTTTTGCAAGAAATCTTTTTTCAGAAGGTCTTTCTAGAAAAACTGTTGTTTACGATGCAGCGGGAGTTTTGCCTTATTCTACCTCAAATGATTATTGGGATGGAGAATTTAAAACTAATAAAGAGTGGACCGATAATCCAGCTTGGTGCTTCTACGATCTCTTAACAAATAAAAGATATGGAGTAGGTAATTATGTCACAGAAAATGATGTAGATAAATGGTCTCTTTATCAAATAGCTAAGTATTGCGACGAACTTGTTTCAGATGGATTTGGAGGAGTAGAGCCAAGATTTACTTGCGACCTTTATATACAAAGTCAAGATGATGCCCTTAAAGTATTGTCTGATATGGCGTCAGTATTTAGAGGGATGTTTTATTACTCAAATGGATTCATTTACGCCATAAATGATATGCCAGAAGAGACTCCTATTTACTCTTTTACCAACTCTAATGTCGTTGACGGAAACTTCAATTACGAATCTACTTCGCTAAAAGACAGAAACTCTGCTGTATATGTTCGTTATATTGATAAAAATAACTTCTATAAACCAGCAGTAGAATACGTTGAAAATATCGAAGCGGTTAGAAAATTCGGATTTAAAGAAACCGAATTAACAGCCTTCGGATGCACAAGCAGAGGTCAAGCTCAAAGACTTGGCAGATGGTTGTTAGCTTCAGAGTATAATGAAACAGAGACTGTATCTTTTGAATCTGGTCCAGAGTGCGTATATCTAAAACCCGGAGATGTAATTAAAGTTCATGATTACAATAGAAAATACAAGACAGTAGGAGGAAGATTAAATAATATTAATATCTCTGGAGGTGTTAATGCGACCACTGGTATATTAGCATTAGATAGGAAACTTGATTTCAATTTCTCAGGAAACCGAAATTATAAATTGACAATACTATCTCCTAAGTATAATCTCGACCCCAGTTTTCAAGGAGCGGTAACAAGTAATAATGACTATAACGAATACAGAAAACCACTAACTAATTCTTTTATAATTAATAGCGGCAATTTAATCACTGGTCAATATTATGACTCTATAAGAATTACCGGATTAGCGCCAGTAATGGCTTCTGGACTAAATGTAACTGGATTATCTTATTTTACTGGAGCATCTGGAATGTCTCCAAAATCAATAACTTGGGCTTTGGAAAATTCAGGGAATTTAAATGGTTCTACAGATAGTGATTATGATTTTTACAGAGTATTTAGAATTCAAGAATCTACAGAGGGAAGTAGCTACACCGTCATGGGTTCCCAAATGTATCACTTAAAATATGCTCAAATAGAATCTGGACTTAATATTACTCCAGCAAAAGCACCAGCACCAGAAGCTTCTGCTCCTTCAAGAGCCTTATTTACCCTTGGAGTTACAGAGTCTAACGGCGTAATAGATCAGAGCAAAGTTAGTGTCGAAATCTTCTATGACTCTTCCATAAAAGACACTACAATAGGGTTTAAAATATTCAATAAAGCATTCTATGGATCTGATTTTAATCCAAATAGCTCTAGTGACTTTACGTTTGTTCCAATTGACATTTATGAATCCTATGTAAGAACGGCGCTAGACAAAGAAAAAATAAAAGGCTCTATAAGGATTTACGGCACGAATATTAATAACAGTTCTCCATTGTCTTATGTTGAGGCTTCAAGTTCTGATAATTCAAGTGAAATATTTGTTTCTCCAATTGTTGCAATTACTTATGACGATGTAAATACAAGCTCTTCTATTACTGTAAATAATAAAGTCTATAGCTTTGGATCTCCAATCACTTTAACAAAATCAGAGTATTTTCAATCTTCAATACCATCACAAGTTCAATCAATTAAACCCTCAGAGTCTTTATCGTTTAATATACCCTTGCAATTTATAAAGAATCCAAACAAGTTTAATAATCTTGATTACCCTTATAGGATAGTAATTATACCTGAAAAAGTAGATACAAAAGGAGCCTTTAGCACTATCTATGATAAATACCTTAACTCCTCCGCAAGCTGGGAAGAGTATTTGACATTTGACGAAGATAGTACCGACGATAATATATATAATTATAAAACTTCAAATGTTTTAGGCAGATATAGAGACTTTTCTTTAGCTATAGACAAGAGAACATTTACGGATTCTGGCATGAAGTCTACTTCAAATGACTTCAAAAATGCAGATGGATTTTTGTTGGTAACTTATGATAATCAAGACCTTAACTTAAAAGCTTCTCTAAATGCAATTTTAAATGATACAAGAGCGACCTATTCGATTGTCACAAGTCAAGGATCAAATAGATTAAGATTTACTATTCAACAAAATTCTGCGAGTTCTTTTATTAATGCCTTTTATTTATTATTAATACCTAGCGATAGCACTTTCAAGTTTGGAGTCAATTCAATAAATCACAATTCTGACGGCACACCTCTCTCAATTAATGACGCGACTGGAAAAGAAATAATTGACTCTCATTTTGTAACTATACCAAATGACCAAGCGATTTTTAATTTTAACGACTTAAGCGATGACACTGGCAAAGGCTTTGATTCTACGTCATATAATGCTTATCTAATCGCCGTAGATTCCCTGATGTTCGCTTGGCAGTTTAATTCAAATGCAGGAGCAGTAAGAAATATTTTAGATTACTATTCTAGTTTTATTGATAAAGAGAGCATTCAAGGCAAAAAGTATGCTCAAATTAGTGATCCAATTATTATAAAACAAGAGGTATCAACTCCAATATCTTTCTCATTAGAATCAGTACTGAAAGATGCGGACACAAGGTATATTCATTTTACAATTAACAAAACAATATTAACTGAAAGCACATTTGATACTAGCGTTAATACGCTCTCCTTTCCAGCTTATGCAATTTCTAGAAAGAGCGTAATTTATAAGCCTACTACAAACGCAAACCTATTAGCAGGAGCTAAAGATAATAGAGTATTATCTTCAGATCCAGATGGCACTATGGCTTATTATAAACTCTCTTTGCAAAATAGAGATAATATACCTAATGTCTCTATATCTCCAAAAATACCCACAGGCAAGAGAGCTTATGTTTTAAATGGAAATAAGATTTTCACAAGAGCTTTAGTTGCTGACGCTGCTGCTCCTGTAAAATTATTAAAAGGAGTAGAATCAGAATTAGTGACTTCTAATGTGTTCAGTTCTAAAGTAAAAATCAGCAATAGTTCTTTTGGCGAAGGAGGCGAAGAATTCTTTGATATATCTATTACTAGACTGAACAACTCAACATTTACTGGTAATATAAAGAGCCTGATCCCTGACAATATAAACACTTATTTGATCCCTATAAATGCCGCAACTTCGAACACAGAAGCTAATGCAAAAGCAGTATTCAACAATGTATTAAATGATGGACTACTTAACTCATCTTTTAACGCTGTAAACGTAACTCCTGAAAATAATTTTTCTGAACTTGGAGTTAGTACTAAATCTGTTGAGATATTCATAAATCCACAACCAAAAGACTTTACTATTTATACTATAAATAAAGCAACTACTGATTCATTGAGTAATGGCATAGCCACTTCGTTTTATGCTGGAGTCCCCGTTTTAGAAAACGAGTCTTTATCTGTTTCTTTTGCAATTGGAAATGTCAATAAGACTAAAGCTATAAAAGTGTATTGCTTCGCAGGAGAAGACTTTGTCGCCAGCGAAGTAGATAAGACTCAAATAATCCCCGGAGATGATAATATTATTAAGATCACCTTAAAAAACGTACCTTATGCAAATTATTATACTTATATTGGCAGTTACGCTGCGACCACATCAATAACTAATCCATACTTCTGGAAGTTTAAGAGCCCAAAGAATTTAGCTTTTGCACATTTAAATTTCAAAAATCTATTTCCTAAATATAATTTCCACATTCAAGCCTTAGAACTATCAATAGTAATAACTTACTAAAATGAAACACTACATAGTATATTTTATAAATGGCAGCTACAAATACTTGCAGTCTTCTCTTAATTTAATGGATAACCTAGATAGGCTTCATCTTGTAGGAGTAGACTACGAAGTAGTTGATTATATTGTACCATTAGAAAAACATATTGACCAAAGCGTACTAGAATATAGAAAATTTTTACCTGATGGCAATTCGATATGGAAGAAAGAAGAGCTTATTAATAAAAGAGTAAAAGAAATCACTTCTAAAAGAAACGCTTTGCTTCAAAAGCTTGATATTGATTTTATTATATCATTGGAGACTCCTAACAATAAACAAACAGAGATTATCAAAAGGAACAAAAACTTTTTAAGAGAACTCTCTTGCAGGACAGAAATGCATCACGTTCATGACTGCGAAAAGATCCACAAGTTTAATGCGTTTTATAATATAGTAGACATAGAAATTATTGACTCCGGTTACGGATGCTCAGAACCTGTTCCTTCTGTCTCTATAGCTCAACCTGAAGAAAATGAGTTTAATTATGGACTAATCGCTTCTGCTCATGCTATTAGAGGATCAAAAGGAGAGCTTCTTTCAGTAAGGATGGAAAAGCTAGGTAGTGGTTACATTTCAGATCCAGAGATTAAAATCAGCGGATACGAAGGAGAAAATACTAAACATCCTATTCTAAAAGCAGTGGTTTCGAATATAATGTAAGTATGACAGATGTATTATTTTGTTTTGGTGATGAGTTTATTTATTCTAATAATTTAGCGAATTGGTCAACAATAAATCCCGGTCAAGAGATTGAAATAATGGGGAACCTAGAGAAGTTCTCTGTCGTCCGCACAAATGTTATTAATTACAATAAAGTCTTTACAGTAGAGTCGAATTCTACAATTAAAATCGATAGCGACATTAAAGATTTAGTTCTGGATGGAGATACTATTGATTGTTATTTTGTTACTTATTATACTGTATTAATTAATGAGATTACCGAAGCTGGGTCTGGATATAAAGTAAATGAATATGTTAACATTAATAAAAATGCTTATTTCGATTCTAGCAACGATAGAAATGAAAGATCTATTCTCCAAGTCAAATCTGTTGATAGTAACGGAGGTATTACTGAACTCCATTTAATAAATAATGGAAAATTCACTCAGAATTTCGAGCAAGCAGACCTAGATGGCGGCTCTGGCAAGGGAGCGAAAGTAAGCCTAATCCTAGGTAAGCACGACAAAAAGGTTTTAAAATTCTTCTCAGTATTAAACGTTAAGCGAGAACAGGGTTCTACTTTTGTAGAATTGGATGAAAAAATTAAAGATACCTTCCTTACTGGTGAGATTTATATAAAACGATATCGCATCACTTTAAATAAACCTACAGGCAAAGAATACTCTAGCCATCCTTTTATTCTTAAAGTAGAGAAGACTCCTTTTTTAAACTTGCCACTAGCCAAAGATAACAATATAGAGCAAATCTATAATCAGGCTATACTGACTATAGACTCTAAGATTAAAGAATTATCTACTGGAGTAAAGTAATCCTCCGGGTCTCTTTTGTTCGACCAATACTTCAACAACTTTGCTTCTAAGTAACTCAGCAAGTTTGCCATTGTTTTGCATGCTGTTCTGATCGGTTTTGGAATTGGATGCGCCTTTTTGAGTGCTGGAGTTAGCTTCAGAGGTAACTTCGCCGCCTTGAGACATGTTGATTGAAATATTATTTACTACAGACATGCCAGACTCTTGGGTAGCTCCAGCAAGAGAAGACCTTCCTGATTCTGATTGAGTTATTCCCGAATCCTTAGATAAGTTATCATTTAAAGTATTCAATGCAGTTACTAATTCATCCATGCTAGAAGACTGGTCTGTATTACTTTGACCACTATAACTTGTGCCAACCATCCCGCCGCTAGCATATTTAGGAAGAGACCCAGAGTTTAATTGACCCATGAAATCTTTGCCGTACATATCGACGGCTTTTTTATTCATGACGTATTCGCCGCCCATTAACAAAGCGGGAATATTGTCTTGGCCTGTAGAGCCGCCGCCAGCAAATTTAGCAATATAACCACCATTAGCTCTGCCATATTTTTTATATTGAGAATTTAATTCAGCCTGACTAAACCCAGAACCTCCGGGTTCTAATCCTGCTCCGGGGATATTTGAAGGAGTAGGACTTTTTCTTAAACTCTCTGCACCCGCTGTTAATCCAGCAGCGCCTATTTGAACAGCAGCAGCAGTTAATCCTGAATAGAAAGTGCTATTTACTTGATTTTTATAGTTTTTAATACTCTGCTTTTTATCTCTCTCATATTGCGCTCGGTCTTGTAAGTATTGATCGAGCTTCTCATAGCGGTCTTCTCTTAGCTTGTTTTGAGGATTACTGTCGTCAGTTAGGGCTGCGGCTGACAATCTAGAATCAACAGCGTATTCTCCAGAAGTTGGGCGATCAGGATTATCGTACAAGAATTCATTTTGTAATGGGCCAATAGAGAATCCTCCAGTTGCATATCTTGGGACGGCTCCACCATTTAAATTTCTTAAATAGTCAGTTCCATATTTATCAACAGAAGATTTCTTAATGACATACTCGCCGCCGCTCATCATCGCGGGCACATCATCTTTCATCCCAGAGCCGCCAGTAACCATACCTCCAGAATTATAGCCTTTAATTGGTCCTCCATCTTTTCTACCAGTAGCATAAGCCTTACCAAAAGCAAACAAAGCATCAACCCCCATCTCTAAAGACTTATCAAGCATTCTATTTAAGATGCCTTGGAACATGTCTCTAAATGCATCCTTAAGGGTTTTAGTGCCTTTGATAGCTTCGCCAAATGCGCTGCCAATACCAGACTTAAAATCAGTTTGAAATGTATCAATTAGTTGACCAGTGTCTTTTGCGAAGTCTGCTCTATTGTAAGTGGTATTTTTTTCAGTGATAGCTCCTATATCTACATTCCCTTGTCGAGCTTCGCTTTCAATTTCAGCATTAGCAAAAGCCGCTCTTTCGTCTTTGAAAAACTTTTTACCATATGCTTTTTTATAATACAAATCGAAATTATATTTGGCATTATCATTTTCTACCTGTAAACCTTTTTCTCTTAGCTCAATCTGCTTTTTTAAAAGCCTAGCCTCTTGTTCTGCGTTTTGATTTTTTTGAGCTAATAAACCTTCAACTTCTTTATTAAGAGCAGCAAGCTCTTCAGCATTACGAGTTCTAATAGCTCCACGCGCATTTACTTGGTTTACGTTCGCTCTTGTTCTCGCTAGTTCTTCAGGGACTTGCGGGTTTGGTTGACTATTAAATTCATAAAACTTAAATTGTTTTTGTGCATCAGTAGTTGTTTTTTTACCGGACATTAAAGGAGACTCGGCCTCTAAGCTTCTTTGTCTGCGAGAATTTTCTTTTAAAGATTTTAAATCTTCAATAGACATTTGTTGGCCGAATTCTCTAAAGATTTGTTTCGCAAGCCCTTCATAAGTGGTAGTTAAATAATCTTGTTTTCCCGGCTCGTTGAACCTATTCATGTCGCCTTTTAAGTTTCCCAAAAGTTGTTCCAATTGTCTTGTATCCATCCCTTCATATTTGCTGTTTGCTACTGTAGACTTAGCTTCTTTTAATTTAGTTTCTGCTTCATAAGAAATTTGTGCGCTTTTACGAGAAGATTGTACAGCCTCTTCTTCTGTTTGATATCTTTGCAAGCCAGTTAAAATTTCATCCATTGCTGTTGGTGGTTGATATATTTGTAGTTCTTTAGGTTGAATAAGCGGTTGGACCTCTGCTTGCTTAATAGTTTTAAGGCTTTCTAAATAACTTTCTATATCTTTAATCTGTGCTGTCGTTGATAATTTTCTTTCTATATTATCTATAAATTTTACCTCTTTAGGTAGATTTGTTAAATCTCCTGTTTGATCTATCTTATCAGAAATAGCTCGTCTAATATCAGGGGCCGCAATTGGTAAAAGATTAGATCTTTCACTCAAAAGAGTCGCCCTTTGCGTGTTTGTAGAAAGTTTATTGATGACTCCTGTTAGAGACCCAGTCAATTCATCTAATTTAGAACCCACTTGGGTTGTTATAACTTTATTAAAGTTTTCATTTATACTAGTTGGCAAAGCGCTTGCTAAAAGCTCATTTTGTTTTTGAGTTAAATCATTTAAATATCTCGCCTCTTGTTGAAGGACATCAAGGTAAGTTCCCATATTTTCTAACTTAAATTGAGAAGCAATTTGATCTAAAGCAGTTTTCACTGCGCCTTGGTTAGCTTGATCAAAAGCTGTACCCAAAGCAGTGCCTTCTGTTGATTTTCCTGTTTGAATTTCAGTAAGATCTTTAGCTAAATTTAAACTATCTCTTATTTGCTTCACTCTGCCAGCAATTGCTGTAGCTGCTAATGGATTTAAATCAGAGGAAACTTGTTTATTAAAGCTTTGAGCATTTGCAAATCCAGCAGGAGTTTCGGTTCCTCTATTTAACTGTAATTGATTAGTTAATACGTCTAAAAACTTAAAAGAAGTAGATCCCTTTTGAGCGGCACTTCCAATAGCATTAGTTTGTCTAAATTCTGAAACTAATTCAGAAAGACTATCGAAAAGATCAGATACCCCAGACTTGCCAGTTGAACCCAAAGCTTGGGCACCACCAGCAAAAGAGAGTCTTTGATTTAAAGCTAATGATTGTTTTTGATATTCTCTAGAAGCTTTTTGTATGTCTAAATCTACATCGCCTTGAGCTTTAATTCTTGCAAGTTCATTTTGCAATTCGCTAAAAGAACTATCAAGGGACTGTATCAAAAGTTCAGAAGTTTCTTTTGTAAACGCTTTTTCCGGTCCCGTACTTTCTATTATTCGTTTTTTTAATGACTGTGTTATTGTGGAGACATCTCCTCCTGCATTTACCTGCCTTAATCCTTCGCTAATAAGAGGAGTTAAATTATTTATTTGTTGTTGAAAGACTGATCTTTCTTTTTGAATAGCCTTATCATCTCTAGCACCTTCAATAGCTGGTACTATTTTTGACCTAGCTTCTTCAGCTTTTTTAGTAATAGAATCTGAAAGAGAATCAAGGAACTTACCTGTGGCGTCTCTTATTTGAGAATTTTGTCTTGTATTTATTTCATTGACGTCTAATTGATTTTGGATATCATTTTTCGCTCCTTCCCCGACAAAAGGAGTAAAAGCGTCTAAAGCACCTTTAACTCTAGCCCTTTGAGTGGAAACCACGCCCTCTGCTTGAATTTTATTAATCTCTCTAATTGTTTTAGCGCGGTTTTTCTCTATATCTATTTGATTAGATATTTGCAAGTTAATGTCATTATATTGGTTATTTAAAGTCTTAAGAGCTTCAGCATTAGCGAGAATTCTTTTTGTATTAACGTCAGAAATTTCAGAAAGAATTTTCACTTTTTTTGCACTATCAACGATAGCTAAACTCTGTTTCTGAAGTACATCTATAATAGATTTTACAGCAGTGACATCTAATTTGCCAAATGCACTATCAAGGATATCCGCGATAGACTCAGTAAGAATACCTTTATTTTTTAATTGAGCCTTTACATCTCCTACAGATTGTCTATTTAAAGCTGGCTGTTCTCCGGTCTTTACGCCATAAGAATAAACACTTTGAGTAAATGTAGCTTGTTTTGTTAACTTTTCAAAAAAACTATTTAAATCTTCCGTAGCTGAGTCTCCTTTGAAATTTTTTGCGACAGATTCTGCGTCTATAGAAGAAGAGAATAAAGCATTTAACGATTTTTGATCTTTTCCTGATACTGAAGCGTTTCCAAATATACTAGATGAATCTTTAATAACACTAGAAATAGCCAACTGTCTTTCTAAATTTTTCTGAGTGTTACCTAATTCTTTATTAACTCCAGCAATGGCTTCAGAAACTTTAGTTATGTCTGCTCCTGCTTGTAATACTTTATTCCTAAATTCATCAGGAATTGAGCTAAGAGCCTCTGTTAAATTAGTTTGGAATTTTAATAAGGTTGCTGGTTTAGCTTTAGGATCATTTAAAGCAGATTGCAATCCCTCTAAAGAAGTAGCATAATTTTGAGCAGCGCCAGAAAAATCGGAAGCTTTTTGTTTAGTTATTTCTAGATTATTATTTATTTTTTCAATAGCTTCTGCTGCTTTGCTTTCTTCCAACTTACGGAAAAGTTGAACGAGGCCATAAACACCTCCTACAGCCATTCCCGGTAGACCGAATGCTGCTCCTGCGCCTACTGACGAAAGTACATCTCCTATTCCAGAAGCAGCAGCTTTTGCCGTTCTATTTTCTTTTGGAATAAACTCTGAAACTATATTCGCCAAACTACTTCCTAGGAAACCTACACTTGGACCCATTGTTTTTGATAAAGTAGAGAATTTAGATCCTCCTTGAAACATTCCTTTCCCAAAGATAGGATCTTGAGTTCTTTTGAAATTATCTGTAGCTTCTTGTCTTGACGCTCTAGCTTCTTTTAGTTTAACTGCGGTCTGCTTTCTCTCTTCAGCAAGTTGTTTCCTTAATTCATCTAACCTTGCTACTTGTTCTGCGGATGCGGCTTGAGGAGTTCTTGATAATTTACGACTCAGTGGGTCCATTGTAAAAGGACCATTTACTAAAGCCCCAGTTGAAGTGCCTGTTAATCTTAATCTTTCGTCTACATTTGTAAAAGTGCTTTGTATTTCGTTTTGTATGGCTGCTTCTTTTTTTGCTAGACTTTTTGGAATTTCCCCTATTGATTGAGAATAAGAATTAACAGCGCTAATTTGTTCTTTTTTTACTGCTGCTAGCGAATCTTTAAAGTTTTTAAATTCTCCAGTTATATCTTTAATGGCTGAATAAAACAACATCAAAGCGCCAACACTTATAGTAGCATCTACCCCACCAAATTCAGCAAAATTAGGAATATGCCCCTTTGCAGACATACCTTTTGTTTTGGGGTTTATGCCAGCTTTTTCTGCTAATCCAATTCCACCATTAAGAGAACCTTCTGTGGAGTTATAAACTCCTAATCCCATTGGATTGAAGCTTGTCTTTAGTTTGCTGCTTTGGCCTACTTTAACTTGAGAAGAGGAGTATCCAGCGGCCATCTCTCTTCCTATTGCTTCTTGGACTGCATTAAAATTAGGTATATGACCTTTAGAAAAAGTATCAACTAAAGCCTCTATTGCGAGATCTCCGTCAATAACGGCATCAATGAAAGACTGTTTATCATTTTTATAAAGATCTTTAATTTTGCCTTGAACCAAAGATAAAATATTTTTACCAAAAATCTCCTCTTCTTCCATGCGCCCAACATAGTTACGATTTGAAAATTTTAAATTTGTGCTTTTAGACAACCCTTTTTGTCTATAAGACAATTGAGGATAAGCTATTTTAACTATATCTTCTATTGAAGTTTCTTCTAAAACATAATGCTTTTCTTTATCTTTGTCTCTTAAAAGAGCATATTGTTTTTGAGGAATGACTCTCTTTAATTTGTCACCTTGAGGTACAATAACAGAAGAGTAAGAATTGACTCCTAGTCGTTTGGCGGTTTTTGAATATCGATCAAACATCTCTTGACCTTGACCCTTTTGATTAGATTCAATGTAGCTGATTTTTAAACCCTTTTCGTAACTACCTGTATTTGGATTGACAAAATTTCCGGGATAGTAATCCAAAATGCTTCCTGTTTCAGGATCAGTTAATGTTCTAAAATTATTCTTTTTATCATTTTCATATTGCTTTCTTTTCTTTAATTTATAAGCAAAATTAGGAACATGACCTTTAGAGAAAGTATCATATAACTCACTTATATAAATCTTACGCGCTTCGACATCTTTTACGAATTCTGGTACATCAGATCCATATATGCCAGTTAATTTATCTAATATTGAAGAAAATATTTTTTTTCCAGTAAGAGTTTCCATTTCAAATGGACTTTTTTCAGTAGACGTTTTCATGAACTTCACACTTGAATCTTTACTTATACCTCTTTCTCTGTACATTAACTGAGGATAAGATATTTTTAGAGCATCTCTAAGAGAGAGACCTTCAAGAATATGACGATTTTTCTTTTGGTATTCATTTAAAAGATCATATTTTTCTTTGGGAACAATTTTATTTGTTTGTGGGAGAATTATACTGGAATAAGACCTACGTCCCGAACGCCTAGCTATTTTTCCATATCGATCAAACATTTCATGACCTTGCCCTTTCTCATAAGAGTTAATAAAACCAAATTTTAAAACTTTTTCTGAGTCAACTACTCCGGGGGTATACTCTAAATAACTTCCTGTCTTTTTATCATGAATCTGTCTCTTCGAAGCGGATCTATTGAATCCCGGTTTAGATACTGCATAAGAAAAATTAGGGACATATCCATTAGAAAATAATCCCACTTCATATTCGCTCTTATAAATTGAATTATCAAAAATATCATTGAAGTCAAGCCCCATGCCCCTTCCTCCTCCGCTTTTGCTTTGTCTAAACATGACTTCTTTGACTTTTCTTTCGCCATATTTACGGTATAGGTCGTCATAAAGAGTCTCGTCACCTAAAAGTCTAGAATCGTTTACCATCATACCAGAAGTTGCTCCAGAACGTCCGGCAAATTCCCTAGCCACTGATGGCCTTTTAGAGGTAGAAATAATAGGTAAACTACGGTCATATCCATAACCATACATAAGTCTATAATTCCTCATGGCGGTTGGATGCAAAAGATCTTTTTTTTCTAAAGGATTACCTATATGGGTTGTGGCTAAATTTTTAAAAGAGGTTCCTATAAAAGATTCTTTAGGATTATATTCGGGTATTTGATTGGCGTAATCTGCTTGTGAGAATACAGCCTTTCTGACAGCGTTAGGATCGTTTCTGTCTATAGACCTCCATCTTTCCGAAGTCGCCTCTACGCCTCTATATAAAGCCGTTTTCCCTTTGTCTTTTTTAGGATTAGCAAGAACTGGGTGTGGAGATTTAGTAGTCGCCGCATTACGTTTATTTATATTAATTATAGCTCTTAATATCTCTATATCTTGATTTGCGAAATTAGGGACATATCCTTTAGAGAAAGTATCTTGTAAATCGTTTATACCTATATTTTTATGTAAAATCTCTTGGATTAAAGTATCTTTATTATTCCCGTAAACATCTTTTAATTTATTTTGTACTTGAGAGAGGATATCTTTACCAGAAAGGTCTTCGTATTTTAAAAATCCAGCATAATCGCGATAGTTTAGTGATAGTTTTGTGTTTTTAGACAAACCTCTTTGTCTGTAAGCCAACTGAGGATATGCCATTTTAACAATATCTTCAAACGAAGTGTCTTCAAGTATAGAATAATTTTTTATCTCGTCTGCGCTTAGTTTTTCCTTTAAATAACCATATTTTTCTTTAGGAATTATTTTCCCTACTCTATCACCTTGTTCTACGAGGAGATCAGAAAAACCTTTAAGTTTTTGTCTCCTAGCCATTTTTGAAAACCTATCAAACATCTCTTGGCCTTGACCTGTCTGCTTGGATCTAATATAGCTGACATTTAAAGATCTTTCTTGAGATTTTGTTTCTTTATTATAAAAATCTCCGGGATAATATCTTAAATAACTTCCTGTTTCAGGATCTGTTAATTCTCTAGTAGATGTTTTACTATATACTGGTTTGTTTATTCTATAAGCGAAATTAGGAATGAAACCAGAAGCTAAATTTGGCAAAGATCCGGGAACAAAATCTGGCAATCTTGCCCTTAAAGCATTCAAGAAAGCTCCTGCTCTTGCTCCTCTATTTTGTCTAGAAACAAAACCTTGTTGACCTCTAACAGGAATACCAGCTACAGCATTTGGATTCTCAAGACTAGAAAAGAATGCCCCAGAATCACGATTCAAAGAAGCTAGTCTTTCCAAAGTTCCTGTGCTTGCCATTTCGGGGTCGAAGTATTTGTCAGCGAGCCAATCTCTTAACTTGGGAGAAATTTGGGCTGTTTTTTCTCCTAGGCTTGAAAATCTAAAATTAAAAGGCTTTGGAGCGAAATTAGGAATAAAACCAGAAGAATTGGTTTTAAGTCCGCTAGTAACGCTACCTGCTTTAATTTCTTGCTCTTTAAAGTGATTTCCTATCTGTTGACCATATTGTTTCGTGACTTTATCAATAAATGATCTTATAGCTTCATCATTATTTTTTAATTTATAATCTCCATATTGGTCTGTAAATCCGGGGAAAAGCTCTCTTACATTTGCAATACTTCCGCCTCTTACGTCAAAATCTCCTCCAGAATCAGCTTTATCTCTTGTATAATTACCAGCTAAATTTGTAGAAGCTTCAAATATTGTACCAGCTAATACATTATAATTTTTACCTGCTGCTCCAAAAAAATTATCAACAGAAGTGTCTGAATATTCTCCGGGTCTAATGTAATTAGCAAGATCTTTAGTCATTTTACGAGAAAAATCTTGTGTTTTTTGAATTAGTCCAGTTTTTTCTTCATTTAAGGCTGAAGCATTTAGAGCATAAGATTTAATCTTAAAAATTCTTCCAGAAGTTTTTCTTTTAGTGGACATCTCTCCTGTTTTTTCCAAATCATCTTCATTGACATCCCTCTCTGAACTCTTTTGCATTGCGTCAAAGACAAGCATTGAAGCGGGGGGAATATAAGGATCATAAACTTGTTTTATTCCTTCTTTAATCTTTTGTTCAGCTTCTATTTTTTTTCCGGGAGCGTAAGTAGCTCTAATATCATCCAAACCAAAAATTGTACCATCTGGTTTTCTTTTACCATATCTTTTATCGCTCATCAAAATAGAAGCTGGCATTTCTGCTCTTATTTCTCCGTATTTCGCTCCTGCTCTTACAAAGTGATTTAAATCATTCCCTGTAAACGGCGCACCATCTTTTCTATAAAATCTTTCACCTTTCGGTCTAGATGGATCAAAAGCAGCCTCATATTTAGGGTCAAGTCTAATTTGAGCAAGAGGAACTGGATCACGACTTGCTCTGCGAAGCCATTCATTATCTCCATATCCATAAGCATCATTTTCTAATGGCATAGGACCAAAATTAGGCACAAAGCCTCTAGCCATATAAGGATTAATTCCATTCTTCGCCATTGACTTTGAAGCCAAAGATTGTGCTGCGCGAGAACCTTCAGGAGGCAATATATAAGGTTGAGCAAAGCCGGGAATATATTTAACTTTTTCGGCAGTGTTCATCACGCCGCCAATTGATTTGGGGGCAGCAACTACTTTACCGGGAGTATAACCCCCTTGCATTGCTCCAACTTTTTCTGCGGCTTGTTGCTGGGCAGGAATAAATCCACCCGCAGAAACTCTTCCTTTGCTTTTGAATTGACCTTCTTGATCTATCACTACTCCAGAGACTATCATTCTCTTGGCTTGACTCTCTGTAATATTTACAATAGTTTTAGCGAGAGCCGCTTGTTCGTATAATGTTTGTCTTATTTCTTTTTCTACTTGTAAACGAGTCTTGGTGCCAGAAAGTATTTGTTGAATTAGTTCTGGATTAGAAGAGAGGATTTTGCTAATCTCTCCTTGGAGAACAGCTTGTTGCCTACCAACGCTATTTAATCCCAAAATATTTTTAGTAGCATCTCCAGCAAATTTAGTAAAATTACTTAGCAATTTCCCGACAGCAAGCCCACCAAGTAGCAAACCGGGGCCAGTGATAAAATCGGTAATGCCTGTTAATAAACCAGTAGCTATCTTTGCCCCAACGCCTTCTGAATCTTTTTCATTGTAAGCGGATAAACTTTTGTTGACAGACTCTAAAACTTTTCTTATTCCGGGAGCGACACTAGCATTTCCAATGGCTGAAGCAAATTGACTGAAATTAGCTGATGTTTCATTAATTAAAGCAGAAAGACTTTTATTTAAAGCATCATTTTTTAAGATAGCTTCATCTGCTGCTTGAGAAGAGGCTCTTGTAGCTTCTGCGAAAGCGGAATTTTGTTTAGAAACGTCTGCCAAAGCAGCTTTTAAAATGTTGATCTGATAAACACCACCAACAAGTTCAGCAACTTGAGATTTGACAACTGGATTTAAACTTTGGAAAGACTGAGCTAAGTTTTCAATTACCTTAATTGTCGGCAAAACATTTCCAGAAATATCAGTAACAGTAATACCAAAATCTTTCAAATCATTAATGACTTGAGGTCTTTCTATTCTTGTGAAAATTGTTTTTAAGGCGTTACCAATTACAGCACCACCACGGGCAGTAGTTTGCTGTACAGAAGTAACAATACCTAGCAATTCATCAAAACTAACTCCAGCTTCGCTGGCAGAAGATCCTACACGCTGGAGAGCTTCAGAAAGGTCTCTGGAGCTAACAGCGAATTTAGCATCAACAGCAGCAAGTTTATTAACGACATCAGTTGTAGTAAGAGCTTCTTTAGTAAATGAATTTACAGCAGCGGTAAGAGCTTCAGTACTTGAAACTACATCAAGACCAGAAAGGCGAGTTAAGATTAGAGCATCTCTTGTTCTCCTTAAAGTCTCTTCTAATCCTAAACCTTGTCTTGAAAACTCTGTTGCGGCAGCAGCTACGTCTTTAAAGGAAGAACCTGTACTTCTTGCTACTTCAAACAACTGATCTCCAAATTGCTTTATCCCTTTAGCAGAAGTGTTTAATACAATATTGATATCAATAAGAGACTTTTCTACTTCGATAGTACTGGTTACAAGAGCAGAAAAAGACTTTTGAACTGCAAAAATAACACCAGCAGAAGCACCGAATGCAACTACACGGGCATTTGAAGCTTCTAAAGATTTGTTAAACTCATTAGCAAGGCCAGTAATTTTACCCAGAGGCTGAGTGAAATTTCTCGTATTTAAATTAAGTGTGCTTTTGCTTTGGATACGAGTTAACGCTGATAACACATCTTTTTCAAGCTGTGCTGCGTTAAATGTTGCTGTAATTGGAATTGATCCTGCTGATGTAGCCATATATCCTTAAACCTAAGAATAATTACACTTAAACACCGTGTAACTTCATTAAATCTTCAAAGCTTAATGAGCCACCTTTTTTCTTCGCCGCATCTTCCAAAGAAACACTTCCAGTGTTGTCTTGTTTTAATTTCTTTAGGTCTTCCTTTGTGGCTCCCATGACAGAAACGGCTTGGACAGCAGTCTCTTTACCGTTAGTCATGTTCTTATCTTCGTGTAATTTTTCAAGATTGCTACTAGACTCATACCAATCTATAATCTTGTCTACATTATCATTATACTCATCAGGGTGCTTAACTGTAGACTTGCCCATTAAATCTTTAAAGTACCTTGCATAACCAAATAGCTCGACCTGATAAAATGTTAAATTGCAAATAGGTTTGCCATAGAAGAAATAAGCATTGTCATCACATAAATAAAAATAATTAAGGAAAAATCCGCTAACCCCAATTCTTTTTACGTTATGATTATTAAATTTATGAGCAGACTTAGAATAAGAACTAACTAATCTAAATAACTCATTTTGATCTAGTTCTTCAAATTCTTCTAATGTAAAAGCGTGATTTTGGCAATTTTCGTCAGAGTAAACCGAATAATAAATGTAAAACTCATTCATCCGTTTACCAGTGTATGTTTCGCAAGTGTTTTCTAACAAATCATTTTTCTTAGTCTCTAGCAGACTTGTTTCTTCATTAATTTCTTTTATTTGTTTGTCAATGTTATCAAGGTCTCTAGTTAAATAAAGCTTGCGTCTAGTCTTGTTTAAATTGGCAAGGGTTAATCTATTGTTTATTATTTTCTGATCGTCTTTTTCGTCATAGATTTTTTCTTTAATAAGTTCTTTTATCTTTTCTTCATTTGTGGGTATGCCTTGTGATCTAGCTTTTTCGTAATAGTGATTTTCGCGCACTTCGATCTCTCCTGCATCTTTTGGAGACATGTGCTTTATATAATACTGATTATTGTTACAGAGAAAAGAAGATGAGCCCTTTACTATTTCCCAATAAAGAGATTTTAAATTTTTATTAAAAGCTTCTAGATCCATATGCTAAAAAGCCCCCGCTCGCGCAGGGGCTAGGATTAATTTACGCCAAGGGATCAAAAAATCTTTTGTTCTATTTTTAACAAATCGAAATCTTCCTTTGATGTTGCTCTTCCGATGTACCAGAAGCTAATAAAATAAATAAAAGCATTAGCTACTTTAATCATATGAGGGTCTTCTGATTCAAAAATTTCGTCATACTTATTCATTCGAGCTTCGTAATTTCCTTCACCAAAAAATGGTTGTTTTTCCCCGTTTTTCTCATAGTATGACAAAAATAATATCCACCAAGTTATTACTTTATTACGAGCCCTTGTCTCTGCGGTATTATCAAACAGAGATTCTTTTTGGACTTCTAGATCAGTCAAAGAGCTTTTAATAATAGTAATTTTTTCTTCTAATTCTTTCTTCTTGGTTTCAAAATACTCTGGACGATCCTTCTCTTCTAAAGCCAGAAGCCTCTGTAATTCATTTTGAGAATCATACAGGTCTTTATAAGCATCTGCTTCGGCACCTTTAGCTTTATCCCCTAAAATACCGCCATCATCGACGTATCTTTTATTTAACAAAGATCGGGTAAGGAGGCCAGCTTTAACGCCTTCAGAAAGCCTAACTCCATAAAATAATTCAGCTTCGTCAAACAAAACTCTTGTGGGTTTCTTAATAAAGTAATTATGAGGAACTTGAGATACAACATCTTTGGTAATAGTTACCTTTTGTCCTTCTTCGTTTACCGACTCTTCTGTTTCTTTTACAAGCCCTTCTTTATTAATTGCAAATTCGTATGTAGTCTTCATTATAAATTTATATTATTTAGATCTTCTTCAAAATTTCTGATGCTATCGTTGCCGCTGTCTAGTATTTTCTTTCTTAGACGTTGGTACTTTTCATCATTAATATTATAACCATCTTCCTTTAAATCTTCAAGTAAGATTAAGAAGTTTTTATATAAATTTACGACTTGTCGCCTATTCTTAAATAGGACGTACTCTTTTAGCTTAATATCTATTGCCATATAACCTTTGAAAAACCTTTACCTAATGGTATTTACACTCTGTAAAAATAAAAAGCCCCAGTTTTTAGGCTGGGGCTTAGTGCGATTATTTTAAATATTATGCAAGAGGCAATGTTTCAAACATGAACATTCCTCTATCGGTTTGTTGAGGAGAACCAACTTGAGTAGTGAAGTTTAGTGTTACTGATTTATTAGCGCCAATTGAAGAAGAGATATCTTGAGAATCTAGGTTCAATCTCTTGAGGACATATCCAACGCCTTCATTAGTAGCCAAAGTAGTATTAGCACTAGCAGGAGCGGCCAAGACGACGACAGCGTCATAAGTGGCGTCATTATTTATTACGTCAACAAGATTTCCAGTAGTAAGATCTTGGACTAGAGCATTGACGCTGAAAGAAATAGTAACTGGGAAATCGATTTCTCTAGAAAAAGCGTATTTACTACCGAGTTTTTGCAATGGAGTTCTATTTAAACCCATTGAGATAGAGAAATTTTGGATAGCGGCAGCAGCAGTAACATCAGTACCACCATAAGCTGTTCCAGTTGTTTTTGTTAGAGTGAGGGTAATGTCACCATGTCTTAGCGCTGAGACTCTGCCTAATGCGTTTTCACCATTAGGATTTGTAGCGGTCTGTGGCAAAGCGAAGGTTCCACCAGCGACTGCTCCAGCACTAGTTACACCGGGAGTGTTTCCTGAATTTCCAGCAGTAAAATTCATGTTTAGGCACTCAACAGTAGAAGAAACAGTTGGGAAATCTCCTACGGCAGCATTTACGCTATAATTAGTTAAGAAACCGTTCCCTAAGCCAATTGTATTTCCTTGAGTGGTATTTGGAGCAGAATCGGATGAAAATGCAGAAGCATCATTACCTTCATTAACTGTCCTAACGTAATAATTTTTAGTATTTACAAATCCACTAGTTAAAATTCCTGATAAACAAGATTGAACAGCATTTGCAGAAGTAATGCCAGCGGTAGTAGTTTGACTTGTTATAACAGAAAAGCCTAAATTCTTTTCATTAGCCATATCTGAAAGTAGATATGAAAAATCTAGACCAACAGTTGGTTGCTCTACGATAATACGATCAATAGCAGCAAGATTGCCGAATTGATTGACATCTTTTCTTGCAATATTAAAATTATAATTGCAAGATTGAACGCGAGAAAACTGGTTAACAAATAAAGCTCCAGTTTGTGATGGTGTAGAAGCCGCTACGTCAACAAGGTCACTTGTATTGAATAACGCTTCTGATTGGTAAATTACACGATTTCTTGGCATATTTTTAATCCTTTAAAATTCTATTCATTATTACATTTTTTATTCAGTTTTGAGAAATAATTAAATTACATCAGGTATCTGCATCCAATAATCTCCATGCATTAAAATACCCTTTGTTGCGTCTTGAGGAGAACTTATTTGTCCTCCAAAAGTTAAAGTTGCTGTTTTATTTGCTCCGATTGACGAGCTAAAGCTCATAGATTCTAATAGTGTAGATTTGGCTGTGTATCTAGCTCCTGTGATTCTTCCTAATGAAGAATTTTCTGTTCCGGGTTTAATGTGAGAAATTGACACATCGAAAGAAACATCTTTACCAGTAACCATAGTTAGCAGATTTCCAACAACAAGATCAGAAACCAAAACATCTACAGAAAGAGAATAATTAATTGGGAAAGTTATTTCTTTGGAAAATTCAAAAGTATTTCCTAATTTCTTTAGCGAATCTCTTTGCATGGCAATTGATAAGCTGTAGCTTTGAGCATTTAAAGAAGCTGAAGACGTATCAATACCAAAACCAGAAAGGGCATATTGACTTAAATCAAGGACAATATTTCCGGGTTTAAATACTGAAACATTGTTGATTACATTGCTCCTATCATTAAAATCAGGCAAAGAGAATGTTCCATTTACTCTAGATCCATTGGAATCTAATGAAGGCAATTGATAGCGTTGCCCATCAACAGAAGATTTAAAATTATTAGCTCCTGTATAGAAAGCCATGTTCCTAGCTTCATTACCAATAGTGACAGTAGGAAAGTCTCCAACAGCGCCATTTGTAGCGTAATTATTCATTACGACATTTCCAAATGCAATAATCGCTTGATCTAATGTGCCAGTCGTAGCTACTGTTACGTCGTTTCCTTGAGCGACCGTCCTAACGAACATGTTTTTATCGTCAGTGACTTTCGTTAAGATCCCAGATAGACAAGTAACATTTAGAACGCCAGTAGTGCCTTCTGGATAATTATTTGCTAAAGTTGGAGAGAAATTCTTACCATCGCTTGTGCCGCCAATTCCAACATTAACTGGCACATTAGTAGAATTACCAGCGCCTATAATTTGAGATCCATTTATAAAAATAACTCCTGACCCTTGGTTAGTTATTGAAACTCCTGTTGCTTGACCAGCAAATAGGCCTCCCGTTGCGACACCAAAAGAAAGCACTGGAGGTACGTTTGCTCCTCCTTGAGGTAGCGTTAATGTAAATGGATTTAAATATCCTTGACCGCCATCAATAATAGAAGCCGCAGTTATTCCAAATTCTGCTTGTCCAGAAGTAACGATAGTTAAATTCACAGTAGCGCTCCTCTTGAGCGCCTGAACATTGAACCCTAATTCTTCTTCATTATTAAAACTATTTTGAAGATAAGAAAAATCCAGTGAAACAGTGGGTTGATCGACTATAACTCTATCAATTGCAGCCAAATTACCAAACTGGTTTACGTCTTTCCTCGCAATATTAAAATTATAATTAATACTTTGGACGCGGCAAAGATTAGTAATATTTGGAAGCAAGCCGCTAGTCATTTGCGCCAAAGAAGCACTCGCCGTAGTGCTGCCTGAATTTACTGTTCGCACAGAAAGAGGATCTAATTGATTCAATTTTTGAGTTGGAACATTTACGGCATTATTGCCTGTAACGAATTTATAGTGTCCACTTGTAGCTGGGCTAGGGCCAACATATAAAGCTTCATTTTGGTAAATTACTCTTGTTCTTGGCATAAAATATTATGTTTGTCTTGGTTGTCTAAACTTGATCAGTTCAAAATCAATCAGCCCATAATATGAGCTAGGATTTAGATTGCTCTCTATATCTCTTACACTCGCGACTTTAGAGACAGAAACACTATCTATCATGCAGTAGTCTTTTCCAGATGTTAAAGAATCATAATTAAAGACTATTCCACTTTTAAAACTTCCTAATACATTAAAAGGATTATAAGTTGCGTCAATTAAAGGAACATTATCGTAATTTCTATCTCTGAATAAAGAACAAACTGCATCTAATGTATATTGAGAATCGGCGATCACGATTGCTCGGAAATCCATTTTGGTTTTGTCAGTGCCGCCAAAAGCCCAAGGGTCATTTGTGCTGCTATTATTTTTAATGAAAACCACAGGATAAGTGATAGTATTTTCTTTAAGACTTGACTTTAAAGACTCTGTTGAGGTCTTATTTCTTCTGACGTATTGAGTCTCAAAAAGCAAAACCTCTTCTGGCTGAGAGGTTAATAATACATTAAATTCTTTAACTGAGTAAGCCCCTGAAACAGTAAGAGACCCAGAAGCTAAATAGATTTGCCCTTCTGAATAATTAATACCGCTAACTGGGTTTTGACCTAAATTATAATTTACTCCACCAATACTAACCCCAGTCATTACTGTAGCGCCAGATATAGAAGTATCATAAACTAATCCTTTATAAGGTCCATTGTATGCATAGAACCCATTGACGTAAGATGAGTTGGCAGGAAAAGCACTTGTGACATTATAATAAGCCTCGCCTTTAGACAATAAAGTATGGTCAAACCACATTAGGAACGAAGAAGATATTTGGTTATCAAATTGGGGTTTCATTATTTAAGTTTTTCCTTTAGGTTTCTTAATATCTCGCTTAAGTAGTCTACGGTAACGAAAGAACCTTTTCTAACTTTATAACTTGATTGAATACCTCCGCCAGATCGACTAGGCTCTGGACTTTTGAATCGGCCAGACAAGTAGTAACCAAGGCCAGAAATTCCTCTCTCAATACCTTTAACCCAGCTTCTACCATTTTCCCAAGGCAATGGAGTCTCCGCTTCTATTGCTTTAAGAGTTGGAGCTAAGACTTTGAAATTGAATTGTATTCCTGTTTCTAGATTTCTTACTGTAGGTTTTTCACTTAGATCGATTTCTTGTTCTAAAATTTGCCTTACTTCTTGAGTTGGGTTAGCGCCTTCTGCAAACCCAATAAATGAAAACAAATTTGCATCACTTTTTGTTCCGGGCAAAGTCTTTGAAATGTTTGAAGCACCAACCCCTTCCTCTAACTCTTTAGTAACAGGGTGTTGATTGAACTCTCTAAGAGCTTGTTTTTTAATCCTTTCAAATTCCTTAAAGGCTCTTTGATAAGCTAAATTTTGAATGTCTTTATTAAAGAGAAGTTTTTTGACTTCCCTATTTAAGATTGTCTTATTTATGGTTGCCATTATGTAGATTCTTTCATCATATACTCATAATAAGATTCATCAATAAATCTTTTAACGACAAAACCATATTGTACATTCCAAGATTTGCCATCGAAAGTTATTTTTTCTGTTCTCCCATTTTCAATGTAATCTTTAGTCTCAGCCTTCACTCGGATTCTCGCAATTGCTTTTGGGTTTTTAATCTCTGAACCTAAATCAATAAGGTCTTCTTCTGGGTTACCATAAAATACTCTTGCTTTGTAAGTGCTATACACCGGGGTATAAGTTACGCTTTCTGGCAATTGATCGCCGGGATAGCCGAAAGCTGGAGTTTGATTTATGGAAGTGATGTTTTTAATAGGCTCTTTATAAATAACAATATCCCTAGACAATGTATCGAAAAGATCATTGAAGTTTGATCCAAAGCTAGCTCTTTGTGTGTCTGTTAATAAAGATGCCATAATTAAACTCTATTAAATGGGCGAGGAGTGAAATATTTATCAGTAATAAAGGAACCAACAACAGTATCATCGCCAGCAACCTGAAGAGGGCCGACATCATTAATGTTATAATCGGTAATCAGCATAGTCAATTCACTTAGAGCAGTCTTCTTTGCATCTAAGTATATTTTACTTGTTTCGTTTCGGTTGATTCTGCGAACAGTCCCGCCGCCATCTGTTACCTCTAAAACAGAATCGTTATTTATTGAATTTAGAGTTTGTTTGACTTTTAAATCATAGAAGTAGCATTCATAAATTTTCTTATAAATAGCTTTCTCTGCTTCGCCAAGATTTGGATCAAGCTCTAAAGTTGTGTCGTTAACAATGATATCTTTATTTAATCTATTATTAAGGATGCCAATATTATTTCGAAGCCAGTAGCTAATAGCTGGTACTGAAAGGTCAGTTGGCTGACCTAATTCAAAATGAAGTTCTTGAGCCATGTCTACAATTTTCATATTAGTATGTTATTTCTGGGTTAATGATGAAATATCCACCTTCAATAGTGCGAGCATAATCTGCTCCTGAAAATACTTGAACATCAAACAATAGGTAACTAGAGGGTAAAGCTGCCATTCCAGTTCTACTTACATTAATATCTAGATATCCACTACTATATAAAGAACCATTTGTTCCTGAGATTATTTGTGGATTTAAATTTAATAAAATACCAGAGCTAGGCACATAAACGTTATCATTTGTATATCCCGCGCCATAACTAGCTCTTATATATCCAGAGGCCGTGAAACCTGATAAATTCATTATATTATTATCAGAATCACGGGCTACAAGTCTCTTGTAAAAAGAGTTTCCTTGCGTACCTGTTAAATTCATACACATTATTACACAAAAAAAGCCCCTTTCGGGGCTTGAGAAGAGATATTTTAAAAATTAAGCATTATCGCTAGTGGGAATTGGATCAGGAATCACATCAGGGATAACATCAGGGATTGGAGCAGGTGGAGGAACGGGCTCAGTGACAGCAACAACGGCAAGATCACTTTGCACAGACCCAGCTACATTACTAATTGTTACAAAATAGTTTCCAGAATCAGAGAGCTTGGCATCCGCAATCTGCAAAGAGCTTCCGTTTGCTCCAATAATAGTCTCATTATCTTTACTCCATTGGAAAGCTAATGGTTGATCGCCCATTGCTCCTACATTTAAAACACCAAATCCACTAACGGTCAAATTAAGATTTTGTGGTTGAGATGTAATGGTTGGAGCTTGAAAGAAATTTAATGATGCATAAGAACTGACAATCGAACTCACTGGATTATTAATTTGTACATTGTAAGAGCCTAGATCGCCAGTCCCGGCTGAATTAATGGAATAAACTGGAGAGGTAGCTCCTTCGATAGCGGTTCCATTTTTAACCCATTGATAATTCAATGGAGAATCGCCACTTGCGACTACGGAGAATTGAGCAGGTTGCCCATCTATAACTTTTTGATCTACTGGTTGGGTAGTAATAAATGGAGCAATAGCTTCAGTATAGCCTAAATTATCTAGCACTACTTTCTTTACATAATTATAGTCAGCTTCGGCAGTTTGCTCAGAAGGCCAATCCTGCCAATCATCGCCGTACATGCAAGTATAAGTCCTATCTAGGCTTAAATCTTGTGGGTTTTTAAGGACTACTGAAAATTTGATTCCATTATGTGGATCAAAGTCATTAAAGTCTACGTCCAATCTGGTGACATTCGCGCCAGATGGTTTTGGGTAAACGGGGATAAATATTGTATTCATTTTCTTATTTTAATTGAAATTTAAGTTATTCTAATGTTTTTTACACTTTATAATCCAAATCTTCCTTTTGTAGCATTGTAATTCTGAAGTATCTCAGCGGCAGATAAGACTTTATTATACATCTTTAAGCTGCTTACATTACCTTGAACAGAGAAACCAGAGTTTCCCCCTCCTCCATATGGATATAATGTCATCAATGTAAGTTGAAGTTGAGCATTTGCAACTGTAGGTGTATTATTTGTTATTCCATGATTTGTAAGAGCGTAGACTTGCACTCCATTTACA